ATTAAACATACTGTACATACCAGCCACAAGGAAGCTGCCAAATACTTTTTCCAATCTGCTCTTTACACTGTTCCTCTTATCCATTTTATACCTCTCTTTCATTTCTTGTTATGCTCCTTCCTGAATCCTCTGTACGGCTCTCGAAAACTGTGCCTTATGTTTTTCCATTCCCTTTGCCGTAAAATCACCGCATTCCTTACACCAGTTTTCCGCTGCCGCTTGTGTCTTAAAGCATTCAAGCAAATATCCGTCTGGTGATATGGTATAAAATTCTCTGCTGACTGGATACCAATAAATCAGAATGTTATTGATTTGCTTAATTTTCCGTCTTGACATTGCTCTGTTAATTCTCATACTTACTTTTTCCGTCCATTTCTGGCTCTGTATCAGCCATTATTTACTCTCGCATTGATTGCTGCCGCCAATTTATCCAACGTCTTATAAATCGTCTTAAACGCTCCTGTGGCGCATACATGGTTTGGATTTTCTGAATACTGAAAATGATACATACAAGCTGGAAGTCTCACGCCATAATGATCCGCAATCATGACAAGCTCCATCTGATTTCCAATAGTCGCTTCTCCATTTATCCAGTCTTTCGCTGAATCAATTACAACCCTTTCATAATTCATTGCCTGTTCCGCTGTCATTTTTCCAACCCTCCATTATTCATCTGCATATTTCAAAGGATATTTCTCAAAATCTAAAAATTCCGGTCTGTACTCACTTGGAATGAATAGTCTAAAATCATCGTAATACCAAGCCTTCCACAATTCTGTCCCATTTTTAGCAAGTGTTCTTACGGCTTCTTCAAATGAGTCCGCTAAATTCATATGATATTTAGTTAAATTTTCCTCTGTCCTTTTCGCTATATTCTTTGGTACATTCTTTGCAAACTTAATCATTTCTCCAACGTCCTTTCTTATGCGTAATAGTCAAATTCCTTCCATCCTCCACTTGCCTTTACAAACTCTTTCAATCCTTCCGCATTGATCCGCATTGTCTCAAAATCATATGTTGGAAAGAAATAAGACGATGAATCTTCCGTTTCACTTTCAAAATGTAGAATGACAACAACCACTAAATTTTCCAAGTCTGTAACTGGCGTATATCCGTCCTCTGTAATCATCTCCGCTACAATTTTCCGCTCCTTATGCCCATGTTCCATATACAATCATGTTATTTGGACTCTTTCTGTTTCTCCGCATGAATGTAAACACGTTTCCGCTCTGCTCGTCTGTGACTTCCATTCTGTCAACCATATTCCAATAATCATTTGCAATTCTGCTTGCTTTGCGCTTGATCTCTGTTATTGTCTTTCCGCTGATCGTTTTTCCGTAAAGCTGCGCCGTGAACATTGTTTTATCTCCTTTCCACCTTCATTGCCATAAATGCCTTCTTATCCAATCCGCAAAATGCTTTAATGTGCCTTCCTGTGGTCATCGTCCAGCCGTCATAAAGCCTTACAAGCCTTCCAGAATTTTTAATTCTTTTAATAATGGGCGTTCCGTAGCTGTATAGCGTTTCCGTTCCATTCTTCGCAATCTCAACCAATGCTTTTCCGTAAAAGCTGTTTCGTCCATCAATGGGACTAAGTTCATAAAACTTCATTTCACAATCAATTTTCCGCTTTTCCATTTTCAAAATCTCCTTTTCTTTTATTTATTGTTATTTAATATGCGCCATTCATACCATATTCCAAACGCTTTACAACTGTTTCCAGTTCGGCGGCGCATTGCTTCAGGATCGTTCTATTGACATTTTCAAGCTGCGTTTCGTTCTGGATCATACTTTCAATTTTTCCGCTGTACTCTTTGATATATCGGCAAATTGCCGCCGTATTGACTGAATCATATTCACTTGTTTTTCTTTTCTGAATCGTCATTTTTCCATGCTCCCTTCAACCTTTTTAAATGTTCCGCAACTAAAACTTTCCAGCTTTTTTAATGCGTCTTTTTCCGTTTCATGTACTGATACATGATAAAGAAAATCGCTGTCATAATCCGATGTAATCCACAAACGAAAACCATTTTCTTTTTCCGTTGCTCCACGATAGGCAAAAAGTTTTACTTTTTCAATTTTCGCCGTATTTCCAAAATCATCTTTATAAATCATCGTTTCCCCCTTATCCAACAACGACAACAACGGTATTTTCTGGATCGTATTTCTTGCCCTTGTACGGCTTTACAGCTACATTACAAAAATTATTTGCTTTTCGCTGCGCCGCCGTGATCTGGTCAATTACTTTTTCCGTATCCGCTCTATTAATGTAATAGCGTTTCATTTTTCCGTTGCTCCTTTTCGTGTATTTCTTGTTATTGTCCGATTTTTTAAAGCGTGATCCGCTTTTCTCTGTTTTCTTTATTATAGCACATAATAACCAGAAATGCAAGTATATTTTCAATTTTTCCAAAATATTTTTATCTGAGTCTTTCCAGCCATTCCACCGCCAAAACAGAAACAACAAAACCAGCGGTAAAATACAAGGTAGAAGGAAAGATTTCTTCCCAAGCTGCGCCGCAATCGGAAGCCCCAGCTTTTCCGAGTACCAGCATAAAGAACACAAACGCCGCCACGCCGCAAATATTGCGCATAATCGTCAATGCGTGTTTTCTCCGTCTTGCTCTCTGTTCTGCTCTGTAACGCATTCTTGCGCCGATATACTCAGTATGTACCATTTTTATTTTCTCCATTCCGTTTATACTTGTTTCAATTTCTCAAACCTTGCTTTTCTTTCCGCTTCAAATTCTTTGTTTTGCTCTACAATAATAATCACTGTATTTTTTCCAATGATTGACCAACTTTCTACAATCATTTCATGGACTTTTGGATTATTACAAAAATACTGCGTTTTGCTATTAAAATATGGGCTTACTGTTCCAAGTGGTTTTACAATAAAACTTGTTTTATCGTCTGGTATTCCGTGATACAGTTCTATAAACTCTTTAACTTTCATTTTTTATTATGCTCCTTTCTTCGGCTCTCTGTGTTTTTCGATCCTGACGGCTGCGCTTGTGTTTTCTTTGTATTCTTTCGCCGTCTGTTTTGCGTCTTTCCATGTGTATTCACTGCATTCACATTCCCAGCCGTAACCGTAATTTGTCATAATGTCGTATCTGTCAACCGTTTTTCTCTGATATGCCATTTTTAAACGCTCCCTTCTATTTTTCCAGCTTTACAGCATTGCGATTAAATCAAATTCAAAATTGCAAATTGCTTTATACTTTGGATCATGTGCGCTGTTTATATCGCTTTTCCACTGTCTGAAAGTTTCCAGTATTTCCGCAATCAACTCTTTCGGGTTGATATATTCCAAATCTTCCAGAATGGTATAATAAACACCGTTTTGATCCATGCGCTGCATAAAGTCAACCACTTTTTAAAATGTGCGCTTGTCTTGCTCTGTAATTCTCATTTGTGCGCCTTCTTTCTGTTGCTTTTGGTTTTTCCGTTTTGGTATTCACTGGAACGGAAAACGGCGGTTTTCCGCTCTGTCAATATCAAACTACTTTCTTGCTTTTCTGGTTATCATTCGCAATGATCCACTTCACCGCTATTTATAGCCGTTAAAATTGCGTTTAACTCATTGCAAATATATCTATGCTGACGGCGAAGCATTTTGTTTAATTCTTCCGCTTTATATGCTTTATGGTTATACGCCGCTTGTCTGTATTCCTTCAATTCAATTTCTGGATCAAATAACCAGCGGTTTAAATTATCGCTTGCATACTGATAAACTTTTGCAATCTCTGTATATTTTGCGAAATGTTCATTTTTCCGCTTTACGCTCCAATTAATAGCTTTTACCATATCGGCGGCGGCTCTCAGTTTAGAAACGCTGTAACAGGCTTTTGCAATCTCCATTTTGTTGATCTCCCTTCAGGCGGCAAACCTTGCGCCAAATGCAAAGTATACTTTCTTTCGGCTAATATTCACGGCTTCAAGATATTCTTCAGGAATATGCAAGCGGCTTTTTCGTGCGCCGTGTAAAGTTCATTTGCAATATATATTTGTCCGTCCTTGCGCCGCTTCTGGTCAAACTCTTTTTTGATCCTGTAATATACCATTGTAAACGCTCCTTTAAAAGTAATAAAACAATGCGCTGCTTCGTGCCGTAATTGCGTATAGTTCGCCTGTTTGGTTATCCTTCAGTAAACCGCCATTCATGCCATATTTGCCACGGCTAACGGCAACAGGGTCAAGCCGTCTGTATCTGGTCAAGCTGCCTTCTTCGGCGGTAATGTCAACGGCTGCGCCCAGCTTTACAAGGTTTTTGATCTCTTTTTGTTTAATGGTTTTCATGCTTTCGCCGCTCCTTTCGTCAGTTCCCTATAAATAAGCCGTGTAATCATCTCTTCGGCTTCGCTTTCGCTGTATTTGCTCTTTTCGCTTTCGGACTCTTCAAGCCATGCGCCCAGCAGATCAACCGCCGAAACATTGTAGTAATACATGGTATTAAATGCGGAAGGCAAACCTTGCGCCCAGTCTTTAAAGGTTTCAAAACATGAACGGCTGCGGCTGTATCTCTTTTCATTTTCGCAAGCCGTCAAAATCAGTTTACAAGCTGTGTTAAAATCGGGATCGGCTTCAAGTTCGAAGTATTCATGATCAACGCCGTTAATAATATAGCTGCGTACTTTCTCAATAACTTTTTTGCTGTTAGTTCTCAACATGGTTTTTACACTCCTTTTTATTTGTCCGTTGTTCCGTTTTCCGTTGTTCTTTTATTTCTGGTTATTGTTCGCCGTTGTAATAAGCTGCGGTATTCTGTACCCATATCAAAACGCCGTTATAATAGATTTTTGCATTTTTGGTTTTTGTCGTGTAATTGATCAGCTTTTCAAGGCTTTTTGAATGATGAAGTTTTACGCCGTTTCATACATGATATAAACATTTTGCATTGTTTCCGCTCCTTCCGTTGTTACTTGCATTTATTGTTATTTGCTGAAGGAAAGAATACCAGTATTTAAAAAGCGGTTAAATGTATTAATGCAATCTTCAGCATAATAATTAATAGTTATTATATAGTAATTAAAGATTGCATTCATAATCCCATTGCAAGCGGCTTTATTATATTTTGTTTGCTGTGCTGCGGCGGCTTGCATTGCGCTTTTAATTTCGAAGTATCCCATTTGTTTGATCTCCTTTTGTTTTCCTTTTGTGATTATAGTATAGCATATAATAACCAGAAATGCAAGAACAAATTGTAAAATTGAATGTAAAAATACAGGGCTTTTTATTGCGCTGTTTTGTGCAATTTGACTATACTATATTTTGAGTTAGTGAACGCTTTAAAATATACGGCTTTTGTCGATTGAATACGGCGAAAAATAAAAGAGCTGCGCCGCCTTGCGTTTATAATGGGATCGGCTGCGCCTTGCGTTTATAATGGGATCGGCTGCGCCTTGCGTGTTACTGGTTAAACTTGAAGCGGATTCGGGCTTTTGTTTTGTTCGGTTTTTGGTGTAAGGCGAACAAAACGCCCATAAATAAGGGAAGATATACGCCGCCGCCGTTTTGTTGATCATGAAGGGCGGTACTTTCCACTTTTTGCGGTTTTTGTTTTTGTCCAGCAGCCAGAGTACATCTGCTCAAACTACGCAGCGCATTTTTCAAAACGATTGATCGGGAAGCGCATCGTAAAATCCCCATAATTATCGTAATATTGTCCTATTCTCCGATCTCAAAATCCAGTCCAGCAGCTCTCACACCGAACTAACCAAACTCCTGAAATCACCATAACTATGGTTATTTTCGATTCGTTCATCCGATGATCACAAATTATTTACAAAAATAAATAACAGGAAATGCAAGAAACCTATTGACATACGTCTTGAAATTTGGTACAATAATAGTGCGGAAATCCTTTAGTTTATGGGATTTTCATTCACAGAGCAGATAACAAGATATGCAAGAAAATAAGGAGTAGATCACGATGACAAAATATCAAGTAGATAGAAGCTGCGTAATTGAGATTGCGCCTTGGCTGGAAAAAGCACTGGAAAATCAAAAGAACAAAACTATGAGTGTTGCGGCTCCTATTGTAGATCAGGAATATATTGAGAGCGATCATCGGAACAAAACTCCTGTGGAACCTATTCGTTCACTGGATGATATTGAACGCATTAAGCAGTATTTCCTTACTACGAAAGGACACGGCAATACTCGTATCAGAAACTATGCGTACTTCGTCTTATCATTGAATGTAGCCAGACGATGCGGAGATATTGTTGAGCTGCGAGTTCGAGATGTGTTGAATGCAGACGGTACTTTTAAGACTCATGTTATTTTTGATCACGAACAAAAAACTGGTAAGCGTTCTATGATCCTGCTGAACAGCAAGACAGTAGAAGCATTAAAGCTATATTTTGATACTCTGAAAGAATATCGTATGTCTGACTGGTTGTTCCCGAAATTGAATAACCATGACGAGCATATGAGTGTAGATGGGATGCGGCGAATGCTTCAGCGCACAGTCGAGGCGTTGGGAATTGATATGCGGATTGGAACTCATTCGCTGCGTAAGACAATGCCCTATCATATTATTACTAATAGTACTAATACTGAGGACGAGGTAATGGTATCTCAGCTTTTGAAACACAGTAATGTAAAAACTACCTATCACTATATAGGGCGCAATCAGTCCGAGATGGATGATTTTGTAGAGGCAAATGCTCTTTAAGGCGAGAAGATGATTTGCAGCTTGACAACACAGCCTACGGCTGGTTGCCTTCACTGTCATTCGCATCGCCTACGGCAATGCTCATGAATATAAATGACCATATTTGTGGGATTTTATATTTTTGCTCTTTTGAAAAAACGGCTAAAAAGCCCAATTCAATGGTGTTTTAGCGGGATTTCTGTGTGTACCATTTTGCCATAATAAGTATATATATTATTATGGGATTTTGGTACATAGGCAAAACCTTTGAAACAAGCATAAATATGGGCGTTTCAAGCGTTTTCAGTGGAAGGGCAACTTACCAAAATTGAAGGAGATGATTGAAATTAGTGAAAATCTGGTCAGGTTGAAAAAGGGAGAATACAACGAAGTGACGCTGGTTGACAAGATATGTACTGATGCTCAAAAGAAGTCATATCACAGAAAAGAGAAATTCGCCAGCGGCAAACATCGGAGTATGTTCCTTGATACTTTGGCAAGGTATTGTGATTATGAGTTCGATGCTGAGAAAAAGAAATATGTAGTCACAGAGGTTTTTTCTTATCCAAAGACTTTGAGTGATGCAAAAATTCATAAGGGGATTTATCAGTATCTTGCGCCGCTGATGCTTTACCGTGTTTTATACGGCGATGATAAAAAGAATCGCAGAGCAGTGATAACCTCTATGGATATAGCTGCCGATGTTTCTCTGATCACTGGAAATTATAACATGATGAAGTTCAATCAGGAGGCGGTCAATACTGATATGGGTATCCCCCTTCAGATTATATCTGAGTATTTCAATAAGGCAGATAACCGCATTGATGATTATATTCGGCAGTGCATTAAATATCTGGCAAGCATGAACTGTGTAATTTACAATGAAACCCATATGATCGGTACAATGCCAGAGCGAGTTGATGTAGAAGGTACAGAGATTTATGTAAAAAAGGGTGAGGTTCGTATTGCGACTAAAGAGGAAATGAAATTGTATTCCGAATTAGACGAGATCGCCAGCCGTAAAGCTGGCATTCGAACAAATAGTGAGAAGTGGTATGGTAAAAAGGCGGCGAGGTACAATTCTGAATTATCTGCATTATTGCAAAAGCATGGAATTTGGTTCGTATGCAGAGCATTCGAATTGTGGAAAGTCGATACGGTAAGGTGTAAAGAAACGCTGAAAAGTTTTTCGGATATGACCATCCCCCAGCGGCGAAAAGAAATCGGTATGGCTCTAAAATATATTCTGGATACCAATGCTGAGAATCGAGCTGAGAAAAAGCAGCTATGCGACAATTACATTGAGCATTTTAAACATCTTTCCGATTTGACACTAAATCCTGCCGCAGAGGATGTAAGAGATAAGTTACCGTCAGCAAGTAAGAAATCTTATCAAGAAAAAGCGCAAGAGAAGTACGGTTTTCATATCGTATATGTAGACGAATAAGTGAGGTCGATTATGGAATTAAGCAAAGTACAGCAAGAGGCGGTTGATTTTTATAGGGGCTGTTGTAATGTGATCGCTTCCGCAGGGAGTGGCAAAACAAGGGTTCTTGTAAATCGAATTGTAAAGTTGATTGAGGAATATGATGTAGAGCCGGGAAAGATTTTAGCAATTACATTCAGCAAAAAGGCAAAAGAGAATATGATCGAGCGTCTGACTAAAATGATTCCTGAGTATGTAAATTTCATTAACATTGAAACATTCCATTCTTTTGGATATAGGATTGTTCGACAGTTTACAAGAGAGCAATTTGAAATTTTGGATGCCGATTGGAAAAAGGTCAAGATTATCGAAGAGATTATGCAGTCTGTTTATCGAACCAAGGAAGTCGATGGTGAGGAAGTAGCGGAAATTCTGCATTACATTTCTGTGCAGAAAAATCAGATGAAAAAGCCAGATACGAGAGAAAAGTTCGGAAAATTTTATAAGAAATACGAGGATTACAAAAGCGCACATAACCAGTTAGATTTTGACGATATGCTTACCAAGTGCTATGAGATACTGGTGAGTAATGAAAAAGGATTAGCTTATTGTCAGGATAAATATCAATTTATTCTGGCAGACGAGATGCAAGATACGAATGCAGTACAGTATGAAATTTTGAAATTGATTGGTGCAAAGCACAAGAATGTTTTCGTAGTGGATGATCCTTTGCAGAACATTTTTCAGTGGAGAGGTTCAGACAATCGGTTTGTATTGGAGTTTGATCAGGAATGGCCTGATGCAAAAACAATTCAACTGAATAAAAACTATCGAAGCAGTTTGAATATTGTTCGTGCTGCCAATCATTTCGCAGAGTATATTCCTGAGTCTGGTCATGTTCATTATGTGGAGAGCGTTGCAGACAAGGGAGAATTTGAAGAGCCTCATTATGATCGGTTCATTGATGAAACCACGGAGGCGGCTGAAATTTCTAAGAGAGTAAAAGAACTGGTTGATGCGGGGTATCATTACAATGATATAGCTGTGCTTACCAGAACGAATGCCCAGCTTCAGTATTTTGAAACGGCTTTGTATCGCAGTGAAATTCCATATACTGTTGTAGATGGTTTGTCATTTTCAGATCGCAAGGAAATCAAGATTGTCTTTTCTTATTTGCGTCTGGTATGCGATATTAACGATGACGAGGCATTTGAATATATTTATAATCGTCCTAATCGTTTTTTGGGAAGTCAGTTTTTGCAAGAGGTAAAACGAGCTGCCAGAAAAGAAAAAATCTCTTTGTTTTGTGCTATGTCCAGAGTGATTAAAACGAATTGGAGATATAAGAGTGCTAATTCAATTTATGGCACTGTTAAGCAGCTCAGTGGAAACCATTATAAAACCGTAGCAGATATGATTGCTGATCTGCGAGAAATTCTTGATTTGGATTCTTATGTGTCTAAAGATTTGAGCGAGAATGATGATAGCAAAGTTGAAAACTTGAATACTTTGCAGAGTATGGCATCGAACTATAAGGATGTAAAGCGTTTTGTTTCCTTTATGATGAAGTTCGCCAAGGAAAAGAAAATTGATCCGAATTCTGTTCAGCTTATGACCATTCATAAATCCAAAGGATTGGAGTTTCCTATTGTGTTTGTGGCAGGAGTTAATCAAGGTATTCTGCCGCATGGGAAAAATCAAAATCCAGACGAGGAAAAACGCCTAATGTATGTAGCTATTACAAGAGCAGAAAAGGTTTTGTATGTTTCTTCTACTCAGAGATATAATGGTAAAGAAATGGATGAAAGTGATTTTATTTCTTTTCTTTTTGACTAATAACCAGAAATACAAGTATCGGAGGACAAAATATGAAACTACATAAAGGAGAATTTTATGAACGAAAATACCAATCGGCACTCATGCCGAACCTGTATTTGGAATGACCAATGCGAGGATGAACAGCCCTGCGCATTTTATGATGATGGCAGTAATGAGATTGATTTGTCGGACGCTGAGATTGAGCAGCGAGTAGAAAATGGCAGGAGAAAATTCAGAAATGAATATTGGAAATATATGAAGGAGTACGATGATGGAAAAAGCTACGAATAATGTTCTGGTGAAATCAAGGATTTATTTGGATAACGCAAGTACGACAAAGCCGCTTCGTTTTGTGATGGATATGGTCAATGATGCTATATATGAGCAGTATGGAAATCCAAGTAGCTTGCATGATATTGGTCGTAAGGCAAACGATGCGGTTGAGAATGCAAGAAAAATTATTGCTGATTTTATCGGAGCAAAACCTTCTGAGATTTATTTTACTGCTGGTGGCAGTGAGTCAGATAATATGGCTCTGCGTGGTATTGCTCCGTATCTGAAAAGTATTGGTAAGACAATGATTGTTACTACGGAAATCGAACATCATGCCGTTTTGAATACTTGCAAGGAATTGGAGAAGGATGGATTTACTGTAATCTATATGCCTATTGATCAGGATGGCAGAGTAGATATTGAGGAACTGCATCGAGTCATGGAAAAATATAAGGATCAGATTGGTCTTGTGTCCATTATGGCAGTGAATAATGAAATTGGTTCTATTCAGTTGATTGAGGATATTGGCGATCTTTGTCAGGAATATCATACACTTTTCATGACAGACGCAGTTCAGGCATATGGTCATATTCCGTTGAATGTAAATGAACAGCACATTGATATGCTTGCTGCATCAGGACATAAGATTCATGCACTGAAGGGGATCGGCATTTTGTATGTGAGAGATGGAGTGCCTGTAAAATCAATTATTACTGGCGGCGGTCAGGAACGAGGTCTTAGAGCAGGAACCGAGAATGTGTTTGGCATTATTTCTATGGGAGCTGCGACAGAGGGGCTTGCTAAGAATATGAAGGGAAACGAGGAATATTTCAGAGAATTAAGAAACACATTCTTTGATACTTTGGATGAACTGTCTGTTTCTTATAAAGTTAATACTGATGTTGGTGTTCCGAACATTATTAGCTTGACACTGCCGGGGTGCGAGAGCGAAGCAATGCTTTTGCTGCTGAACCAGAAACAGGTCTATGTGTCTGCTGGATCGGCGTGTACGGCTGGCTCTCTTGAACCTTCTCATGTGCTGTTGGCATTGGGCTTATCAGAGCATGATGCAAGCTGTACGATTCGTATTTCTATGAGTTTAATCAATAGCGGATTTGATATGGTGGAAGCAGCTCATGCAATTGCAGAATGTACCAGTCAGCTTCGATCTATGATGGAGGTGTGATATGAAAAAGGAATATGTGCATTATACAGATATTACACGAGAAATTCTTGATACGATCAAGGTTGGCGATTTGGTCAAGATCAATGATTGGACGAAACCTCTGCGTGTTAAAGCAGTGTCAGAGAATTACTTTGTGATGGTAAGCAATTTATTTGGAAAACCAATGTATTCTGTTTGCTCTAAATTGCCGTGGAAAGGTGTTCGCCATAATGCAATGATTGGCGGTATGTTCCATTGCGGTGCAGATAATTGGATTTTTGGCTCCCCTTTATCACTTCAGTATGAGAACCTATACCGTTTTGAGAACGAAGAAGCAAATCAGGCATATTTGCAGGAATTTGAAAATGGAGAGGCTGAAATTTCAGAAAGAAACGGTGTTCCCATTTATGATCTGTATGTGAAGCATTAATTGGATGGTGGGTTATGGTTTGCACAAATTTGTGTCCTTTTGACAACACAAACTGTATGTGTCAGTTTTGCGAGAATCCCTGTAATAATGGATTAAATTGCAGTGATTGTCAATTTCACAATAAGATCATGCACACAATTTATCTTTGCACTGGTTTTGAGGGAGATTTTGACAAGTATCTTGAAAATTGGAAAAGAGGTGCTGCTGGTGAATCAGTACATGAGTCAAAAGGAGAATAATGATTTTATAGAAGCGTGTGAGGCTGAAATTCTTTGTGATGCAAAATATTGTCCTTATATGAATGGAACAGTAAGCAGATTAGGTGCTTGTGAAGGAGATTTTTGCAAGGAAGCATGGGAGGAATATTGTGAGCAGAATGATAAGGAATATGAACGATGATGATTTAAAGTCATGTCCGTGTTGTGGTGGAAAAGCATTCTTTGTTGTAGAACCTTCTGCATATTCGAATTCATTCTTTTACTTTATCGCCTGTGATGATTGCGGTATTGAAACGCCGAGAACATTCCGAACAAAAGAAGCAGCCGCAAGGGTATGGAATAAGAGAGTGAGTTGAGATCGGTGTGGTATGAGCAGGAAATCGAACAATGGGCAGGAGCATGGTATGACGGAGTAGATTATTCTTGGCGTTTTGAGGTTTCTACATATGGAAGAATTCGAAATGCCAAGAATAAAAGAATTTATTCTTTACATATGTGTTCCAGCGGATATTTGCAAATATGTACTTCTGTCAATGGTAGGAATAAAAATATCCGCATACATCGTTGTGTTGCGGAAACATTTTTAAACAATCCTTATGGGTATGAAATTGTAAATCATATTGATGGTAAGAAAACAAATAATCGACTGGATAATTTGGAATGGTGTTCTCGCAGGGATAACTATAACCATGCTGTTGAAATGGATTTAATTGATCCTTCTATTCCATATCAGTTGGCGCAAAATTCACGCTTTGGATATTATCAAGGCAGCTACAATGGAATGGCGAAGCTGACTGAGAATGATGTGATTTACATACGCTCCAATTACATACCAAAAGGTAAAGGGCAAAAGTGCAACCGACAAGAACTTGCCGCTTATTTTGGTGTAAGTGTCGGTTTGATTTCCAGAATTGTAAAAAATGAAATATGGACTCATGTTTAGGAGGATGGTTGTGGAAAAATTTTATATCGTTAAAGAGGGTTCACGATTATATACTGATTATTGGGAATGGAGAAATTCTGTTTCTGAGAATAATAAAATCGTTATTGGTTTCTTTGAGCAGCATGGAATTGAGGCAACAAGGTATTGGATTTCAAAGGATCAGATTGGCATTATTCCGACAAAAAATGACGAAAATAAATTTGTAAAACAGTTTACGAAATACGCTTTGGAAGATGGACTGTGTTTGTTTAAGCGAAATTCTGTGATTGGTAAGGCTTGGATTAAACAAGCTGCCGAAATGAAGTTATATCACAAGCCCTCTCCATCTTGGTATAATTCTGTATTTGTTGGCAGGAGTTCAAGCCGTTTGTTTGATCATAGCGGAATTTTGTATTGCTCTTATAGTGCGGAGCGGGTTGAAATGCCAAAAAATATGTTTCAAGAAATAAAAGGCAGTGATTTTTATAAAATTATGGAAGAGATGGAGGGTTAATGATATGAGTCCAATTAACATTGTTGATGGTGATTTGCTGTCAGCAAAGGAAACTTATATTGCTCACCAAGTAAATTGCTACGGGAAGATGGGCAGAGGTGTTGCAGCTCAAATTAAGGATAAATATCCCGATGTATACCGCCGTTATCAAAATTATTGCGAAGAGCATTGTATTCGTGATTTAATTGGTCGTATTTTATTAATTCCTACATATGATGGCAAAATTATCTGTAATTTATTTGGGCAGGAGCAGTATGGATTAAATAGACAACATACAGACATGAAAGCAATCAGTAAATGTTTTTATGAACTTGATAAAATTGTTCCACACAATGAACGAATTGCTATGCCGTATATGATTGGATGTGGCAATGGTGGAGGTCGTTGGGAAACTATATATGAATTGATTCAAAGTAATTTTAAAAAGCATAATGTAGTTTTATATAAACTATAATAACAATAAATACAAGAATTCGGAGCGTGTTAAGAATGAAGGTTTTGGAATTGTTTGCTGGTACTCGTTCAATCGGCAAAGCATTTGAGCGGGGGGGCATGAAGTTTTTAGTATAGAATGGGATCAAAGATTTAATAATATTAATCTTTATGCTGATATTGGTAAAGTAACGGCTGATGATATTCTTCGAGAGTTTGGTAGACCTGATGTAATTTGGGCTTCGCCTGATTGTACTACATATAGCATTGCTGCTATTTCCCATCATAGGAGAAAAGAAGAAGATGGGAATTTGGCTCCTGTATCTGAATATGCGAAATTTTGCGATTCAGTAAATACTCATGTGTTGGAAATGATTAAGGAGTTGCAACCTAAGTATTGGTTTATTGAAAATCCTCGTGGTGGTCTTAGAAAAATGCGTTTTATGCAGGGATTGCCAAGATATACGGTTACTTATTGTCAGTATGGAGATACGAGAATGAAACCGACTGATATTTTTACAAATCATCCAAATCCTCAATTTAAACCGCCTTGTCATAATGGCGATCCATGTCATGTAGCTGCTCCTCGTGGAGCAAAGACAGGAACACAAGGCTTAAAAGGACATATTGAGCGTTCTATTATTCCTGATGATTTATGTGATCATGTGGTGAAAATTTGCGAAGAACAAAGGAGTGATTAAGTGAAATGTGTGATTTGCGGAAAAGAAATTGAAAAGAGTTGTTATACCAATGCTGTGCTGTGCAGTGGCGAATGTTTTCATCGTCATTTTTGGCGTGAGTTAATTGTTGAAAAGGAGCAACACATTGTTATTGGTGGGCAATGTTATTGTGATGGAGGTGAAGTCAAAAATCCTGATCAGCATCCGTTTTTAGGGTGTGCTGGACGAAGGTTCTGGATTAGGTTTTTTGATGGAAGAACTATTACGACAAATAATCTTTGGTGTCAAGGCGAAATTCCAGAGGAATTCAGAGAAGAACTTCCAGATAATGCAGAGTTCTATACACCAGAACACATTAAGTTTGCGAATTCATTGATTGGTGGTGGAAATTATTAATACGAATGCGGTTTATATCCCTTCTTTGGATGGTAAAGACATTTATATTTCAAATAGCTTAGACCCCAAGAATGGATACAGGTTGAAAAATAAAACTGGAAATCTGAATTTATCAAGATTCATCAATTCTCTGGATTATAGTCTTGATTTAATTAAAATGCGGCAAGTACATAAAAATTTGTTTCCTATTGCTGATGTAGAGCAGTCGGAAACTGTATTCTCTTTTGATGAAAAAGGCAATGAATATGACGAAGTTCATTCCAGAGGCAAAGAGTATTCTTGTCAGGTTATCAATGTTACTTTCAAATATAGCAATAAAGAATTTAACAGAGTAGGAGGCAGTTACTATATTCGTTTCGGATATAGAATTGACGATCTTGAGTTCGAGGATTGTATTGCTTGGGATGATGGTGAAATTGTTGGTGTTCAAACTGGCGAGAAAGTAAACAACCCTGTGGATGCCGAAGAACTTCCCTATTTCATTTTTAAAGATGGGATGTATCGAGCAAAAGATAATATCAAGACCTGTAACAATGTTGCAGATATTCGATCTGATATTTATGAAAATGGTTTTGTTTGCGAAGGCATTAAGTATGTCCGCTTTAAGCGCAGCTCTGGTTCCAGCCGTGTAGGTAAATGTTTGTTCATTAATGAACGACTGTATAATGCTATGCACGAGTGGGAAATGTGCGGTATTCAGGTGAAGGAAGGTCAAGACATTGATTTAGCTGCACTTGAACCTTATATTGCGCTGACGCTTAGTAGCATCATCGACACGATTGAGATTAAACCAGAAAACATTCTGGTCGTGGATGATTATAAAAGTGTATTTCATGAACGAGCAATTGCTACAAGACTGGTTGATGGACGGCTGGTGTCGAAACCTGAAGATGTGGAAATTTCAAACAGCATTTGGGATGGACAGTCTTTAATGGATCGCAGCCTGTTTGGAGAGTATTCTAATAAGGGTATGCTCCTGCTTCGAGCCAGATTTTTTAAGTCGTGCTGCTTTAATGCAAATATTCAGCAGTGGTTCGCAGATTATGGAATTAAGAAAATTAGTCAACTTAACGGATATACTCGTGCAAAGAAAATTGAGGATGTTAAGTTGATTACGACACCAAGTTCCATTAAATATCTCAAGTTTGGTACTTTGGATCAGTGGCTTGATACATTGGAAACAACTTTTGGCGTTGTCAAATATGAGAAGAAAACTCATTTTTTTGAAGGACGTATGGTGCAAACACATTATCAGCTTATTAATACCTTGCAGATGACCTATGAGGAAGTGGAACAGTTTATCAAACCCTCTTTGGACTATGCGAGAATGATTAAGACTGATCCTGCGGTATTTCGTCATCAAATTAGTTATCAGTATTGTACGCCAGATGAAAATTACTACACAAAAGCTATTACATCACGAAATGATTTGATTTACAGAATTCTTGGTATGAATGAACGGTTTGCAAAAACTAAGATGTATGGAAATTTTTGTAACGACCTGATTAAATCCTTTATCAAGAATCTGCGATGTGGTCATGTATTGGTTCACGGAAATTACAGTACCTTGTGTGGAAATCCTATTGAGATGTTGAAGATGGCAATTGGACAGTTTGATGGAAAGTCTGTAATCGAGACTGGTACGGTACACTGTGAGATGTTTGATAACGGCAAGGAGCTGCTTGGCTCTCGTAGCCCTCATGTTACCATTGGTAATATCTTGGTGACAAAGAATATAATTCGTCCTGAGATTGCACGATATATGAATCCAACCAACGAAATCGTCTATGTGAACAGTATTCAGGAGAATTTGCTGGAACGCCTTTCTGGTGCGGATTTCGATTCTGATACGATGTTGCTTACCGATAATGAAATTCTGGTTACGGCGGCAAAGCGTAACTATGATAACTTTCCTGTTCCGACTAAGTTGGTGGAATCTGTAAAGAGAAATCGTAGATATACAAATCGAGAAAAAGCAGATTTGGATATTAAGACCAGTGTGAATAAGATTGGCGAGATTATCAATCTATCACAGGAACTCAATTCTATTCTTTGGGATCGTATCAATAAGGGAGCCAGTATTGAGGATGTGATGGAGTTATATTGTGATATTTCTCAGTTAGATGTTATGAGTAATTTGGAAATTGACTCTGCCAAAAGAGAAAACCCTGCTAACAATACTCGTGAGCTACAATTGCTGAAGAAAAAGTATGATGTACGAGATAAAAAAAATCGCCATATCAGACCTTTGTTTTTCAAATACATTGACGGTTATAAGGGGTATCGGGACGAGTATTATGTGTATGTCGAAGATGATGACGAGTTCCAAAAGTTATTTAAGACTGACAAATTCAAAGATGCTCAAGAAATCAAAAAGCATTCTGAGAACAATATCGTGGTGGAGCGAGGTAGAATGTCTTATCAAATGCACAAAACCTCAATGGATTATCTTCAAAAGTGTATCAACAAGTTTTATACCCCAAAAATTGATGTGCAAGGAGATTTTATTAATCGTCCTTTAACTGATATAATTATTGATCCTGAATTGATTGACCAAAAAAGAATAACAAAAAAGCAAAGAAATGATACTTTGAATTTGATTTGTCGATTAGTTGATGAAGCAAGGCAAAAGTGTAATTCAGTATGGGGAAATTCAACTTTAACAAGTAATGAAAAAAGAGAGCAAATTTGGCATATTCGTTGTGCTTATGCCAACAGATTAAAGGAAATTCAAATTTCAGAAAAACAAATGGCTTTCTTTCTTAAAGATGTTGATGGAAATTATTTTGGATTAACTCGTTTTATGTTCTATTTATTGATAGAAGAAGTTAGAGGTTTTATGTTGTCTACTTTTTATCTTGTTTTACAGCATAGTACTGCTCCTATTTCTTTTTTGGAAGAATGTGACGAGGGAGATATTCAAATTTATGATTTTCACTATTCAAAAACAAACGGAGAGGGGGAAAAGTTTATCATGTACTATGAAGATCAAGTTGAATTTGCAGAGTATGTAAAAAGTTTTTGTGAGAAGTATGGATTAAAAAGAAACTGGCTTGCAAAGCAAGTTGAAATTAACGAGAACACTTTTAATATGTTTATTTCAAATCCATTAAAAACAAAATTACCGAAATCTGATTCGTATAATCTGCTTTCATTTATCAATAAATACATTGCGGCTATGAACTGGCTTGAAATTTTATGATTTTATATAAGAAAAATTATATTAAAATCAATGTTTTGAGAGCGTTTTTTAATTGAAAATACCATAATTATGGGTGTTTTAAGGCTTTTGCTAACTACTCCTACGGGTACAGCAACGAAAATGCCCTTATCATGGGCTTTTCAAACAGCCCAAATTTATTGAAAAGGAATGAGATTTGTTTGATTAAAATTACGAAATCTGAGTCCGAGGCAGTTCGCAAGGTTTTCCCTCGTGCTGAAATTGTGCGGACTTGTATTCAAAAGAGCAAGCGGCATCGTTATTATCTGCCTGAAGCTGAAAAGTATCTGCGTTTGATCGTAGAAAGTAATGCTGAGGCGGCTGCTATTTGCGCTACAATCGACAAAGAGCGTGAACGCAGACGCAAGTGGCGTGGATAAGGAGGATGTTATGACTCGTATCGAAAAAAGTTTTTATGATATTGAATTTGACGAAGCAACTGTCCTGAAAAATTGGGGGGTCAATGAAGTTTTCTATCTGAAAAATCTGAAGGATAGAAAGCTGTTTCTGACTTGTGATATTGATGAATGTATCATTGATGATATTGTTTCTCATATTTTGCAGTACAATGCAGATGACAAGGGAAAGTCAGTTGAGGAACGCAAGCCTATTCTGCTTTATTGCTCTTCCAATGGCGGCAGCGTTGATCCCGGTTTTGAACTGATTGATGTGATTCGTCAAAGTAAGACTCCTGTTTACACAATCAATCTTGGGTATCAGTATTCTATGGGCTTTTTGATTGGTTTGGCTGGTCATAAGCGTTATGGCTCTAAGACGGCAAAGTACCTGATGCACGATGGCTCTAATTTCATTTATAATTCTGGTGCAAAAGCACAAGACCAGATGGAATTTAATAAGCGCATTGAGGCAAGAGTTAAGGAATATGTGTTGGACAGAACCAAGATTACATCAGAGATGTATGATGCTCAGATGCGAAAAGAGTGGTATATGTTCTCTGACGAGGCTAAGGAACTTGGTGTAACTGATTATATTATTGGCGAGGATTGCGACTTAGACGAGATCATTTAAACGCCGATACAGTAAGGAGTTTTTACATGAATGAATATCGAGGATTTCAGGAAATCCGCAATGATGATGTTCGACTGCCTGAATTCTATGGAAACATGGGACAGAATATTTTTGGTTGTCTTGAAAACGAGTATGTATTGATTGATGACGGCGATGGTAATGTTGTTGACTATTATCGCTGGGATGGAAAGAAGTATGTGCTTGTTGGGTATCGGATGATTAAGGATAGCTATACAGAGGATGTAAAGCCAAGGAACCCACAACAGAGAATTGCACTGGATATGCTCTACAATGATGATATTACAGTGAAAATCATTTCTGGATGCTTCGGTTCTGGTAAGGATTATTTGATGTGTGCGGCAGCTCTGGATTTAGTAATGCAGGGTAAATATGATAAGATCATGTGGGTTCGCAATAATGTTGAGGTTAAAAATTCTAAGCCGCTTGGTTTTCTCCCCGGTGACGCATTTGATAAACTACTTCCCTTTGCAATGCCTTTAGCTGATCATGTTGGCGGTATTGAGGGATTGGATCGGTTTATTAGTAATGGTCAAATTGAGGTTGAACATCTTGGATTTATTCGAGGCAGAGATATTAAAAACACGATTATTATGTGTAGTGAGGCAGAGAATATGACAAAGGAACATATTCAGCTTTTGCTTGGTCGTGTTGGCAATGGTTCTGCATTGTGGTTAAACGGCGATTATCGCCAGACTGACCATAAAGTATTTGCAGAGAATAACGGATTGATGATTGCTGTTGATCGGCTGAAAGGTCATCATCGGTTTGGATTTGTGAAACTCTTAAAAACTGAACGAAGCGAAACGGCTGCAATGGCAGACCTATTAGATTAAAATAACAACAAATACAAGAATGAGAGGATTTTGAATTATGATCAACAATTTTATTTGTGATAACTGTGACCATTATCTTGTTTGCGAAAAGCTGTCCAAGCTGATGAAGTTCCATGAGAGTGCTAAGAAAGACCTTGGCATTACTCTGACAATGGATGATTGTATGGATTTTAGCGGTCAGGACGAACAGGATAAGGCAGAAGAAGATTAAGAGTTTGGAGGTGGATAACCATAGAACGAGCGGAATTTTTAGCCCGACAATATGACTTACTTACCAGACGCTTAAATGATTCTACAATTGAATGGCAAGACATTGCTGATTTGAGAACAGAATACACAGGAGAGGTTGAACATCGTGATACGATTCGCAAAGGAGCAAAACTGCTTTATGAATATTTGGAAGCAGGATGGCTTCATGATCCTGCGGAAGTTAAGGATGTTCCCTCCCCTACCAATACAGAAAATGTTTTGAACCAAATTAAGAAAGAGCGATATAAATTACAGACGGAAAAACTGGAATTGAATCGCTGGCTGCGAGAAAATGCACGAGATGAATTGATCGTTGAACATATTTGTCAAGCAGTAGCAGAATTGGAGCCGCTGGATATTCCTGCTCCAATTTTTGTAGAGAACAATCATCGTGCGGGTATTCTTATTTTTGGTGATGAACATTATGGTACGGAATTTACAATTCGTGGATTGTCTAATGAGGTAATCAACGCATATAGTCCTGAGATTTATGAGGATCGTATGTGGGATTTGCTGAATCAGACAATTCAGATCGTACAAAAAGAGAATTTTTCAAAAATCTATGTTTTTTCTATGGGAGATTTTGAGGATGGACTTTTGCGTGTAAAACAGCTTATGCAGCTTCGATATGGCGTTGTAGAAAGCACTGTTCGTTATGCAGAGTTTATCGTAAATTGGCTGAATGAGTTGAGCAAATATGTTCAGGTGGAATTTCAGACTACGAGCGGAAATCATTCCGAACTTCGTATGCTTGGTCAGCCAAAAGGAACATTTACACAAGAAAATATGGCATTGGTTGTGAATGCTATGATTCGTACACGACTTTCAGAAAATCCGAATTTTACATTTATTGAAAATCCAACTGGATTGATTTATGCGGAGATTTTAGGTTATCAGGTTTGTGGTATCCACGGTGAAGTAAAAAGTATGGAACAAGCCATCAAAGATTTTTCGCAGAAATATCGTGTGCAGCTCGATTTCCTGATTGCTGGTCATAAACACCATGCAAAGAGTGAAACGGTTGGTATTAATCAGGAAGTAATTAATGTTCCGAGTATTATTGGCGTTGATGATTTTTCTATGTCGATCAATAAAACATCAAATGCTGGCGCAACATTTTTAGTTTTGGAGCATGGTCGAGGTAAAACTATCGAATATGCGATTAAGTTATGAGGTGAAATATGAATAGAAGTGAGTTAATCGCAGAAATCGTAGAGAGAACTGGACAAACAAAGAAAGCAGTTACCGAGATGGTAGATGCTTATGAGGAAACAGTTTATGATGCTATGCGCAGAAATGAAGTAGTTGCGTTGCATGGATTTTTGAAATTTGAGCGTAGAAAGCGAAAAGGTCATAAGGGCAATGATTTAAAGAATAATGGGTTGATTGATATTCCTGATTCTGAATCTGTGAAGGTCACTCCCGGAAATACCTTGAAAAATGTTTTAAGGAACAGCGGTTGATCTGCTGTTCCTTGATATGGAAGGGTAGCTTATGAGGTCTGAGCAACGGTCTGAAAAACCGTAGGGTGGAGGTTCGATACCTCTCCCTTCCACCAAAAATTTTTTAAAAAAGTTTTTTCAAAAGGTATTGACAATAACCAGAAATACAAGTATAATAGTCAATGTCAGGAGGCGATAGACCTCCTGCAAGATTGACTTAATAACAAGAAATACAAGACGGTCTGTTGGTCAAGTGGTTAAGACACCGCCCTTTCACGGCGGTAACATGGGTTCGAATCCCGTACAGATCACCATATGGTGCGTTAGTTCAGAAGAGTAGAACGCTGCCCTGTCACGGCAGAGGTCAGGGGTTCAAGTCCCCTACGCATCGCCAGTGCCGTTTTTAGAGCAAATGTTCAGTTGGGTCAGCTAAACTTGAGATGTGCCGAGGGGTTATCGTTAGCCTTATGACTGTGGATAGACACTAAAATGTAACATCATTCCGACTTATTCCGTGTCGGTCAATGCAGAGAGAAACTGTACGGAAAATACTGCGGGGTGGTAGCAGTTGGCAGCTCGTCAGCCCCATAAGCTGAAGGTCGCAGGTTCGAGTCCTGCCCCCGCAACCATTTGGGAAGGTACTCAAGAGGTTCAAGAGGCTCCCCTGCTAAGGGAGTAGATCGTTGATAGCGGTACGTGGGTTCGAATCCCACCCTTCCCGCCATTTTATTAAATATGCTGGTATAGCTCAGTTGGTAGAGCAATTGATTTGTAATCAATAGGTCGGGGGTTCGAGTCCGTCTACCAGCTCCACATGGGGAATTAGCTCAGTTGGGAGAGCGTCTGCCTTGCAAGCAGAAGGTCAGCGGTTCGATTCCGCTATTCTCCACCATTCTATCAATTGAATATGCGCCAGTAACTCAGTTGGTAGAGTAACCGCCTTTTAAGCGGTAAGTCACGGGTTCGAGTCCCGTCTGGCGCACCAAACAGGACTGTTGGAAAACATTTTGTATGAAATGAATGTCCTATGGTTTTAGTCCATCGTCTATGAGGCAAACCAACTTGCCGATGGTGAAATTACGATAATATTTCTTTTATATGCGGGTGTGTCGGAATCGGCAGACGAGGCAGACTCAAAATCTGTTGGTAGTGATACCGTGTGGGTTCAAGTCCCACCACCCGCACCATTTTATATGCAGATATGGCGGAACTGGCAGACGCGCAAGATTCAGGTTCTTGTACTGCAAAAAGTGTGTGGGTTCGAGTCCCACTATCTGTACCATTCATCTTGTATCACAATGGTCTTAGTGTCTTTCCTGATGGCGAGGGCGGCTTGCAACGCAGCAGGATAATTCAATATTGGGGTATCGCCAAGCGGTAAGGCACAGGACTTTGACTCCTGCATTCGATGGTTCGAATCCATCTACCCCAGCCAATATGCTGCTGTGGTGGAACTGGCAGACACAAGGGACTTAAAATCCCTCGCCGTTTGGCATACGGGTTCGATTCCCGTCAGCAGCACCATATCTGGGTGTACGCCAGTTGGTAGACGGCGTGATTTGGGATCACGAGGCCGTGGGTTCGAGTCCCACCACTCAGACCAATAAAGATCAAGGAGAAATCCTTGGTCTTTTTTATATTCTCCGTTAGCTCAGTCGGTAGAGCGTCTGACTGTTAATCAGAGGGTCGTAGGTTCGAGTCCTACACGGAGAGCCAATTTTTAAAGTAAGGAGCGTGGCAGTATGGCGAGAAAATCAGGCAGTTCTACTGCCAAGCAAATTAAGAAAAAGTATTGTTCTGCGTGTCAGCAGGAAAAGAGAGATGGTTTGTTCTATGTAAGCTACAATCCATTGCATAGTGATGGCAGAATGCCGATATGCAAGGAATGTATTCGAAATGCTTGTTATGATGATGACGGCGAGTTCAACATTGATAATTTGTATTCAATTTTGCGTCAATTAGACAGACCATTTCTTCAGGACATTTGGGAAAGTTCAGTCAACGAGGTTTGTAAAAATCTTGGGACACAAGAAGTATCCTATGATCCGATTATCGGCAAATACATTAAGAACATTTCTATTCAGCAGCATCGTTCAAAGACTTGGGCAGATAGTTGTTTTGAATCAAAGCAGAATATTGATAATCGTGTGGAAAGTTCCAGACGAAAATCTATTGGTTCTGATCAGGTATATTATTTGACCGATAATAATTTTGAGGTAACTGAGGACATTATCAAGTTATTTGGCGAAGGTTGTACGGCTCAAGAATATAAGGTAATGCTCAGTTATTATGACACAATGAAAAATGACTATCCGAGCATTACAGAAAGTCAAAAGAAATTGCTTTTGCGTTATGTCCGAGCTGCGGCAAGAGAAGAGATTGCAACGAATAGTGGTAATACTGCTGAGGCTGAAAAATGGGGTAAACTGTCCAGTGATGCTTTGAAACAGCTTAATCAAAGCGATCTTCAAGGTGGTATCAGTAGTTTCTCTGAATTTTTTCAAAAGGTAGAGCGTACAAAAGATGTTATTCGTATTTTGCCAAAATATCGTTATAGACCAAATGACGCACTGGATTTTGTAATCTGGTGCTTTATTAATTATTGCCGTCGTTTGGAAGGCAAGACTGAATGCGCATATGAAGATGTGTATAAGTTCTATGATGAAAAAGTGGCTGAATACATCCAGCAGTATGGCGATCCATATGGAATCTTTGCTGATGATCCAACAGTTTCAAATCGTGAACGCATCAAAGAATTTATTACGCTGCCGCCTGATTATAATCGAGGTGACGAGTAATGAGTAATAGTCTGAATAATGATTCTGCTTTTGAAGCAAGCATGGACAAATATGAGGAAATCGCAAATTTATGGTTGTGGTATCCTGATCTTGCGCTTGATTTAATGGCTCCTAAAGAGGGTGGCATTAAATTACATTCTGATCAGCGTATTTTCATGAGATGCGGCGCAAGATTTTTTAGTGAGTATGGTTGTTTTCCTCGTGGATGGGGCAAAACTTTCGCTGAGGTTGCAACGATGGTTATTACAGCAATCAGGTATCCCAACATTGAAATTGGTTTGACGGCTCAGACAAAAGAGAACGCAGCTTCTTTGTTGAAAGATAAATACAACGAATTGGTGCGTTATTATCCAATGCTCTTAAATGAGATTAAAAAGACCAGTTTTGTAAAAGGCGATGCTTTGATTGTGTTTAAAAACGATGCACGAATTGACGCATTGGCAAATGCTCAATCCAGTAAGGGTCAGCGTAGAAAGCGTTTGAACATTGAGGAATCAAACTTGATGGACAATACGACTTTTGAAGATGCTCTTGAACCTGTTGTTGAGGTTGGTCGTATCACGACTGGCAAGCTGGCAATCACAAATCCAGAGGAATTAAATCAGCAAATCAACTTCTTTACTACACCGGGCTTTAGAGGTTCAGACGAATATCGGCGCAGCTTGCAGATGATTCAGGATATGCGTGATCTGAAAGGTAAGATTGTGCTTGGGTCTGACTGGATGCTTGGATGCTGGTATGGAAGAGGTTCCAGTAAGAGTACCATTCTGAAAAAGAAACGAGATTCCTCCCCTATTGCATTTGATATGAACTATGGTGGCAAATGGGTTGGCAGTGCAACAGGCGCATTGGTTAATATTAACCGCTTGATGAATTGCCGAACATTGACTGAACCTGTTTTAAGTTCGTCTAATGACAACGATGAATTTTATCTGGCAATGGATGTGGCTCGTTCACAAAATAAGAGCAATAACCAATCTTCTATTGCTGTTGGTCAAGTAATTCGCAACAGCGAGGGAAAGATTGAAAATATCAATTTGGTCAATATTATTCATGTATCTAATATGTTAAGTTTTTCAACTCAGGCGTGTATTGTAAAGAGAATTCGAAAACGATACAACGCAAGAATTGTGGTTGTGGACGGCAACGGTTTGGGTACTGGTTTGGTAGATGAACTTTTGAAAGAAAGTTATGATCCGAAGTCTGGCGAAACATATCCAGCTTGGGATACGATCAATACTACTGCGGAACCAGAAACCGCAAAAGCAGAAAAGTGCTTATATGATTTAAAGGCACAATCTGCACAGACAAGTATTTTGTCTAATTTCATTGATATGATTGATTCTGGTAAATTCAGATTTTTAGAGAGCAGAAATGGCGGCGATTACGCAATCAAAGATAATGACGATCTGAACTCTAAGGTTATGCCATTTGTTCAGGAAGAATTGTTCTTCCAAGAGGTTGGTAACTTAAAGTTAATTCAAAATGGTAAGAACCTTTCGGTAGAAAAGGTTGTTAATAAATTTGATAAAGACCGTTTTTCTGCTGTGGCATATCTCTTGTACTATATTGTAAAGGTTGGCGAGGGAGATAACCAAAAGAGCGATTTTGATGCAAAGTCTTTTGCAAAGAAATTACAAGCACTCAATCGCAAACCAAGAATGTATTAAAGAAAGGCGGTGATAGAAATGCCACGCAAACAAGTGATTTATTCGAGCAAAAGTTACGAAAAAGATGTAAAAGCTATTCAGGATGCGGAGTCTGGCAAAAAACCGCTTGATTTAAGTGCATTCAAGAGATTGATGGTTCATGATTTATGTAGTAATACAAACATTTTGAATTCAATGAAAATTGGAGCATATTCCATTGAAAAAATTCAAGACGCACTGCAAAATCCTCGTTCTCATTCATCTATTCTTTTGGAAACAAGCAGATATTTGATGAATGTATCTCCATTTTATATGCGTATCAATAATTACTTCTCAAAAATGGGATTGTTCAATTATGTGATTGATGTATATGATTTGAAAGTTGATGAACTCAATACCGAGGAAAAACAAAAGAAGCTGCGTGACACATATTTTGCTGTATGCAGTGAATTTGAAAAAATCAACTTAAAACATGAAATGCTGAAAATTATGGAAACAATTGTGCCTGAAGATGTTTTCTATGGATTGATTTTTGAGGATTCTACGGATTTCTTTATTCTAAAGCTAAATCCTGTGATTTGTGAAATTAGACAGATTCAGGATGGTGTTTATAATTACCGCATTCGTTTAAGCGGTATCAGTCCTTTGGAAATTGGTACATATCCCGATAATATCAAACAGGCGTATTTGGATTATCATCATGGAGAAAAATATCATGATGGTTGGTATATTCCCCCTGCTGATCAACAGGTTTGTTTCAAGTTCAATACTTCTTTATTGACACCAATGCCATTTATGATGGCTTTGACAAAAGATATTTTGGATTTGGATGTTTACAAAAAGTTGAAACTGCAAAAGGCAAGAGTTGATAACTATAAAGCAATTGTTGTGGAAATTCCTATTGACGAGGATGCTGTTGATAAGCCTCTTTTAACGGAAGATACATTAACAGTTTTTGCCGAGATGAATAAGGCAAATATGCCAGAGGATGTTGGTTTGCTCCATGTTCCCGGCAATGCGGAAGCAGTCAGTTTTAAAGACAATGCTAATAGCACAAACAATTTGAGCGATGCTGTGACAAATCTTTATGATAATGCTGGTGTTCCTCATGAATTGTTTAATGCTGGTTCTGCTGGAACGGCGTTTAAGTTGTCTTTGGAAAATGATGCTTCCTTTATTTATGCTTTTTACCGTCAATGTGAACGATTTTTCAATCGTTTCATTAAGATGCGTAAATATAATAAGCCGTTATATAAGTTTGCTGTGAGAATTCAGGATTCTACGGTATTCAATAGATACGAAACCGCAGATGCTTATTTGAAAGCAGCTCAAAACGGTTTGCCATTTAAACTGGATTATGCGGCTTCTTTAGGAAAATCACAGTCCAGATTGATTGGCGATGCGATCTTAGAGGTAGATATTTTGCATTTGCAAGATTATTTCATTCCGCTTTCTACCTCTTACACACAAAGCGGAGATGGCTCCGATGGCAGACCGACAAATGAAAGTAAAGGTTTGGATTTATCGGATGAAGGCGAAAAGTCTGCCAATAAAGAAAAAGACTTAAATCGTTAATACCACCGAAAGGTGTTATTAAAATATTTCAAGAAAGGCGGTGATTAAGAAAGTGAGTCAAAAGCAAAAAAGATTGCCAGTGTCATTTACGATCAACGAATGTGTTGAAACAGATGATTCGAGATTTCTTGCCATCACAATTGATGTTTTACATACAGGCTTGAATTTTAACGGCAGTATTTTTGATAAGGAAGTTGTTGATGCTTGTGCCGAAAGCATTAAGAATACACCAGTTTTGGGGTATATCGCTCTGAATCCAGACGGAGAATTGGATTTCCAAGGTCATAAATACAAGTTGATCGAAGATGAAAATGGTAAGCGATATGTATATGCTGGTTCTGCATATGGTGTGATCCCTGAATCTTGTAATTATCGCTGGATTGAAAAAGTTTGTTCTGATGGTATTTGTCGTGAATTCTTTCAGGTTGATGCGCTGTTGTGGACTAAATTCGATGATGCAGTAACGATTTTTGAACGAGATGGCGGCAAACCACAAAGTATGGAACTTGAACTTTCTTCAATCACTGGCGAAGAACAGGAGGACGGCACCTTTAAATTCACTGAATTCAAATTCGATGGATGTTGCTTGCTGTCATCCACTGATGAAAAAATTCAGCCAGCAATGATTGATAGCGAGGCGGTTGCTCAGTACACCGTTTCAAACATTGCACAGGAAATTAAAGAGAAGTTGCAGGAATACTCGCTGTTTACTGCTGCTGGAAAAGAATTAACTGGAAAGGAGGATGACAACATGGCAAAAGATGTTGCTCCTAATTTCACACTGAATTTGATGGAACAGTTAGACGAGATTCATGCAATCCTTGATGAAAAGACTTTCCGTGATAAATGGGGCTGGGAATGTTCTCAGTTCTGCTTCGTGGATGTTCAGGACGATGAAGTGATTGTCATGGATCGTGCTGACCATTATCGTATGTACGGTATGAAATTCAGTATGGAAAATGACGAGATCAAGATTGATTTTGATTCTGCGGTTCGTAAAAAGACCAAGTATGAAAATATCGAGGGTGCTGGCAGCGAGAATGAGCTTGATGTATTCGAAAAGGCTTTTGATGGTCTGGCAGATTACATGAATAATCAGGTTGAAGCAGTTACCAAGGAAAAGGAAACTGCCGAGCAGAATTACACCACTGTCAAGAACGATTATGACGAAATGAAGCCCAAGTATGATGCTTATGTTGCCGATGAACAGAAGCGTCAGGCTGATGCTGCTGAGGCGGCAAAGGATGCTGAGTTTGCAAAGTTTGATCAGCATTTGGGCGATAACGCTGATTATATCAACATGAAGGAAAATCGTAATGATTTCACTGTTGAGCAGATTCAAAATCAGTGCGCTATTCTCTTTACAGAGAAAAACTTGAATGCAAACTTTAGCCGCAAGGATAAGAATCCTGCGCCTATGGTTGCAGATGTGTTTGAGCAGAAGCCCGCTGTGGAAGTGAACTCCCGCTATGGCATTCTGCCCACTAAGAAATAATATGAAAGTGAGGGTATAGGACTATGAATAAGAATTATACAGTCGTTGAAACTTCTAAAATTGCAGCAGTTCGTGGCGGCGGTCATATGTATAGCCTGATTTCTGATGTGGATGTGGAAAACGGTCATATCGGTTATGTTGGCGATATGGCGGCAGATGTGGAGGGCATTGAAACTCATGAGTTCTTGGCTCCTACCGCCGATTTGATCAATAAGAGCAAGGTTATCTTGGTTGCTAATCCTGAGTGGGATTATGACGAGTGCAAGCGCAGTAATCAGGCTCTCTACAATTTCGTGAATGAGGCAGAGCGTCCTTTCCGTGGTTATGATCTGATGGCTCACGATATGTACGCTGTTACTGCTGGCGGCATTGACGCTGGTGAGGGTGAAATTGAGATTGGCAAGTATGTCATTGCTCAGGACGGTAAGACCACTGTGAAGATGGTTGACGAGGCTGGCATTGCTGGTCAGGGCTTCTACGGCAAGATCGTTGGCTCTGCAAAGCGTGGTTTGGGCTGGACTGTTAAGAGCGGTGCAACCTACGGTCATCCTTATGTTGTCTACTTTATCGAGATTCTGCGTAACGATATTGTGGGCTAATAACAAGAAATACATGATTGGAGGTATTGAATATGGCTTGTAATATGGAAAAACTGGCTCACTTCTCCGTTGAGAAGCAGCAGTTAATTGCAACTTGTGTTGATAGTTACACAGGTGAATTGAGCAACTTTGTTGCCACTAATGTTGATACCAACGCTGGCAGCATTGATGATAATATCCGTTCTCGTTTTGAGAAGGAAATTCTGCATGGCGAGAAGTGGAATTACCGTACTTATCGTAAGTACAAGAATGACATTTATGAGATTCTGGAAACTACTTTGGATCAGACTTTGCCTGAAGGTTGGAAAGAGAATGAGTTCTTCAATCGTTTCGTTGAGGAAATTCGTCTTGACTTGGGCGATAAGAATGAATTCTATGCCGAGGATAATGGTTATCTGACTGTTTCCAAGTTTAGCGGTAATCATTGGGATACTGCCCGTGAGCGTATGGATTTGGGTACTCAGTTCTCCGTTGATACTTATTGGTGGGATGTTCATTTCTACAACGAATTTGAGCGTTTCATGAAGAATATTGACAGCTTCGCTAAGATGCTGGATAAGGCTCGTAAGTCCTTCTTACAGGCATTCCAGAGCGCAATTTATGTTGCTTTCGGTAATATGGGCGAGATGATGCCAGCCGAGTTCTCTGGTCACGGCGCACTGTCTACTGATACTGAGCGTGATCAGTTGTTTGAACTGATTGATAAGGTTTCTGCCGCTAACGGTGGTATTAAGCCTGTTCTGGTCGGTACTGGCGCAGCTCTGCGTAAGTTGCAGAAGAACATTGACGAGAACTGGATTGCTGATTCCGCTAAGGAAGAGCGCAAGAAGAACGGCGTTGTGAGCGATTGGGAAGGCTATCCTTTGATGGTTATTCCTCAAGTGTTCAAGCAGGGTACTTTTGAGTTCGCTCTGTCCACTACTCGCATCTTGATCCTTGCTACTAATGGCAAGCCTATCAAGTTCGTTTATGAGGGTGATTCTCGTCTGAAGGAAGTTACTGACAACCGTGAGAACATGGATCAGACTCTCGAAGGTCAGATTCAGGTTAAGGCTGGTCTGGCTGTTATTTCCAGTGATGTTGTCGGTTGCTGGGAACTGGCGTAATTGATACGCAAATAAATTTTAGGAGGCGTTATTTTTGGGACAGGAAGAAAAGATTTTAAATACTCCTGATACAGCAGCATCAGATAAGAAGTCTGGTGCTGCTCCCACTTCCCCCGCTTTAAAGGATGATACCAAAGTTAAGGTTCGTGCTTTGGTTCCAGCGGTGTATTACACCTGTTTAAAGACGATGGATAGCTTTGCTTGGGAGGAAGTCGGTGACGAGCAGGAAATGACTTATATGCAAATTAAGACCATGAAGGCAAAGCATCCACGCTACTTTACTGAGAAGTGGCTTTTGATCTGCAATGATGATGTTATTAAGAAATTGAATCTTGCATCTGCATTTGCAACAAAGATTAATGCTGCTGATATGAAGAAGTTGTACGGCTCTGATGTGGGAGCTGCTAAGGAGTTGCTTACTGGTCTTAATTATAGCGCAAAGTCTGGGTTGGTTGAAAAGGTTACTAATGCTGTTAAGAGCGGAAAGATCGCAAATGTTAAGATCATTCGTCTGTTGGAGGAACAGCTTGGTATTGAACTGATGCAGCTCGTGTAAAGGAGGTGAAGCCCTATGGGGACTCCCTTTACTGATCTTTATGACAGTGTTTTGAGTAAAATCAGGGATTATGATTTTTTCAATATGGAGCAAGAACAGGTATATGAGGTTTTATCCGATTATCTCCGTCCTGCGATTGCGGCTTTTCGAGGCTGTAAACAAGATATTTCACAAAGGACTGAAACTGGATTTGAATGTACTTTAACCGATACTGAGGTTGAGATATTAGCCAATTATATGACGATTGCATATTTGGATAGTAATTACATTCGAGTTCCGCTTGCTTTGAAACAAACATTGTCAAGTAAAGACTTCAATGCTTTTTCCCCTGCCAATCATCTTGATAAGATGGTAGAAATGAGAGAAAAGTATCGTAAGGATAACGAAACTTTACTGGTTCGTTATTCCTATATTCGCAGAAATACATAAGGGGGTGAATTCTGTGGGAGGTTTTCAGAATTTCCTTCTGAGGATGAAAGCTGGCGGCAATAGTATGAGGGGTGAACAAATTGAAAACGCAATGCGTTTGGTTCAGCAGACTTTTGCTGACGATCCTTCTTATATTCCTGATGGCGTAACAATTCATCGAACAGATAGATTGATTCATCCTCGTATTTATCTGCATAAATATCGTACCACTTCCCCTGCTCAAGCAAGTATTCAGACGCAGATTCATGAACCATTTTATTTGGGCGATGTAATTCCTTGGCCTGATCATGGTTATTGGCTTTGTGTAGAATCGAATAATTTACATGGTATTCAGTGGGAAGGTACATTACAGTTTTGCAATCATAGTATTAAGTTCCGATCTCCGTTGAATGGAGAAATTGTAGAATATCCAATTAGCTTAATTAATGCTACTCAGTATGGTAGTGGCGAAACAGCAAAAGAGTATATCAAACTTGGTACATCTCAGTTGATTGTTTATATCTCTTATGACGAACACACTGTTCTTTTGGATAGTGGAGTTCGTTTTTTAATTGATAGGAACAAGGAGTTGCCTACGGCGTTTGAAATTAAGCAAGCCGATACTGTTAGTTATTCTGATGGTAATCAGCGTGGATATATTCAATTATCTGTTTTGGAGAGTCAGTTCAATCCAAAGACTGATAACAAAGAATTAATGGTTGCGGACTATTACGATGATCCTGTTGGAACAGGAGATGAACTTCAGGAAAAACCGAATGACAGTTGGATTTAAGGAGGTGGAATGATTGGCTTTACTACAAGAGTTGACGGATTATCGGAAAAAGATCATGCAAATGATTTGCAGTGATCAGGAAATTGTTGATTTGATTTTGGATAAAGAAAATTCCACCGTCCCTGATCGTTCTTTGATGTATTCCAGAGTATTTCCTTATGCTTATACACCTGATGCGACAAAGGAAACTAATACTTATGTTTGTTTTCGTATTTATGTACCAGAGGTCATGAATAAGACATTTAAGAGGATGAATATCTGCTTTTATGTTTTTTCGCATCAAGATTATATCCGAACCAGTGATGGTTTGCGTCCTGATTTGATCGCTGGACGAATTGAAGCACTGTTGAATGGTTCAATGGATTTAGGAGTTGGTCGTGTAAGTTTAGAGGGAATGGATGATATTAGTCCAGCAGAGCAATTTCATGGTGTTGCTTTAGAATATTCTGTTTCGGAATTTAATCGTCCAACAATCAATGGAAATCCGAGAGCGGGTGCTAAGTAATGATTCAGCGTCCCAATCTGTTAAAAGTTCAAGATTACCCAATTAACAATAAAATTAGTGTTCATGTACCAACGGTGGACGAGATTTTTAATTTTGGTGATCAGAAATATTACAATATGGTTCAATCCCTCACTTCTACTCCGTTTGATTTGATGGTTGAACTTGACGATATAGGGGTTGATTACGAAACGATCACGGATTATCAGCTTTTTATTCTGATGATCCAGTCTATTGCTTATGACGAGCAGGATACATCCATTCTGTTTCGTGATTTGGATTTGCGAAAGTTCAAAGAATCTGAGGACTTGAGCAACGGTGAACATATTTTGTGGGATGAAGAAAATGACATAAAAATTGACCAGTTGATTGCTTCTGAAATATGTAATGCAATTCGCAAAATTCATTTTTGGGAGGCTCCGATTGGTAAGGCTGGCAATGCTGAAGCAAAGCGTTATCTTATCGAAAGAAATCGCTTAAAGAAAAAGCGTCTTGCGAAAAAGCCGTATAAGTCATTCTTAGAAAACATGATCATTTCCTTGGTGAATACTGAGGAATTTAAATATGATTACGAATCTGTATTGGATTTGAGTGTGTTCAAATTAAATGCGAGTTGGAGGCAAATCCAAAAGAAAAAGCATTGGGAACAAACAATGAACGGTGCATATTTCGGTACTGTGGATTTGTCAAAGATCAATCTCGAAAAAATCAGTTGGTTGTCACCAGAATAAGTGTGACAAATATTTGAATTAAAAAAGGAGGATGCTACTATGAGTAACATTGTTGTGAACGATCTCTCCATTACCAGCTTGGAAACAATCATGTGTTTCGGCATTAATGGCGGTGTGCATCGTTTTACTTTGGATGAATTGCAGAATGCGACTATTGCCAATACTCAGGAGAACACTGCTCTGACTGGTAAGGGTGGTCGTACAATCGGTCAGCTCAAGCGTAACAAGGCTGTTACTGTTTCTGGCACTAACGGTATGGTTTCCTTGGGTCTGGTTGAAGTTAATGTCGGTGCTGAGGGTGAACACAGAACTTCTACTTCTGTTAAGGTTCCCGATTATCTGACTGTTACTGGTAATGCTGCCGCTACCAACTATAAGGCTGTCGGTACTGCTGGTAACGAAATCGGTGAGGTTATTGTCAAGAACGCTGATGGTACTATCGCAAAGCGTTTGACTCAGGATGCTGTTGTTGGCGAAGGAAAGTTCACTTATAATCCTGAATCCAAGGCTTTGGCATTTAATGAGGGTGAAATTGCTGATGGTACTTCTATTGTTGTGTACTATTTCCGTAATGTTGAGGGTGATGTAATTAGCAACATTTCTGATAACTACTCTGAGATGGTTGAGATGTATGTTGACGCTTTGGCTGAGGATAAGTGCCATAACATTTATCATGTTCAGTTCTTCCTGCCTTATGCTGACTTTACTGGTAACTTTGACTTGGCAATGGGTGATTCTCAGACTACTCATGGCTTCGAGGCTACCAGCTTGCCAGAGACTTGTGGCAATGGCGCAACTAAGTATTGGGATTTAACGGTGTTCGGGGCTGATGCTGAGGACGCTGCGTAATCTTATAGTTTGATAATGAGGTGAATTGAATATGGCTAAAAGAACTATTGCTTGCCGTGTATGCGGCAAGCAGTTTGTTCCTTGCAATAAATCCAGTGCCTCTCTTGGTGCGTTTAATTACCACAGTATTGCTTGCAGTCCTGAATGCGGTGCTGAGTATTTTCGCCGTATTCAGGAATCTCGAAAGCAAACTGTTCAGAATGAAACTTCTGAGTTGGCAGGACAAATTAGTATTGATGAAACTGCTGATGTGAATGTTGCTGGTGAAATTTCTGAAATCGAGACAACAGAGGTTGTTGAGCCAGTTGTAAAAATGACTCGTTCCAGAAAGAATAAGCAAGAAACAAACGAAGAAGAGTGATTTAGCGGGAGGGCTTCGGCTCTCCCCTATTTCATATTTAGGAGTGTGGTTGATATAAGCGAAAATGCTGAATTGAGTTATTTTGTTTATAAACATACAAATCTGGTTAATGGGAAAGTATATGTTGGCATTACAAGCCGCTTACCAGAAAAACGATGGGGCAGAAACGGATGTAATTATAGATCAAATCTTCATTTTTACAATGCAATTTTGAAATATGGTTGGAATATTGGTTTTTTACATGAGATTTTATTTTCTGGACTGACAAAAGAAAAAGCAGAAGAATATGAGAGAAATTTAATATTGCATTTTAATAGTGCGAATCCTGAGTACGGCTATAATATTGCGCTTGGCGGTAATAGTCTTGGAAAAATGTCTGATGCAACGAAAAAGAAAATATCTATGTCAAATAAAGGTAAAAGACGAACATTAGAACAGCGAAAGAAAATGAGCAATATTGCAAAAGAAACATCTTTAGAAAGAAGTGAACGCTTTCGTAAAATTCGTGCTAATTTCAAAAATTGGAATGATGGAATAATATTTACTGAAGAACAAAAAGATTTGATTAAAGGAAATACATATCATCCTGTTTATTGCTCTGAACTCGATAGAACTTTTAAATCAATTTCATTTGCGGCTCGTGAATTGGGTTTATATCCATCATTGATTAGTAAAGTTTGTAGAGGTGAGAGAAAGACAACGGGAGGGTATCATTTTGAATACGCTGAAATTAGTGATTGATAATAGCACATTAAGTTCTTATGAACGAATGTATTTTAAATTGCATCCAAAGGCAACTAAGAAACCTATTGATAATCCGTACCATCCGTTAATGAATGTTTGGATGATTATGAAGCGTCCAATGATGAATGATTTGAAACAGAAATGGAAAGATTTCATTGTTTGGTTCATAAAAGAACAAGGTTATACTAACCTACATATCGAAAGATGTGAAATGAAATTTATTACATACTATAAAACAAATCGTAGGCATGATGTAGATTCATCATCGCCAAAGTTCATTTTGGACGGATTTACTGAAAGTGGTTTTGTTGTTGATGATGATAGTCAACATATTACCTCTTTAACTTTACAGTGCTTTGTGGATAAAGAAAATCCACGAACTGAAATTGAAATTACAAATATTGTTTTGAAGGAGAAATGAATTATGGCAAAAATTACTCAAAAATCCATGAATGCAGTATTGAAGGTATATCGTAATCAGAAAACCGATGTAACTCTGCATATGGCTAATCCTGAAAATCCTGATGAAATCATGATGGAGATTTCTGTTAAGAACGAACTGTCTATTGAAGATAAGGGTAATTTTATTGATCGAGTTGTCAATGCTTGTTTTGATGATGGAGAGTTTGTTCCTCAGTATCTTGATCCTGTGTTTATGATTACCCTGCTTCAGATGACCACAAATGTTCCCGTCTACGAGCGTGAAATTGAACTGGATGATGGTGAAAAGACTATGGTGGTTGATATTGAAAAGACTTACGAGTTGTGCAAAGCTATCAATCTGCTTCAGAATGTGAAAGACCCCGCATTTCAGGCTTTAGTTGCCGAATTACGTGGTATGACTGTTGAAAAGCTGGATTATATGAAGCAGATGCGTTTCTGTGCCGAAGAGCGTATGCTTTCTAAGGCACGAGAGGAACTTGAAAATGGTGTCGCAATGGTTGTTGCCATTGGTCAGCAGCTTAATGATACTTTGGCGAATGCTTCTGGTTTGAACGATATGGCTGAAGCAATTAAGAATTTTGACTATGATAAGATGGTAAATTCTGTTTTAGCACACAAATAACAAGATTTGCAAGAATATATTGACTTTTCTATTTTAGCATGATATAATGTACTGTAAAGGAGGCGTTGTATCATGTTTAATAGAATTATTCATTCGAGCAAAGTCTTGTGTATTTTTCTTGTAATGTTGGTTATGTTGTCTGCTTGTGGAAATGATCAAACTGATAACACCATTTTGGAAACAGACTATCCATCTGCAACTGACGGTGTTGAATCGGTAACTCCGTCCATTGATGAACCTGTTGATGTTCCAGAGATTATAAATACTGAGGTACAGAACGCATATGAGGATATGATTTCTGCAACAGAACACCTTAGTATTACAAATGACGGATACAAGTTTAAAGACTATCCGATTTCTAAAGATAGCGTGAGCAAGATCGACGGCGAACTGGTTGTTAATCAGGGTGCAATGTATGAAGAAATTGCTGGTGGGCTTGCGCTATACTGCGATTTTGGATTATCTCAGTCTTTGGATGAAACATTCTTTCAGATTTTAACTGGTTCTGGTAATAAACCTGAGAACTGGAACGAATTGGCGAATGATTTGTACTCTTTTATTCTTCTCGATGGCAGTGAGAAAGAGATTATTTCCAAGTTGGAAACGCTGGATTGTGTAAGTGGTACATTTGACTACGATGCTCGATCCTATGCGTTTGAGATTACCGATCTGGAAAAAGCAGCAAGTGATTTATGTATTTCTCATGAAATGCTTGGATATGTGCTTGCAAAGCTAAATGAATATACTGATGATATTACTTTTGATGGTAATTCCGTTACCTGTTCATTGGAAGTAAAAACATTTTCATAAATCAAAAATATAGAAAGGACGAGGGTTTTATGCCCTCGTCTTTTTTGTTATGGGGGTGCTGTATGTCGTTAGATAAGATTTTGAAGAATCTTGATATAACAAAAGTAAAAGCCCCATCGGGCTTGACTTATGGACAAGAGTTGGTGGAAGCCGCTAATTTGTTATCGAACTGCATACAGAGCAAAATCCACCAAAGAACAATGCAACATTCGATTTCTACTGCCGATTTGGCAGATATAAAAGTTGAAGGAAATCGAATGAGCATTACATTGAAAATTCAAAATTCAATCCGTCCTTCGATTTTTAAGAAATGGAATAAAAGTGACGCAAATGTTTTTTGGTTGTTGAATGATGGTTATGTTGTGAAAAAGAATGTTTGGTTTCGCAATATTCCAAATTTCGGTTATCGTCAAGCCGCAAACTGGATAGCAGATGGCATTCAAGATTTCAACTCTAAAAACAGACTTGGACTGCATTTATCTGAGGAAAAGAATGTAGTTAGACCACTTTTATACTATGGACGAATATATTAAACGATCAGTTCCTCCCTCTTAATTGAGGGAGGTTTTATTATTTTTATGGGAGGTGAAGATGAATGGCTGCTGATGGTTTGATTGTATTGGGGTTGGATGTAAGCCAAACTCAAGTTGAAATTCAAGCTGGTCTTGATAGTATTTTAAATAAAACAAAGACGAAAGAAATCATTTTAAAGACAGCAATCGAAAAAGCTGAAACAGAAAAGAAAATTGATTCTGTTGTCAAAAGTTTAAACAAGAAAACCGTCAAGATGGGCGTTGAGGTTGACGCAAGAAGTGTAAATAACATTTTAGCAGCACAGCAGAAAATTGCCTCCACTCAAGCAAAGTTAAATGCTCAGATGAAGGAGTATCGAGATACTGCTTCTAAAATTGGTCTTACACTTAACAAAAATTCTTGGAATCCATTTAGTCGTGCTGTTAAAGACGGTGATTTTGCGAAAGCAAATGAGATTCTGAAATCAACGAAAAAGCAGATTGAGGCATATAATGCCGCTGTTCAAAAGATGAATTCTGACACTTCCGTTTCTGGAAGTGTTTCTTCTATTGTGGAACAATTCAGCAAACTTAAAGATGTAAGCACTGAAACACAAAAACGTGTTAATCTGCTGAAAGCAAATTTGGCTCAATTTGAGAATGCTGATAATACACAAAAGAAATTGTCTGCGTATAAGCGTTTGCAGACCATGATCGAAAGTCTGAGTGACGAATTGCGTACTTTGAGTTCTACTGAAAAGTCACAGTCCTCCGATTTAAGCATCAAAAAGAAAATTGATGATGCTCGATCCTCTCTGGAAGTGTTTAAGACACAGTATGAGGGCATTGGTAATAGTGCGGCGGCTCAAAAGGTTACTGCTGCTATTACCGCACTTGATACGGCATTAAAAGGCGTTGATTCTTCTGCAAGCGGCGGTGCATTGGCAAAGCAGTGGGATAAGGTATCTGCCGCTGTTGATAATGCTAAGAGGGCTGTTGCTGAGTATAATGCCGCAAGCAAATCCAAAAAGACTACTTCTGGTATCTTAGAGGATATTAAGAATGCGGAAACTTATGTAAAAAATCTCAATACGGCGTATGCCTCTATTGGTGATAGTGCTGGGGCTGAAAAGCTGAAAAAGGCAATCAGTGAATTGCAGATCGCATTAGGAAATATTGATAAGTCTGCAACAGGCAATAAATTATCTGCGCAATGGGATTCTGTTGCGACAAAGATTGCAGAAGCTAAGAGGGCTGTTGCTGAGTATAATGCGGAACAATCCGCTATCGGATCATTAGGTGAACGATTTGATGATATTACCGATAAAATTCAGACGGCACTTTCCAATATTGGAGATTCTGGCATTAAAGGAACAGGTGTTGATCAGCTTACAACTGATTTAACAAAGCTCCAAGAAAAAGCGAAACTTGTTCAAAAGGATTTGGGTGATCTTGATCCAAATAATGCTGAAGATGTTAAACGACTGAGTACAGCGATTGAGGAATTAGAAACGGACTTTTCAAAATTGAAAGACAATGCGAGTTCGTTTAAAGACCCAATTTCTGCACAACAGCTTGCTACAAACATTGAAAAAGCAAAGCAAAAAGTTGCCGAATACAGTGAAACTTATAGCGCAATTAAGAGCCGTCCCGATCTTGTAAAAGAACTGAATGAGCTGCAAAAACGAGCAGAAGATTTGTCTACAAAGACCGATCTGAAAAAGTTTAATGCTGATTTTGAACAGTTTAATACAAAAGTAAAACAAGCTGGACTTCATACAAAATCTTTAGGTGATAGATTAAAGGACGCTTTCAAGAACTTTGCATCGTTCTTTAGTGCCAGCCGAGTGATTTATGAGGTTATCAGTAAACTTGGCGAGATGGTTCAGAATGTTAAAAATCTGGACGCTGCTATGGTTAATCTGAGAAAGGTTACGGATGAAACCGATGCCTCTTACGACAGATTTTTGACCAGAGCAACTGCCAAAGCAAAAGAGTTAGGCACAACCGTTGTCGATCTGGTTGATGCCACTACAAACTTTAGCCGATTAGGTTTCTCTTTGAGTGAAGCTGAGGAACTTGGTCAGCTTGCTACGATTTATGCCAATGTCGGTGATTTGAGTAGTATTGATGATGCTACAAATAGCATGATCTCTACTATGAAAGGCTTTGGCATTGAGGCAGAAAATGCGTCTGCTATTCTGGATAAGTTCAATGAGATTGGTAACAACTTTGCAATTTCCAGTGGTGATATTGGTGAAGCATTACAACGCTCCGCTTCTTCGATGGCTGCGGCTAACAATACCATTGATGAAACTATTGCATTGATTACTGCCGCTAACACAGTTGTTCAGGATGCTACCAGTGTTGGTACAGCGTTTAAAACAATCTCCATGCGTATCCGTGGTGCAACTACGGAAATGGAACAAGCTGGTCTTGATATGGAGGGAATGGCTGATTCTACCGCAACATTGCGTAAAGAAATCATGGCATTGTCTGGCGTTGATATTATGATCAACGATGATACATTTAAGTCTACATATCAAATCCTTGAAGAACTTTCTGCAAAATGGGGCGAATTGACCGATATTCAACAGGCAAGTATTACTGAGTTGATTGCTGGTAAGCGTCAGGGTAACATCATTTCTGCTGTTATGGAGAATTTTGATATTGCGCAAGATGCCTTGAATTCTTCTCTGGAATCTGCTGGTTCTGCCATGCAGGAATATAATACTTACTTAGAGGGCATTGAGGCTAAGACCAATCAATTTAAGGCAGCGTTTGAGGCGTTGTCTACTACGGTTATTGAGAGTGATTTCTTAAAGGGAATTATTAAGTTTGGTACTAATGCAATTACTGTACTTGATAAAATTATTCAATCATTTGGCGGTGTTGGTAACGCTCTTTTAAATATTGCATCTATTATTGCTTTATTCAATCCTGCAAAAACTCTTTCTTTGGTAAAGACTATTTTTACTACGATTGGTAATTTTACAGGAATTACAAAATTGACTTCTGGTATTAAGGCTTTGACAAGTGGATGGCAAGCTGCAAAATCTGCTGGCTTATCTTTTGGTCAGTTTTTAGGAAATCTTAAAGGACAATTATTGGGAACTGCATCTGCCGCAACGGTTGTTACGGCGGCAATTACTGCTGTTGTTGCAGTGATTACAATTGCAGTTTCTATTTATAGTAATTGGAAACGCAAACAAGAAGAAATGCGTCAATCTCTTATTGAAGAGGGAGATGCCGCTGTTGAAAATTCAAACAAGATTGCTGAATTAACGGCAAAATATCTTGATATGTGTGAGGCAGTTGATAATGGAACTGCTTCAACTGAGGATATGGCTCAGGCGCAAGACGATGTTATTGCCGCATTAGAATTAACAGGCAGAAGTGTTCGTGAATTGACAGAGGAATATGGCAGTTTAAAAGATGCCATTATTGCCGCATCGCAAAGTCAATTAAAAACAAATACATCTGCTGCAATAGCTGGTGCAAATGCTGCAAAAGAGCAAATTGAATCTGATTTCAAAACGGGCTGGTTTGGTGGTAATTCAAAATATTTTTCATCTATTGGTGAAGAAGCTGGCGAAATCATGTCTTATCTCGAATCTTTGGGATATGAAGGCATTGATAACACTGGCAACCAAGGTGGAGGTACGATATTCTTACCATCTGTTTATTTAACTGGTGGAGATAGTGCAAAAGCATCTTTTGAAGATTTAATGGCAGATTATAAGTATCTGGAAAAAATGATGAATGATATTCGTTCTGAATTTGGTACAGATAACGATTTGTTTAAACAAGTATCTTCTTTATATGCTGAATATGATCAGAGTTTAAGTTCTGCTATTCAGAAAATAGATCAAGCAAATCAAGCCATTGCTCAAGAATTAATTTTTGCTGCTCAAACAGATGAAATTCCTCAAACAACAGAAGAATATTTACAAGTCCGAGAACAATTAATTTCTGATTTGGAGAACAATGCTGATTGGGACGAGAATGGAACATATTCTGCTGAGGGTTTAATTAATTCTTTGTTAGCTGAAAATGCTGTTTTTCAAGAAATTGCTCAGGTAGTGGCTGAGGAAGAAATTCTTGCGGCTGAATTTGAAGCCAAAAGAGATAGCATTGCTGAAGCAATAATTCCTAAAGATTATGAAGATTTAACGGAAGGTACAGCAGCTTATTTCCATGCAATTGATTCCTATACAACGAAATTGCATGAGCTTAAAAATAAGCTGGATACACTTTCGACAGAGGACATGGATATTGCATATGAACTTATGGCAGTTCCAGATAACAATATTCAATCTTGGGATGATCTCGTACAAGCAATTGATGATTATAAGAACGGTACAAGTAACCTTATTCCTATTAGCAATAAAGTACAAGAATCTATCAGAGCGGTTTGGAATTCTGAAAATTTCAAGGATGCAAAAGATTCTTTACTGGAAATGGCAAAAACACTGGATGGCATTACTCCTGATGCAATTGAGGAATTGGCTGGCGAAAGTGAAGAACTGGCTAAAATTCTTGAACTTGATGGAATGAATGCCGAGTTCCTTGCTCATGTCCTGCAAACAGTAGCCGATGGCAGGGATGGTTTTGCTTTAATTACCGATGATGCTTTAAAGCTGAATGACGCTTTAGAGGGTATGGTAACTGCATTTGATGATGTAACTGAGGCGAAATCCAGATATGACGCTGCTTTGGCGGGAGGCGAAAAGGATGATAACTTTAAGTCCTATGCCGAAGCATTTGAGGCATTAAATGCAGAATTTGAGGCTGGCACAACAAACAGCAACGCATTTTGGGCTGCGGCTGAATTTATGTTTGGTTCTGAGCAGCTTGCATTGTGGGGCTGGGCTGATGGTTTGGATCAGATTTATGAGGCGATGCAGAAAAACGCTGGCGTATTCTCCGATGCGGAGAGTGCTGGTTTAGGTTTGTTAGATCGTCTTTATGAATTGTCTGAGGCTGGCGTACTTGTTAATGAGCAAGGCGAAAAATTGATTGAAATCAGTAAGAATGCAGACGGTTCTTATAGTTTCGATATGGACTATAAAAACCTTGATTTGCTGGCTGAAAAGATGAACATTTCCAGAGAAGCTATGTTGGCTTGCTGGGAGGCTTTGTCTATGTGGGGCGAGGTTAATTTTGCTGATATGGCAGAAGTTATGACTGTCATTGAGGAAATTGGTCTTGCGGCTGAAACCACGGGCGGTACAGCAGTTAATATCGCAGCTCTTACAGATCAACTTATCTCTTTGGGCAAGACCGATAAAGACATTGCTACAATCCTTGGTAATCTGCAAACTATGGATGGTATCGTTCTGTTGAATGCAGAAACATCCGTTGATAATTTGACAGAAAGTTTGATTAACCTTGGTTTGGCGGCTGATGACGGTGTTACAGTTACGGTTGATATTACTGAATTGGGCGGCTTGCTATCTGAATTGAACTTTACGAAAGAACAGGCTGAAGATGTAATTACAAAATTACATGAAGCTGATGGTATTTCGTTGACGAATGCTGGCGAAAGTGTTGATACGGTTCAAGACGCATTGAATACTTTAAGTCAGTTTGATTTTGCAACTGTTCAAGGAGATATTGGAAATATCGAAGGTGCTGTTGCTGATGCTGATGATGCTACGACAGATAATGTCGTATCTGAAGTCGAGGATATTGGTGCGGCGGCTGATGATTCTGTTCGTAGAATTAACAATATTGTTTCTGCTATGACTCGTGTTGACGGTACAACAGCTACCGTTACAATCAATGAAAGACGCAGAAGTGGCTTGCTTGGTATGCTTGGTTTTGCTAAGGGTACTGATAATGCTCCTGAAGGTGAAGCATTGGTTGGTGAGGAAGGCGAGGAATTAATTAAGCATGGTGATCAGGCTTATCTCGCTGGTACAAATGGCCCCGAAATCGTTGATTTGGATAAGGGCGATACTGTTTATACTGCCGAGGAAACAAAGCGTATTAAACATAGCGGCAAATTCATCAACGGTCATATCCCCGCATATTCTGGCGGTTATGACGGTGGTGCGTCTGGAACCATTGGTAAGAAAACATGGAAATCCGTAATTGAAACATCGGCAACGGTTAAGGTTGATGATGTTGATTTAGATAGCGATTCTCTTGAGGAACAGTTGGAAGATACTCTGAAAGAGATGGACGAGGAAATCAGCAAGATTATTGCGGCTTATGAACATAAGATTTTCTTGATTGATAAGAATAACGGTGATCCATCTGAAATCGTAGCTATCTACAAAGAGATGCAAGAGGCTGTCCACGAACAGGCTGAGGAATATCGCAAACTTGGTCTGAGCGAAGATTCTGAGTATATCATGAATCTGCAAAAGCAGTGGTGGGATTATCATGATGCGATTGTTGAAACAATTACATCTATGTATGAAGAAATCATTGCTGAACACGAGAATTCCATTAGTCTGACTGAAAACCTGTTGGAACGGGCAATTGAATCTGCGAATGCTTCTGATATTTCCAGATATACAGGTGACATTGTTCAACACTATCGTGATATGCAAAACACTGTCCACGAACAGGTTGAATATTACCGTTCACTTGGCTATTCCGAAACCAGTGACGAAATCAGTCAGCTTTATAATTTGTGGTGGGACTACTATGATAAGATCAAGACTGTTTCTGCGGAGGCTTGGGAACAGGTAGTCGATAACGCAAATGACGCTCTGGACAATATTCAGGGTATGTATGACGGATTAAAGAATGCCGCTCAGGAATATGCCGAATATGGTTATATTACTGTGGATTCTCTGCAAGATATTCTTTCTTATGGCGTTGAGTATCTTGCGTTCTTGCAGGATGAAAACGGTCAGTTGGTAATCAACGAGGCAAATATTCAAAAGGTCATTGCTGCCAGAACTCAGCAAATGGCAATTGAGTCTGCTTTGAATTATATTCAGCAGCTCAGAACCGCATTGACCAACAACGATACAGTTGCTTTGCTTAATCTGACAAATGCAACAAATATTGCGACAGCAAGTACATGGGATTTGGTGTACGCTCAGTTGCAGTTGCTTGGTTTAAGCGATGAACAATATAACAACGCATTGCAGAGAATTAATGCAATGCGCAGCTTGACAGATATGGCAGTGACCAGTATTGGTCGAATTGATACTTCTGCAAAAGAGGCTTTGGAGGAAACATCTACTGCGCTTGAAGATTTGCTCAAGTATGTTGAGGAAATGATTAAGCAAGAGGTTGAAAACCAAATCTCCGCATTAGAGGATCAGATTGACAAATACCGTGAGATTGTTGATTTACAGAAAGAATCCTTGGACTTAGAGCGTGAAAAAGACAAGTACACCAAGGATGTTACTGAAAAGACGAAATCCATTGCTGAGTTGCAAGCACGAATTGCTATGCTGGATTTGGATGACAGTCGTGAGGCTCAGGCAGAAAAGCGTAAACTTCAGGAGCAATTGGCTGAGGAACAAGCTGACTTAGCTGAAACTCAGGCAGATCATGCTTATGAAGCTACAAGCGATATGCTTGACAATATGGCTGATGCCTATGAGGAAGAAAAGCAGAAGGAAATTGAAATTCTGCAAGATTCCATTTCATCGGCTGAAAAAATTTATCAGTTGGCAATTGAGAGAATTAATAATCATTGGGACACTCTCTATGATGATTTGATTAATTGGAACTATCAGTACGGCAATACCGTACAGTCTGAATTGATTTCTGCTTGGAATGCGGCATCTGGCGCAGTTCAGCAGTATGGTAGTTATTTGAATGCTGTGGCAGCTACTCAAGCACAGATTGCAGCCTTTGATGCAAGTAGTGGATTTACTACTGTTGGCACTACTGGTGATTATGATACCAGTGGTGGTCAAACTATGAGCCGTATTAAAGAGATCGTTGCTCAAATGAAGGCTAATTCTCAGGCTCACCACAATGCAAGCACAGAGGAAAAGGCAAGACTAAACCGAGAAAATCTTGATCTTGGTGAGGAATTGCAAAGACTGATTGGACGCACCGTTGTTCGTGGCGATGATGGTGTTTGGTATTTGGATAAGGTTGGCGGCGCACAGCTTTACTCTACTTATCCGTACAGCACATATCATACTGGCGGTATTGTTGGTGATGATGCAACGCCGAAGCAGGACGAAATGTTTGCTCTGCTCAAAAAGCGTGAGGCTGTATTTACCGAGCCACAGCAGGAAGTTGTTTATCGTGTATTGAAAGCTGATGAAACCATTGCTGGCAAACTTGGCATTAGTGGTGGTCTGTATCATAGCATGAACGGCAGTGGATATGCAGAAATGCAATCCAATAATGCTGTTATGCGTGATATGCAACAGGCGCAAGCTGCGTCTGGTGGTAATCATATATCGCAGAGCATTGGCGATGTGACAGTTCCAGTTCATGTGATGGTTACTGAAAAGCTGGATAAGAGCGATATTCAGCGGTTAAGCCGAGAGATTGGTAATATCGCTGGTGAAGAAATTGCTGGTTCTTTTATTAGGGCTGGCAAGGGGACTTTAAAAGGAAGCAGATTAAGACCATAAGGGAGGGGCTATATGCCCTTCCCTTTCATCATAATGAAAGGAGGTTGATTGTTTGGTTATTGATTTTAGCAAAATTGATATGAGAAATTGTCCAAAGTTTATTTTGAGAAATTTAGACGGAACTCCTATCGGTTATTTAGGTCATATTTTAGAACCGAATGCAAGATTTTGCTATACTGAGGTTTCTGAATTGAATTTTAAATATCCATCTGCTGACAATGGAGAAAAACTGGAAGAATACGATCTTCTGACAAGTATGAGGGTCATTGATGTTGAAGGATATGGTCAATTCCTTTTACAAAGTCCTGTTGAAAATAATGATACGGTTGTCAAAATAAAATCCTGTAAGGCATATTCTTTGGAATATGAATTAGTGGGAAAGAAAATTACACTGGAAGAAGGTACTTATAATTTCTGGAATCCTCTTGCTCCCGATGGGACAATTATGGGAATTATTCTTTCTGAACTTCCATCTTGGTCAATTGGAACAGTTTCAAGTGATTTAATTGGTAAGTATCGTACTTATAGTGCTGACAACCAATCTGTATATGATTTTATGAAATCGAAATTACAGGAGTCTTATGACTGTATTTTTGATTTTGATACATATAATCGAACCATCAATGTAAAAAGTATTTCTGATTCTTTTTCAACGAAAGCAGTGTATTTATCTGCAAGAAATCTTTTGGATGAAATTGAAGTTGAAGAAAATGCAAATGAACTTGTGACCGCATTAGATGTTCATGGTGCTGATGATTTAGATATTCGAACTGTTAATCCTATGGGTACGAATAAAATCTATAATTTAGATGCGTACATGAACCAGTCTTATTTCTCAGATGAAATGATTGTTCAATGGGAAAAGTGGAAACAAACTTTTGATGCGTATCAGCAAACATATTTTGATATATCTGTTGAACAGAGTATGTTAATCAGCCGCCTTGTAACGGAGAACGCTGTGCTTGCCGATTTAGAAGGAGAACTTTCTGCATTGGAGAGCAAGAAAGCAACTTTAGTACAAGGCGTTGCAATGGATAGTTCTTTGCGTGATGATTTAGCTGCGGTCAAATCCGAGATTTCTGCCAAAGAAAGAGAAATCAACAATCAGAAGAAAACAGTGATTGCTCCTATTGAGAATAAGATTACTGCTCTGACAAATCAACTGAAAAATATCAATCAATTGACTGCGTTTTCTGCTTTTTTTAGCGAAGAACAGATTGCGGTTCTGGATCGTTATTTTAAGTGTGGTAGTTTAACTGATTCTACATTTGCTGTTACGAATACCGATAGTTATTCTACTGATGGTACTACGGTACGAGGTTTGGCTTCAATTTTCAATCTTGTAAGTTTAAATGAAATTAGAGAAACAGAATATACATCCGACAAAACTTTTTATTCTGTTCGTGGTGGTATGATTGAAACAAGTCATTCCAGTTTGTCATTAGATGCAGAAATCGTGCGAGGCACATTGGAGGTCAATAGTGACAATACTTTCGTCCTTTCTTTGTATTTAAATGACGGTAAGCTGAATAACAGTACAACATTCTCTGGTGCAACATTGTCTATGACTGGTACTTTAGGCGCAAATGTTATGAAGTCCGATAGTGCATTGCAGTTTAAGACTTCTACTGCAAATGCGTATTTTACCAGAAATGTAACAGAGTATCAGAAACAATCCGTTGCTCTGGAATTATATGATTATGCAGATCAATATCTGAAAAAAGCTTCTCAGCCAACATATTATTTTTCTGTTGATAGCGGAAATTTCCTTGCACTTGACGATTTCGTTGAGTTCGCAAAGCAATTTTCTCTTGGTGAAAAATTGTATCTTCACTTAAATGAGAATGTATATGAACCATATGTTCTTGCTGTGTCTGTGGATTTTGATGATTTAACAGATTTTTCTATTGAATTTAATGAATATTTTCAAGCCAAAGAAGGCATCATGGATATTCGTCAAATTCTTGAACAAACTGTTTCCAGTAGTAATTCTTTGGATTTTAATCAATATCTTTACAGTAGCTTTGTAAGCAGCGGTGCAAAAACATCTGTTGAACAGTTCATGAAGTCTGCCATTGATGCTATGAAAAATAACATTATGGCTGGCGAAAACAATGAATTGAAGATTGATGGCACTGGCTTACGCTGTATGAAATATGACGAGGCAAGCGGTACATATAGTCCAAAGCAAATTTGGATGGCTCACAACGCTATCATGTTTACAGAGGACAATTGGGAGAGCGCAACGATTGGTATCGGTGAGTTTACTGATAAGAACTTTGGTTCTCTCTACGGTATCGTTCTTCCTGCTCTTGTTGGCACACTGTTAGCTGGTCAAAATCTGATCATCGAGAGCGAAAAACAAGACGGCGGCGTTGCCGTGTTTAAGATGGATGCTGAAGGTGCTTCTTTGCATAATGCCTCATTCAACCTTTATGGTTCGACTGGCGGCAGAATTGATATGGGCGCAATCTTGGGTCTTGTTGGCGGTGATGATCCAGACAATATGTTTGTTTATGATCAATTCAATAATCCTACTGGTGTGAAAACTGCAAACAATAAGTCCGTGACAAAGGTTGATGATTTGGATGCTGATGATACTCCAAACGTTAATTTTTGGCTTGATATGGATGGCGGTCTGTATCTGAAGGGCGTTATTGATGCAGTTGGTGGTATATTCCGTGGTTCATTGGAAGTTGGTGGTTCTACTGCTTTTCGAGTTGATGCACAAGGCAATTTAAAGATTGGCGGCACTTCTACTAATCCGAATTTCTCAGTTGACGCAAATGGTAATTTGACTGCAAATAATGGTACTTTTAAAGGAACTGTTTATGGAGCGACTTATCGTGATAAAAGCGGAAACCTGATGATGAACAATAATCAACAGTTCACTTCTGATTATTTAAACTTGAACGGGATTAATGTGGGCAACGGTCAATTTGTTGTTGACTCTGATGGCAATGTTTCAATTAGCGGAAATATTACAATGGGGGCTGGTTCATCTATTAATTGGGCAACTATAACTGAAATTAATTCATCAAGTAGTGACGCATATCAACGGGCAAATACCGCATATAACTATGCGGGTAATGCATATAATTATGCAGACGATGCTTATAGATTGGCAGATAATGCTCTTGATTGGGCATATGATGCTTATGATCTTGCGTATGATAATAAGTTGACTGATGTTGCCGTATTTAATATCTTAACTAATAATGGTACACGATTTGGAATTTTTAGCGATTCATCTACAAATCGTTTATATATTAATGCGAATTATATTAGAACAGGAGCATTAGATGCAGATTTAATTGAATTGACTTGTGGTTACGGAGGATTTTGTAAAGGACGAGGATACACTGGCGTTTCTACTACTTATGGTTCTATGATGTATGGAAGTAATGGTTATGGTTCTGCTCCATATTTCATTGTTACTAATACTGGGTGTAGAATGACAACAGATAATTTAGATTTCTATATTAATAATAATGGAATTTATGCCGCTGAAGAAATTACAGTTAATTCAGATCGAAGATTGAAAAATAAAATTAGTTATGATTTGGAGAAATATAAAAATTTCTTTTTGAATTTAAAGCCAACTAAGTTTTTCTATAATCATGGTCAATCAAATAGATTCCATTTGGGATTTATTGCACAAGATGTTGAACAAGCACTTATTTCAAGTGGATTAACAACAAAAGATTTTGCTGGATTGACAATTACACCAGTACAAGAAGTACAAAAGGATGGAATTGATGATTATAAATATAGCTTGCGATATGGTGAATTTATTTCTTTAAATACTTTTATGATTCAAAAGTTATATCATGAGATTGAACAGTTAAAAGAAAAATTAAATCAACTTATGAAGGAGAATTGGAAATGATTAAAACTGAAATTATGCAGAGGATTGATGCTGTTTGCAAGACCTTGGATGGTGGTATTTTAGTAAGCGGAGCGCAAAGTGCTGGCAATCTTGCTGGTAGTTATGCCATTTTGCAGGAAACTCTAAATATCTTGAATAACTGTGAAATTACAGAAATTAAGAAAGATAAGAGTGAAGAAAAGTCAGATTAATATTTAGGCGGAGGTGAGTGGATGGGTTTTATTGCTAAAAACTTTTCATTTAATCGCATCCCCTGTACTGAATTTGGATTGCGGATTTATGATATTGATGGAAATACAAATGAAGCTACTCCCTTTGCAAGTACAGGTAAATTGATGACTGATGTAATTCCGTCCACTGGACGGACTTTTTTATATGGTCGTTCTTTTGACGAACCGTTGGAATTTAAATTGGTTTTCGGTCTTGATCCATTGATGCTCAAGATGGATGAACATTTAGATCGTTTTGAAATGGACGCAATCGCAAACTGGTTGACAGGTCACGACACATATAAATGGCTTGAAATTGAACAGCCAGATATGGAAACAATTCGTTATCACTGTATCATCAGTGAGTTGGAGCCTATTCAACTTTCTTGGTTGCCGTGGGCTTTTACCGCAACAGTGGTATGTGATTCTCCCTATGGATACACATTTCCACGAAAGTTCAGCTACTCTTGTGTGAATGAAACAGAAATCAGGTTAGTCAGTCGATCTACAATCAATAAGCTGTATTATCCTAAGCTGGATATTACATTAAATGGCAGTAACACAATTTCGATTGTTAATCAATCGTGCAATAATGCGGAGCTGCGCTTTGAAAATTTACCAAAGGATTATTTCTTGACAATTTCAGTGGATAACGAACTTGGGAAAATTGTTTCTTCTGATCCGACATATGTAAATATGTATCAGTATTGCAATTTCTCATGGTTGCCGTTGAAAAAGGGATTGAATAAATTGCTTGTTAAAGGCAATTGTCTTTTGGATTTCAAATGCGAGTTCCCTGTAAACTTTGGAGGGTGATTGTTATGCGGCATGATGTTTATTCTCTGCCAGAAGTCATGTTTGTTGCAGGACAATCAAACACGCTTCGTTGGCGGTTATTTACGGAACAGAATGTTCCTTTCAATGCAGAAGGTTGCACAGGCAATTTTGCACTTGTGGACTATTCTGATAAATATAACGATGAACCATTGGTTTCAAAGTCATTGTCATTTTTGATCGGTGATGACGCTACTGGTGCAAAGAATATTGCGACAGTAGATTTGTTGCCAAATGACACTTTGGGGCTATATGGCAAATACATTTACCAAATCACGATCAAAGATATTGATGGCGAAGTTGAAATTCCTAATCAGGGCATTTTCAATATTTTCCACAATATCAATGAGAGTTTTTTGAAATAACAACAAATGCAAGAATTAAAGATTGGAGGATGAAAGCGTATGACTTCTACATACTTTTTAAACTGTATCATGGGCAATGTTTTCAAAACAAAGCTGAGTCCTACATTGCCTGAGAAAGTTTATCTTGGTTTGAGTTCTACTGCTCCGAGTGTTGATGGCACTGGCGTTACCGAGCCTTCGGATTCCGCTGGTTACTCTCGTGTCGAGTTGACCACTTTGGGCGAACCTGTTAATGGTGTGATTTCAAACAATTCTGATGTTTCTTTCCCTGAAAGTTCTGCAAGTTGGGGAACCATGACTCACTTCGTTTTGTACGATGATATTGTCGATGGCAACTTGCTTATGTTTGAGGCTTTGACACAATCTCGTAGCGTTGAAGCTGCAACAATTGTTACTGTCAAGAGCGGTGGCCTGAAACTGGCTTTGGCAAACAAGGCTTAATACAAAATCAAAATAGAAAGTAGGTGAGAAAGTTGCAAACCTTTGATGTTTATTTAAAGAAAAGACTCACCGAAATTGATGTTATTATTTCGCAATTAGTACAGAGAGATACATTTACGCTTTATAATTATCTCTATTTGCTCTGTTCATTGTCTGAATTAGAATTGCTGAAAACCATTACTGGCGAAGCAAGTATGGAATTGGATGCAAGAATTCTTTATTTGGAAGAACGAGTACATGAGTATATGAACAGTGAAATGTATCTAAGTGCGATGGCTGATTTTTCAAGCCAAGTAACAACTGGTGGCAGTACGGAAATGGTTTTATTCGCTGATGCAGTTGATGCAATCATGAAAGATTTAATCAGCAGTGAATCCGTTCTGGAAATTTCCGTAGACCCACTGGATTATTATATCGCTCATTCATTCGGCACAGTGGATTTCGATATGATGTTAGTTGCAGATCAGCTTGAGTTTTTGAAAGAAGGATTTGAAAAGTTCGATAGCAAAATGTATCTATTTGCAGAATCAGAATTTGCAAGCAGTAAAGTTGCAGAGCTGAATGATTTAGATATGGTGTTATATACCGATCCTATTGGATTGTTTTATTTGGCATCTGTATCTGGTCAAACAGAAATGTATTTGTCTGCTAATCCAATTGATGATTATCTGTTGGAAAAAATCTTGCATGATTTAGAGGTCACGACCTATTTATCTGCATCTATTGATTCTATTTTGCATTTAGAAAAATTCACTTCGAGCGAAAATGTTCTTCATGTATTTGCGAAAATGGCAGAAGTTTTGATTGGTATTATCTATCTATCCGAAAGCACGATGGTTTTATCATGTGAGGCAAGCACAGGAATGAAACGTTATCGTTTTGTTAATGAGATGGATGATTATGCCGTATCTGAATTTGACAATATGACAATTCAAGAACTTGATTTTATAACAATTGCGTAAGCATTGCAGAACTTTAATAAGAAGGTGGTGATTAGATGGTAAGAAAACAAGGCGGCTTAATTACAGGAATTCAGGCGAATGAAAATGTTGTGGATAAGTGTATTGCTGAGATTCGCAGGGTTGAACCTACTTCTTTGGCAGATAAGTTATTCCATATCACAATTAAGACTGACGCTTATAAACGATTCACTATGAATGGTTTTACTTACACCACCGATGGCAATGGCAATTTTACGAGTATTGCAATTGCCAGTCGTACAACTCCCGAAATTACTGATTTGCGTTTCGAGAGTGATCTTGACGAATGTGTTCTCTGCTTTATCTATTAAGGCGGTGATCACATATGTCTGGTGTAGTTGGTGGTTTTTATTCTGGCGTTTTCTATCCAAGTGATAGCCCTTTGTATGATCCAACTGGAAGTGGCGATATTGAAATTATTGCCGGAGATTGCTTTGCACCAGTTGGGCAGCCTGAAAATTATCGGGGATTTCTTTACCAAACCGCTACATTATTAGCTGACAGTTATTTGTATGCTTAGGATGAAAGGCGGTGGAATAATTGGCTGATTTTGTTTATGAGAAATTAAGAGCAGGAACTACACAGAACGATTCTGACTCTGGTTCCGAAGTTGCTCGTAAATTCAATGACAATTTTGAAAAAGTGGCAGAAAAGTTTACAGAGATCAGCGAAAAATTGGCAAGTGGTTTAAGTATTTCAGTGAATGGTACTGTTCTGCAAGCCAATAGTGAAGGAATTGTCGAGTTGCCGCTTGTCAGTCCAACACAAGCTGGTCTTGTCCAATCCAGCGATGGAGAGGACGCTATTGTGGCTGATGAAAACAATGGTACTATGAAAGTGGCTTCATTGAACGTCAGCAAGTTAATTGAAAATGACGATGTTATTTTTATTTTAGATGGCGGGAATTCTGTGGAACCTACCGCCGATACAAGCAATTAAATTTAAAGGGGGTATTTGACTTATGGCTGAAAAACTCTTTAAAACACGCATTCAAGTAAGACGTGATACAACAGCTAATTGGTTGCTGAATAAAGATGTTATCCCAGCCGAAGGTGAGCCTTGCTTAGATTTAGATACTGGTCTTGTCAAATACGGTAACGGAACGGATACTTATGAAAATCTTCCTGTTGCTGGTGGCATGGCTGCAACTCATTATGAGGGGATCAAGCAAGATGGTGAAACTGATGATGCTGTGATTGAGCGTGTTCTTACTGGTTTGAGTGTTACGGCAAATAAAGATGATATTTTTATTGTCAAAACTTTAATTGCTGGAACAAAATACTCTTATACTGCTTATGTATACAATGGCAATGCATGGGCAGCTATGGACGGAAATTATAATGCAACGAATGTATATTTCGATCAGGATTTACTTACTACGGTTCCTGTTGGAAATGTTACACTGCAAAATGGTCAAGCTACCATTCCTGTGACTGGAATGAACATTATTGAGGCATGGAATGAAATTCATGTTTCTGAGGACAAGGATTTTAACGTGGTGAAACCTACGGTTTCTGTGAGCGGAAGTGTGAAATATGTTGAAGTTGGTAGCTCTGCATCTCAGGATGTGACTGTTACATATGAAGATGGTAGTTATGAGTACGGCTATACTACTGAGACTGGCGAGGAAGGTCAAACAGCAACCGCTACCACAAATGACGGAACTACTGGTGCTGATGTAACTGGTTATGCTTTGACAGATGGAACAAACGCAATTGAGCCTAAAAAAGTCGGCGGTAATGTGTTTACTGTCGATTCTGGCGTAAAAACAGATCGTGCAACTATGTCTGTTAAGGGTTCTGCGACCTATGATGATGGTTATATTCCTGTTTCTAATCTGAAGAAGATGTATCCTGCTAAAGCAATTGCCGCTGGCACTACCGCAGAGGTTACGAAGGAATTGTTCAGATGGTATGTGCCAATGTATTATGGCTTTAAGTATGACGGTGCATTGGTTGCTGATCCTGCCAACATTACAGAAGCAGAAATTAAATCTTTGGCTGTTGTTAAGGATGCAACCGCATACAACAGAACGAAGCCAACTGCCGCTACTGCTTCTGGCTCTTGGCGGCAATTCTTTGTTGCCGTTCCTTCTGGATACGGTGCAGAGCTTTCAGGTATCTCCGATAGCAATAAACTTCCTCTTACTATTGGTAAGGCGGCAAATGTTACTTTGGCTTTCGGTACTGCCTCTATCGAATATGAAATCTGGTATGTCGCACTTGATGCCGATTATGACACCAAGGCACTTACTTTGACTTGGTAAGAGTAAAGGGGGTATGGAAAGATGACTGTAAGCGAATTTTTCACAAAATTAAACAGCGGCGCAACATGGTCTGCTGGCGTTAGCTTTAAACGTGCCGCTTCCCTGCCTTTGGAGCGTTACGCAGTTCATGCAAGCTATGCAGAAGCAGAGGCTTATGCAAGTACAAATGCCGTTGCCTATCCCGGACAGATTCTTGCAGTTGTTGAGACAACTGGAACAAGTATCTATTATATTGATCAGAATATGGCTCTTCAGCCTGTGGGTGTTATTCCTGCTGGTGATGGGAAAACTATTTCTGTCAGCGATGATGGTGTAATTTCTCTTTATGGAATTGATGGTTCTCTTGAAGAGGCAAAAAGTTATCAGCCTGTTTATCGCAATGGCGCATTAACTTGGGTCGAGTTGAGTTCCACAACTGTTGAAGGATTACAGACTTTGATTGAAGGATTGCGTACTGATGTGGATGCTATCAACGCAAAAATCGGAACTGTTGAGGAAAACAAGACTGTTGTTCAAATGATTACGGAAGCTCAAGAGGCGGCAACTTATGATGACACTGCTTTATCTGGTCGTGTTACCGCTATTGAGAACGACTATTTAAAGACGGCAGACAAAACCGCATTGCAGAGTGAAATTTCCACGGCAAAAGCTGAGGCGATTTCTGAGGCAGTTGCGGCTGTTGTTGGTGAAGGAACAAGCGCAGATTTTGATACGCTGAAGGAAATTGCAGACTGGATTTTGTCAGATACAACTGGTGCTGCTTCCTTGGTGACAAGGATTTCTGCAATTGAATCGGATTATCTGAAAACTGCCGATAAGACAGCATTACAGGGTGAAATTGACGCATTAGAAACTCTTGTTGGGGCATTACCAGATGGAGCCGTTTCTACTAATGTTGTTGATTATATTCAGGAAGCAATCAATGGTCTTAAAATTGGCGATTACGCAAAAGCAAGTGAGTTAACTGCATTAGCTAAACGTGTTACTACTATTGAGGGTAAAGTTACTACTCTTGAGGAAAAAGTTGCTGCTCTTGAAACAGTTGGAGCGGAGAAAAATGTAATTAATTCTGTTGATGAAGCGGAATTTACAGTTGATTCTACAAGAAAGCTCTCTGTTAAAGAGATTGCAATGGATAAGATCACTGGGCTTCCAGCCGCATTGGAGCAGAAAGTTTCTGTTCAAGCTGGTTATCGTATGATTACTGATGCAGAGGGAGAGAAACTGGAAAAGCTGGTTTTGAGCGAGGACGGCACAGTTGAGGTTAGTGGTACGATTGCCGCTGGAAATGTTGATGGTCTTGAATCTTGGATTACAACTCGTGCGGCTACTTTAAAGGGCTTGTCAGAGAATAACCTTACTGATGCGTTAAAGTCTCAAATCGAATCTTCGCAAACCAATGTTATTGAAATCGTAAAGGTCAATGGTGTTGCGGTTGAAGTCAGCACAGAAGATAAAAGCGTTAATATTCCTATGGCAACCGCCGCCGCATTGGGCGTTGTTAAGGGTACGGATGCTGAAAACGGAATTGCAGTTGCGGATGATGGAACCATGTCCGTGAATTCCGTGAATGTAAATAAACTTGTTCAAACTGAAGGAGATTCTATTGTTCTTGACGGCGGTAACTCCGCAGAATAATTTAATCTATTTGAAAACCACCGACATATTTGGTCGGTGGTAATTTATTAAAATTAGGAAAAGAGGGATATGTTTATGGCTACAAAAACTTTAAAGACTCGTATTCAGTTGAAGTATGATACTTATGCGAATTGGACTACAAACAACCCTACTCCCCTTGCTGGCGAGTTGTGCGTTGTAGTTGTTCCTGCCGCTGCGGGTGTTGTGGCTCAGGAACCCGCTATTCTGTTTAAGGTAGGCGATGGTACTACCCCATTTAATACATTGAACTTTACAAGCGGCATTGCTGCCGATGTGTATGATTGGGCAAAGGCAGAGACTAAGCCTACTTATGCCGCCAATGAAATCACTGGTATTGGCGATTATATCGCAACCTATGTGGATGAAACCTTGGGTATTTCTGTTGATACCGATACACAATATCGCATTCTGAAAGTTAATGATTATAATTACAAACTCCAATCTAAGGCTAAGGGCGAAGCCGATACTGCTTTTGCTGACGTGAGTGAGATCGTAATTCCTAAGTATGATGACACAACTCTTGCTGGTCGTGTGACTGCTATTGAGGCACTGGTTGGCAGTACTGCTGTTGCTACTCAGATTGCAAATGCTATCAGTGCTTTGAATCTGGATGAAACTTACGCCGCTAAAGCGCATACTCATGAGATTGCCGATGTGACTGGCCTTTCTGATGCAATTGCTGACGCAAAAGCCGCTGGTACTGCCGCTCAGTCTGATGTGGATGCTTTGGAGGCAAAGGTTGGCACTGTGCCTGAGAATAAGACTGTTGTGCAGATGATTTCCGATGCTCAAACTGCCGCAACTTATGACGATGCCGAGGTTAAGGCTGGCATTGCTGCTAACACCGCAGCTATTGCTACTCTTAATGGCGAGGCAACCGTTGAGGGTTCCGTGAAGAAAACTGTTTCTGACGAAATCGCAAAAGTTGTTGCTGGTGCGCCTGAGTCCTTTGACACTTTGAAGGAAGTTTCTGATTGGATTTCTACTCACGGTCAGGATGCTGCTTCTATGAATTCCGCAATTCTTGCATTGCAGAATATCTTAGACGGTATCGGTGATACGGATGCTGGCGAGAGTGCTACTGTTGTTGCTTATGTTCAGGCAGCTATTGCGGCCTTGAATATTGGTGATTACGCCACTGCCGCCAATCTGACTGCTTTGGCAGAGCGTGTGACTACCGCAGAGGGCAAGATTACTACCGCTGAAGGTAAGATTACAACCTTAGAGGAACAGATTGTTACTAAGGCAAATGATTCCGATCTTGCCGCTATTGCAAAGACAGGTAATGTAAATGATCTGGTTCAGACTGATGGTAACTACATTATTTTTAATTGTGGCTCTTCGTCTGAAGTGATCTAATCTCAAGAATGAAATACAATAAACACACCCATCTCGTCTTTTGACGAGGTGGGTTTTGTGTTGTAAGGAGGTTATGATGGCTGCTAAAGAATTTGATGCCCGTGTGAAATTCAAACGGGATACAAGTGCAAATTGGACAGCGAACAATCCTGTTTTGTTAAACGGCGAGATGATCATCGTTGATACTGCAAGCGGTGAAAAAAGAACAAAGACAGGAGATGGAACAAAAACTTATACTCAATTGCCTTTTGATGATGAAGCGATTTATAACGCTTTAAATAACAAATGCGATGCAAGTGATGATGTTAATGCGACCTTGAGCGCAAGTGCGTGGAGTAACGGGCAACAAACAATTTCAGTCGAAGGTCTAAAAGCAGATCAAAACGGAATTGCATCTTTGCCTCAGAATTATTCAGTCGCAGTATATGAAGCTGTTGTTGCCGCACAACTTCATGTGTCTGCACAAACAGATGGAACATTAACTTTCTCTTGTGATGGTGATGTACCGCAAATCGACATTCCTGTTGTTGTGATACTTCTTGGTTGAGAAAGGATGGTGTTTCGTTTTGAGTCAAACTGAAAAATATGGGTTTTATGTGACCGAACTTACTGATGATCCAAAATTTATAGATTTGAGACAAGAATTATGCGGCAACGAAAATAGTAATATGACAAAAATGGAAGATGCCTTAAATACGAAAGCCGATAACAGTCTTTCTAAAACAGGCACTCTTTTAGCCTCCGCATGGACTGGCGTTGATAGTCCATTTACACAAGAATTGGCAATTGAAGGACTTGGTGCAACTCAAAACGGAATCATTGATGTTTCCCATGACGCAACCATCATTCAAAGAGATGCGGCACGAAACGCACTCTTATCCATCACTGGACAGAGTAATGGAGTATTGATCATTTCGGCAGATGGAGAGTTACCAGAAGTTGATATTCCAGTTGTCGTAATTCTATTAGGTTAAAGGAGGATTAAAAGATGCCTATTGTTTCTAATTTCCCTACTGGCGGCGGTAGTGGAAGCAGCGGTCTTGCTTTGGGCGCAGTAAGCAATGTCAGCACTGTTGTTTCTCATGGCAAGGCTTATTTCAAATGGACTGATCCTGAAGATATTGTTGTTTCCGATTCTACTTTGGCTGCTTTTTCTGGAACGATTTTAGTTCGTAAGGCTGGCTCTGCACCTGTTAGCCGCAGAGATGGTACTGTCGTTGTTGACAGTAAGACACGAAACGCTTATCAGAACACTTATTTCTGCGATAGTGGGCTGACAGATGGCGTTACTTATTACTATAAGTTCTTTACTTATACTACGCAGAATGTTTACACAGATTTGGAAGAAAATCTGGTTGAAATCACTCCTGTTGCTGTTGCTCCTGCAAATGTTTCTGGCATGAGCGTGGCGGCTGCTGGTAATGGTAAGGTTACGCTGAAATGGACTGATCCCGATAACACAACTCAAGACGGTATTACTACTGTTGCTTGGGGTGGTTCTAAGGTTATCTACAAGAAAGGCAGTAAGCCTACCAGCGAGAGTGATGGTACTCTGGTGCTGAATTCCACAACCAAGAATGCGTATAAGTCTACTGGTTTGACAATCTCTGGATTGACAAACGGTACGACTTATTATTTTGCCGTTTTCCCCTATGGTACAGATGCTTATGGCAGTGCAGTAAATACAAACGCAAGTAATGTAATAAATGGTGTTCCTAATCGTTTGACGATTGCGAATGTTCCAAGTCAGAGCGGTTCTTTGACTTATACTGGTTCCGCACAAACTCCTTCTTGGAGTAACTATGACAGTTCTAAGATGACTTTGAGCGTTACTGCTCAGACCAATGCTGGTACATATTCTGCATCCTTTACTCCAAAGGATGATTATATGTGGTCTGATGGAACTACCGCCGCTAAGAGTGTCAACTGGACAATCGGTAAAGCGGCTGGCTCTCTGAGTTTGAGCAAATCCAGCATTACACTGAATAGTTCTACCAAGAGTACGACATTTACCGTTACTCGTGCTGGTGATGGTAAGATCACTGTTGAATCCAGTGATACAACCGTTGCAACTGTCAGCTTGAACGGCACTACGGTTACTGTCAGCAGCGTGAATGACAAGACTGGTAAAGCAACGATTACTGTTAAGGTGGCGGCTGGTACAAACCATACTGCTCCTTCTAACAAGACTTGTGCTGTTAGCTGTGAATTCCTTCCTGCTGTCGGTACACCTTTGAATAATATTAGCTGGGCAGATATTAAGCGCATTTCTGATGCTGGCTTGGCATCCAACTATTTTGCTGTTGGTGATCGTAAAGCAGTTGCTTTGAGTGGTACTGTTGGTAATTTATCTTTAAGCGGAACTTATTACTGTTATATCATTGGCATTAATCATAACAGTGCCAAGGAAGGTGCAAATCGTATCCATTTCCAGTTTGGTAAGACTGCTGCATCTGGCGGTACTGATATTTGCTTTGTAGATAGTGGTTATAACAGTAATAAAACTTCTGGTTCTTGGTTCAATATGAACAATTCTCAAAGTAACAGCGGTGGCTGGAATAGTAGTCGTATGAGAACTGTTATTTGTCCTGCATTTAAGAGTGCTATGCCCTCTGATCTGCAAGCAGTTTTGAAAACTACAACCAAGTATTCTGATAATACTGGTGGTGGTTCTAATACTGCATCTTATGTTACTGCAACATCTGAAGAAGTATTCTTGCTTGCAGAGTTTGAGGTCTTTGGTGCAAGAAGCTATGCCAATAGTGCTGAACAGAATTATCAGACACAATACGCCTACTATTCTGCTGGTAACTCCAAGGTGAAATACCGTCATAGTGCTACTGGTTCAACTGCGGCCTGGTGGTTGCGCTCTGTTTATGCGGGCAACTCGTCCGGCTTCTGCGTTGTCAACACTTCGGGGAGTGCGGACTACGGCATCGCTAACTTTTCGCGTGGGTTCGCCCCGGCCTTCTGCGTGTAAGCTACTCTGTTCATCCTCAGCATCTCCATTCAAGGCGCAAGCCGAGAATGGGGGTGCGAGGATGGACTTTCTCGCAACTTATGAGATAATTATCAAAAATGTTCTTGACATTTAGATTATTATCCGCTATCCTTATGTCGGAATGAGAATATTTTCTAATTTTAATGTTCTTCGGAGCAAATAATCTATCATATTAGGAGGTCTGTAAATGTCGGTTTATGCTTCTAAACGAAGTGAATCAAAAGTTGAGTTTCTGCGTGTAGCACAGCAGCTTGCCGTCTACACATTAAAGCAGACTAAGAAATTCCCGAAATCGTACAGGTTTAATCTGACCAATGATATTGTACGCCTATCAATGGAGATTCATGAGAATGTATTAAGAGCAAATTCAATTTATATCCATAAGGGTATGAGTAATGACGAATTTCGGCTTCGAGAGATTTACTTTTCAAAAGCAAAGTCCTCAATATTTGCTCTGAGCAGTTTGCTAACGATTACATTTTCTCTGGTATTAGAGGGTAACAATTTTCTTGGCGATAAGAAATCTGCATCGAATGTCTTTAAGGAATGGGCAAGACTTTTGAACTATGAAGCCGCACTACTAAAAGGCGTAGTGGATTCAGACAGAAAAAGATATAAATCCTATCAGAGAAACGGCAAAGTAAAAGATGCAAAAGAGGAAATTGCTGATGCCGTAGAAATGAAATTGTTTTGCCTGAAGAAACATTTGATTTGGTAGAATCGGAGGATTAATCTCCGTTTTTATAGGTTACATCCTGATAAAGACCCTGCGAACTGGTGGTTGCGCTCTGTTAATGCGGACAACTCGAACAACTTCTGCAATGTCAACACTTCGGGGAGTGCGAACAACAACAACGCTAACAATTCGAATGGGTTCGCCCCGGATTCTTGATACTGTTTGTGGTGCATCAAAAAAACGATTATAGTACACAAACTTGGATTGGACTTAGTAGTGAAAGCGAAAACAATATCCGTTAATCAGAAGGAGGATGTAATCCTTGGTTCCTGCCGTTTGGCATACCTTAAATACCTTGCAGTATCAGTTGAAAGGTATGGTACTGCTCTATCTGATACGGGCATCTGGACGCTGCTTGCATGGTCTGATGACTTTTCTGATTTAGTCAGATTTCATAGATGTACCGTTAAGTAACTTAGGAAATCAGGATCGGAAACTGACCACCAAACAGGATTGATGCGTATGCCTGTTTGACCAGTGGATGATGAAGTTATACAGAAAGGAACCTTTTATTTATTATGACGAGCGAAGAAAGAAAGCAGAAAAGATACGAAAACAGACAAAAGAAAAGAAAACAGAAAGCAGAGGAAATCTGCGGCAAGACTTTTGAGGATGTGTTCACCTATGAAAACATGGTGGACGCATCCAAGTCTTGTTGTACTGGTGTAAGATGGAAAACCTCTACCATTAATTTTGAAACGATGCTCTTGACTCAGGCTGATACTTTGCAGGAACGCATCTTAAATGATGAATATCAATTTCAAGGCTTTAAGCATTTCAAAACCATAGAACATGGTAAAGAACGAGATATTAATGCTTTGGATATTCATGATCGAACAATACAGAAATGTTATTGTGACGAATTGATGACAGAGGCTTATTCCAGAAGTTTCATTTATGATAACAGTGCAAGTTTACCGGGTAAAGGTATGGACTTGACTTTGGAGCGGCTTAAACAACATTTGATCCATCATTACCATAAATATGGTCTTGAGGGTGGAATTTATCAATTTGACTTTCACGGTTATTTTGCATCCATTCCTCATGAGGGAGCTAAAGAGCGATTATGTAAGCATATTCATGACAAGAAATTGCAGGAAATAGGCTGTCAGTTGATTGACGATTTTATTACGCTTGGAGGCGTGGAACAAGATGTAGACAATCCACATGGCGTTGGATTAGGCAGTCAGGTATCTCAGAATATTGCGTTAGATTACGCAAGTCCGATTGACCATTACATAAAAGATGTTTGCCGCATTAAGGGTTATGCCAGATATATGGATGACGGTTATGTGATCAGTAATTCTTTAAAGCAATTAGAGGAAATTCGTGACTATCTTATTGAATATGCGAAATCACTTGGATTGGAATTAAATGAAAAGAAGAATGTCATTACACCGTTTGCCAATCATAGTTTTCGTTTTCTTAAAATGCGTATTCGATTAGAGCCATCAGGTAAAGTTGTGATGAAACTTAGTCGCAACAGTATTAAGGCTATTCGGCGCAAATTACAGATATTCAGGTTATGGGTTGACGAAGGAAAATTCTCAGCAGAAGATGCTTTTACATCTTATCAGTCTTGGCGTTCTCATGCGCAGCGGTGTGACAGTTATCAGACACTTCATGCTATGGATATTTATTTCGTTAAGTTGTTCCAAAAGGAATTGGCAGAAAGAAATAATAAATTCAAATGCACATTGGATGCTAAATGGGATTATGAGGTTGGATGGATTTATTTTACCAGCATAAAAGAGTATAAGGCTGTTCTTGCGGAATTAGATCGTACACGATATGAGCGGTATATGAACGGCTTCGTGCCGCTTTGTGATCGTTGGGAATGGCGTATGCAACAGAGAAGTAAAAGTGCAGAGGCTTTTGCTATATTGCGAGAGCTGCGTGAGAATTTTTATCTACCTGTTGAATCGAATAATTGATCTGCTTTTAAATCTTATCTATGTAAGGAGAGTTAATTTCATGAAATATTTCAATCAGTATGTTGTAACAAAGAGAATTAAGAAAAAGACTCTTTGTGGGGATTTGAACCTTCCGTTTGGAACGAGTTGTTTTGCGAAAGATGGAGTAATTTATTGCGACAAGGGAATGATTTGCGGCGTTACAAGCCAAGACGCTTATGATTTCTTTACGCAGAACGATGACGGTTTTGCCGAGTTGCGCAGGAAACTCATTGATAGCATTTTTAATGCTCTTAACCGATCCAAACAAAATATTGAATCTTACAATGCAAAATGGGATAAGGTTTGGAATGATTCGACTTGTTTGAAATATAAGCGAGAAGAGTACGATGATCATTGGTTGTGGAACTATGACTTCTACAACGCAGAAATTGATGTGCTTCAGCATATCGCAAAATTAGTTGACGCAAAGGAGGTCGTATAAATGTATCGAATTATTAAGATTGATGGTACAGAATTGGGTATTACCGATTCTGTGAATTATATTAAGATCGGTGAAAGCGGTTCTTTCACTATCGCAACAGAGGAAGATGCCATTGGTGTTGCTTTTGACAGCGTTGCCTATAATTTGGCTGAACATAATGAAATTGAGGGTGCTGAAACAGTCGTTGTTTCTAAGGTCGATAGTGGCAAAATCATTCAGGAAACAGCGTCTTATGCTGAATTGGCTACCGCTATTCGTGAAGGAGTGAATGAAGTATGACAGATAAGGAATTTACTTTAGATACTATGCGCAGATACGGCAGACAGAGAGCATTGGATGTTCAGGCTGAAAGTGCTACTATGACTAATACCGAACTGAATGCACAGGATGATTACATTCCTGATTTTTTGGCAACTAAAGAGAAAATGAATATGCTTGAGCGTCATGCTGGTCTGACAGATGGTTTTGTTTGTAAGTCCAGTGAAGGTCGTGTTGTTCGTTTGCTTCAGAATTACGATTCTGATGTGTTTACTGGCGAACCTGAAACACTTCCTGCTCAGTGGGGCTTTGTGTGGAGCCAAGACCCAGCAAAGGCAAAACCTTTCATTGCTTTATCTACATCTCCATATATGACAGGAGATTGTTGCAGTGTTGAGGTTGTCGATGATGAAAAAAACACTGTAATTCAAGTTTATCGTTCTAAAGGCGATAATAATGTTCATTCTCCATTAAACTGGCCTGATGGTTGGGAATTAGTTGAATAAGAAAAAGTAATGGGTTGCTCGATTTTGAGCAGCCCATTCTCTTTATTTTGGAGGTGAGATTTTGATGACAAACGAACAGTTGATTTGGAATTATTTCAAATCTCACGGATTGAATGATTTTGGTACAGCAGGACTTATGGGCAATCTTTATGCCGAATCTGGTTTAAATCCAAAAAATCTTCAACAGACTTATGAGCGGAAACTTGGATACAGCGATGATTCATATACAGATGCAGTAGATCATGGCATTTATATGAATTTCGTAAAAGATTCTGCTGGTTATGGAATTGCACAATGGACTTTTTGGAGCCGTAAACAGGCTCTTCTTTCATTTGCGAAAAGCAGAGAAAAGTCTATTGGCGATTTGAATATGCAACTCGATTTCTTAATGAAAGAATTACGAGAAGGATATATTGGCGTTTTGAATACTTTGTGCAATGCCACATCTGTTCTTGAGGCATCAAATGAAGTTCTATTTCGTTTTGAACGCCCAGCAAATCAAGATGAAAGTGTTCAAGCAAAGCGATGTGCATTTGGTCAGAGATATTATGACCTGTTTGCAAATCGGCAAAATGAATACAGTTTTGATTTTGCAGAATTGTTCGCAGAATTGCGCAAAGCATTGCAAAACAATAAATGTAGCGAATATAGTCTTGCGGCAAGAAATTGGGCTATTTCTAATGGTTTGATTGTTGGTAATGGAACACTTGAAAATGGTGAGCCTAATTATATGTGGCAGGATTTTATCACGAGAGAGCAAATGGTGACTGTACTTCATCGTTTTGTTCAAATGTAAATTGCAGAAAGAATGAGGTAGCAGAATGAATATTGAAAAAATTGTTGCACGAAACGGTTATCTCGTAGATGCAGATACAGGTGAGAAAGTATTGTTCTATGAGTGTGATCCGCAAAAAAACACGGAATGCGATAAATCTCTTTGTCGAGCAAATCTTGCTGAGGATGACGGAGATTTTGGTTTTTGTGCAAAGACGATTAATCCAGCATTTCGTAAAGATGGAGGCAGATCATTTTATGCTGTCCTGAAAGAAGATACCTATTGGGGTAGAGAATATGTTGATTAATCCCACAGCGAAAGGAGAACGCAAATGACAGTAAGTGAATGTATTGCTTGGGTTGAATCCCATATGGAAGTCAAATATGCAACAGCTAACGGTGCGTATCAGGCTGGCAGAAAGATCAATCCGCAAGGATGTGTCAATCATTCTGTCGGCTGCGCACAACCTTCTGTTGATGTATTTTTCAATATCATGAATAAATCATCTGCTGGTTGGGGTGTTAATGCACTCCTTGGCGATTTCCATAAAGGAGATGGACGAATTCTGGTCGTTCTTCCTTTAGATGCTCGTCCTTGGGGTTGTGGATCTGGCAGTAAAGGTTCTTGGAATAATACAAAAGTTCAATGGGAAGTTTGTGAACCAGCAGGACATACATATGCTGGCGGTACAATGATTGCCTATGATGTTGCCAAAAACCAAGTATATTTTGATCGTATGTGGAAGATGCTTGTGGCATGGAATGTGTATTTGGTTAAGAAATTCGGTTATGACATTAACGGAATTTCTGATCATGCAGAAAGCTATCGTGCAGGATATGGGTCTAACCACTCAGATATGGGACAATGGTTGCCTAAACATGGTAAGAGCATGGCAGCTCTGCGTCAGGAAGTAGAGGCTATTATCGGCGGCAATTCTGCATCTGAAATCACTGTTTCCTATCAAGGTAGAGTTACAGCAAATGATGGTTTGAATTGTAGAACTTATCCTGTTAATGGAGATGTTTTGATAACCTATCCAAAAGACACAATTGTTTCTATTACGCAAGAGAAAAACGGCTGGGGTTACACTGGTGCTGGTTGGATTTCACTTGCTTATATTGAAAGAATTAACACACCAAGTTCAGAAACGGAGGATGATGATATGGATGTAAAGAGATTTGAAGAATTATTCCTTGAAATGCGTAAGGGTTTGCAAGACAACGATGCTGGTACTTACAGTAACGAGGCAAGAAATTGGGCAACCAGTTCTGGTTTAATTGCTGGTAATGGTACTGAGATTAACGGCGAACCTAACTGTATGTGGCAGGATTTCTTAACTCGTGAGCAGTTTGTTACTGTTCTTTATCGTTTTGCACAGATGATGGGCAAAGCGTAATCTTTTATAGGGGGTGACGCATATGGCTCGTGCAAGCCAGAAAGGACGGAGGTTGCGGAAAAAACAAAATCCGTTGACTAAAATCTTAAATGCGATTCTGAAACATCTTGCCTCCTTGGGGTTTACAAATCGTTTGGCGATTTACATCTTATTGTTTTTGGCTGCTGGCTTGGCTGGCGGCTTTTATCTTGCTCTTAGGAGTATTGTCACTGGATATACTGGCGCATTAATGTGCTGGACAGTAGTATTTACTCCTATCGGTACAGCTTGCAGTATTGTTCTTAGTAGGATCGTACATAAGAGCGAAACTGAAAATACAAGTGCAGATGGAGATGGCATTAAATATGCAACTGCTAAAGCTAACAACTTTGGCGTTGTCGAAGATAATAAAAGTCCAGCAATCTAAATGTAAGGGGGGGTGAGCATGGAAATGGAATGGGTAAAACTGATTATTTCAATCTTGTCTGGTTTAGCTGCGGCTATTCCTCTGGTGATTAAACTGGTTGAATATGTCCAGAAAGCAGTAAAAGAAAGAAACTGGAATCAGGTTCTTAAAATGGTTATGAACCTAATGGAAACCGCAGAAACAAAATTCGAATCTGGTGCTGAACGAAAAGAATGGGTTTTGTCTATGCTGAAGGCTTCTGCTGATAGTATCAATTATGATATTGACTATCAGGCAATTGGTGAAATGATCGACAGTCTTTGTGATTTTAGTAAAGTCATTAATCCCGCAACCGAAAGTGCGGGTGAATAAGGCTTATGTTGAATTACATTGAATACTTGAATATTCCTGTTAAGATCGCATTGGTCTTGGTAGTTATCTTTTTCTCTATGCAAATCATTGGAGAGTTTCTTGAGTTTAAGGGAAAAGTAGTACCTGAATTTTTCAAAATTCGAAAGTGGTTTACTCGTAGAAAAAGAGAAAAGGCTGAAGCGGCACAAACATTGAAAGATGTTCAGGTTCTTTTGAATGATGTAAATAGTCATTATTCAGCAGACAATATTGCCAAGCGTGATGGCCGGATGCAGTGGATCAATAATAGAGCAGAAGTATATGATGAATCTATCAAGCAACTGAGAGAAGCATTAACTGAAGTTATGCAAGCGTTGAAAGACAACACGAAATTAACTGAGGAAATGTTTATTCAAAGCAGTAGAGATCGTATCATTGATTTTGCTACAAAGACCAGCAATGAGAATGTCATGGTGTCACGAGAGGAATTCAATCGAATTTTCAAGGTATATGCCAAGTACGAAAAATATCTTGAGGAACACAAAATGACCAATGGCGAGGTTGATATTAATTATCAGATCATTAAAGAGTCGTATGAACAGCGTTTGAGAGATCATGCTTTTACTGAGGATATTCGTGGATATACCAGTCGAGATCAGCAACCGTAATTGGTTGCGAATTGAAAAAGCAACCTATTCTGGATGGGGAGTGGAGAAATCTGCTCCCCATTTTTTACGGATACCTCATAAGCCGTTTCTAAGCGTTTCTGGCGGCGTTTTGTTCTGGACAAGGATTTACCCGCCAAAAGAATTTAGAACTACTCTGCGGCTTCTGTGGGTTTGTCTGAACGCAACAAGAAAGGAGCTGCCGAAATGAATCGGACAGCCCCTCTCAGTTACTCTATGCTTGTATGCGATTGTCTGCAAGTCATTTTTAGTAAATTTTTAGTAAGGTAATGATTGATACTGCGAAAAAGCACATTTTGTAGTGTTCTCTATGCGGCAAGAACCTATATCTTGTGGTTTATTCGCTCAAAGGTTTCATGGTGGGGATTATAAAACCCTCGTGACAAGGACAGTTTTTACTACTATATCTTGTTGTTTTCAGGTCTTTTCGTCCCATATTTAGCACCTTTTGTTTTAGTAGGCAACAGAAATTTCTTAAAAGTTCTTAGGTTTTCTTAGAAAAGGCTCGGCAATTTTAGTACGATTTTTAGTACGCCTTAGCATATCTTGACCTTGCCCTCCAAGTTTGCAAAGGACTCCTTTTTCTTTTCTCTGGTTGCCTCGTTGTAAATGTCCATCGTTGTCGATATATCAGCGTGTCCCATAATCTCTTGAATAACTTTCAAGTTCGTTTCGTTTTCACAGAAACGAGTGCAGAATGTATGCCTCAGATTGTGGACTGAAAAGTGCGGCAACAATAATGGTTCTCTCTTTTGTTTCTTTGCCAGTTCAGCTTCTTCGATGTTGTAATCTCTAATGATACGCTCTATCGCTCTGTTGATGTTATGAGGTGACAAAACACTGCCGTATCTGTTGGAGAAAATAAATCCAGAATATCCATCAATAACAGTCTGGTTGAATCCATCACGCATTTGTCGTAATCGTTCTTCCAGCAACGCCTTTTTCACGGCTGCGAACATCGGTATTTCACGAATGCCCGATTTTGTCTTTGGTGTTGTAATATGAAATACAGACTTTCGAGTATCTTCTTCAGGTCTGTAAATCAAGCTGTGATTGATCTCAATGATGTTGTTCTGAAAATCACAGTCCTCCCACCGAAGTCCTGTTACCTCTCCTACTCTGCATCCAGTGCCAAGTAACACAGTGAAAATTGGAAGCCAATGATTATAAGTCTTATGCTCTCGCACAAAATTCACAAACACTTCCTGTTGTGGCTCGGTTAGAGCATGGCGTTTAGGCTTTTCCCAATCGTGACTTTTCTTGATCTCTGCCATAACTCCTTCGGTTGGATTAGTACGAATATACCCATCTCGTACCGCAATCGCAAACACTGGATGAAGGATCGTATGAATAATTTCCATACTGTTTGGCTTGAAACCATTTTCGAGCAGAGAGTTGTAGAACTTCTTGATCGTGCTGTATTTAATGTCTACCAGTCTTTTGTTGCCAAGTTCGTCACGCACATACTTATCATACATATATTTATAGTTGCTGCGTGTACTTTTCTTCAACTCTTTTTTGTCAGATATATAGTCCTCCCAAAAAGCGTCCAGCGTAGTCTTTCTTGCATTGAATGTGTCAATTTCATCCTGCAAGTCTTTTGCGATTGATTTTTCAAGTTCTCGCAAGCAAATTCCCGGTTGCTTTCCTTTTGGTGTCCGATCTGACTGAGTTAAAGTCCAGCTATAAACGAATCTTGGTACGCCTTTGGCATCGGTGTAACGATACATATATCTGCCATCAGCGTTTTGATATTCTCCTTTCCATAACAGTCGATTTTTCGTATCACGCCGTTCTTTAGCCATCGCATATCCTTTCCGACAAAAGAAACCGCAATACAAGCATACATATTAATTATACGAATTGCGGCATCTTCTGTCAACCGCATAAATTTAAAATAATCATTAACTTACTAAAAACTTACTTTGCATATTTTACAAATAGCTTTGTTGCAAAACCCATTTTTCGAACAAAGGTCTTTTAATTCGAACTCTTTGTCCTGTATGTAAAACCCAATCCAGCTCCTTCTTGTATTTATCGTTATCAATGATACTGCGTAGACGATTTTCTCCGATCATTGAATATTCGGCAGCTTCTTCAATTGAAATACATAGTCTTTGATTATATGGAATTTTCATTCTTTCCATTATCTCACCTCACTTTAAATAAAGGCGATAAGGTTTAATACCCTATCGCCTATTTTTTACGGATACTTTAATTTGTTCTTGTATTTATCGTTATTTGGCGATAAATTAATCGTTTGCTTTGAACAGTATTTGATTAAGTTTCTTTGCCATGTTATCGAATTTAGGTTTGCAATCCTTGCATGACTTTGCTGGCAAAAATTCCTTAACTGCGCCTCTCGCCCCATATGCAAAAATTTCATCATGAACTGTGTAAAGTTCTCCTGCTGGATTAATACCAATATCAGGGAAAATAATTTTTCTGCATATTGGACATTGGAATGTACTTCTTTTAAAAAGCTCTACAATCGACACGACCTCTTCTGCTGTGAAATGATGTTTGCTTTCAAACGATGTGGCGGCAGATTGTTCGACTACTTCAATATCTCTGCGCTGATCTCCGCATACAAGCATAATGTCACTCCTTTATTTCTTCTGAAAGTTCATCATGAATGTTACCGATTACACAGCCACGCAAAACATATTTAAAATCAACTAATGTGAAAATAGAGTTAAGGAATGATTCGCCGCTGCCAACAAAGAATGCGCCTCCACGGTAATAAACTCTGCCGCTTTTAACTCGGAACATTTCTTCAACATCAGGATTGATTTTTACAATATCACCATCATAAATTTCAATACCATTTTGATCTGGAATACCTGATGAAAACTCGACTATACATTCAGAACGACCAATTTCATCTCCATATAAATTTTCGGCAAGTTCTCCATTTGGTTTTAATATCCAATATGGAAGGTCGGTGACATACTTCTTTCTTTTTGTGTCATATACTCTGTACTTCATCTATATTCTCCAATCGTAATTAAAAGAATAAATTCCATAGAGCGGCTAAAGTTCGTTTCCATTTTCCATCTTTATATTCATATCCATTAACAAACACCCTATCATTGATAGTAGTAATGTTCACAGAAGATGATTTATGTGGCAAATCAGGGACTCTTTTATTATTGATGTAAATTTCATCTCCATCAATATTTACGAATGTATTGTTACTTACGCAGATCATCGTATCTGTCCTTTCTCAGTAAAAAACATCAATCAACTCTTTGATGTAGAACCAATTCCACCAGTTCGGAGGGCAGTTACATCATCGTCATCAGTAATGACAAAAGGCATGATAATTCCTTGAGCAAAAGCATCACCCTTATTGACGGTCAGAACCTTATCACTCTTACTGTCGTTTGTGATCTTGATAAAGATATGACCTTCATTGGATTCATTATTGTAATAGTCCTGATCAACAACACCAACAGTATTGTCGAGCTGCATACGATACTTAAATCCATAACTGCTACGAGGGAATAGCATAAGAACATTACCACGGCTCAAACTACACTTGATGCAAGTGGGAACCTTGATTGTTTGTCCCGCTTTCAGTTTAAAGGAAATGGGAGAAATGAAATCATAACCAGCACTGCCCTGTGTTGCTCTACGAGGCACTTTCAGTTCATCATAATTCTGATATCTCAGAACACCGTTCTTTGCCTTAAATTCCTCAGCAACAGTCTTTTCATATTCCTTTTCGGAAATTAATTCAAACTTGTTCATTTTATTGCTCCTTAGAAGTATTACAAACGCAAGTAGGCTCAACACCATAAATGGTAGGATACTGAATCGGATATGATGGATAATAAATCGTATCATCATCTTCAGTTGTTTCCGTAATAGTTTGTTTAATCAGCTTTCCATCAGAATCATATTCACTGACAGTTTCTTTAATTGTTCTTTTGATCATAAATCACTTCTCCTTAATATAAAGTCCACAATGGCACATACCCTCTGTCATATCACGAAACTTTTTGCACATACATTTGGTATCTGGTGTTTTTTCTAAAGAACATGGACAATAGCCATCATTTTCTTTCTTGCGTTGCTCAATTTCTTGAACTAATTCTTGATCAGGATTTTTAATGATTTTCATCAATTATTTGCCTCCTTGATAAAGCCGCCAACAATTTCACATCCATCAATATTATCACAATCTTGCTCTCTGATAGGTTCGTTATCAAATTTCTCTGCAATTACACGAAGTTTCTTTAACGCCTCCATCATGTCAATAATGTAGTTGATATTGTCAACTTCTTCATCTTTCCGAATAATATCAATAAAGTTCCATTCAATGAACTCAACTAAATTATCTACTTGAGATTTTGTGAATTCAACAGAAAGAGTTTTCTCATTATTCATCATAATCTCCTTTATGAAATCTTTTCTGCGTATTGCCCATCGGAATTCAATGTCACTCCAAGAACCTCGTCATAATGAGATTTTGAATTTGGAATGTAACGCCCAAATTTAATGATAACATTTGAAAAGTTAGATAACTGTGTCAGATAGCCTTTTTCTTCGCATTCATGTTTTGTATATCCAGTGTAGATCACAAAGTCGTTTTCTGTTTTGTCACGAAAACTATATAATAATCGCGACAAATCATCAAAGCTATCCAGCGGCTCTAATCCTCCACAGACAATTGCAGATGTAATCGGATTATTTATATATCGTTCAACAATTTCATCAATGCCGAATTCGATATTTGGAGATTGGGCAAGGTCACTGTTTTGACAACAGTGAACCTTTGCCTCTTTCTCACATTTAAAGGTACAGTATGGGAAAATGATGAACATGGATGGTTTTTTGTAATTTACAAAATCTTCGTCAACCAATCCTTTAATGCGCAATATTTTCCCACTCCCTCATTTGATACTCTGCCTTGCGTTCCTTAGAATAAGTCTTGATTGGAGTATAAAATCCAACAATGCGTGTGTATTCTGTTTCCACAGGGCAACCGCACTCAGGACACACACTGCCAAAGAAAGCGTGATTGTTCTTGCAAGCCTGAATCTTGGTATTGAACGCAAAATAGGTTACGCCCTGATCTGCAATGTAATTGAGCATATCCCATGCCTGATCGAATGTAGCAAAAGGAGCCTCGATGTTTACATGGAGAATGCTGCCGCCATTACAGAACTTATCAAACATAGATGCAATTCTGATGCGCTCTTTGAGGGTAGTCTTAATACCCAGCGGAATGAACTGATTGCCATACAGAGGCAGATCGGTAACGGTTTCTTCAGGATAGAAGAACAAGTCCTTTTTCATCAGCTTTGCGGCTGCGGTTTCACCGGGAATCTGTTCACAGTTGATTTGATAATCGACAGTCTTGGCAAATTCAGCCTTAGTGCTGTGAATTACCTCAAAAATCTGCTTACCAAAATTTTCTGCTTCCTGAGTGTAATATGTATTACCAAGTTCATCCTTGCGAATGTAACCAAAAGTTTTCATGGTTTCATAAATGCCAATAAAACCAATGGTGTTATAAAGATGCTCAAAGTCTACCAGATTCAATGTAAAGTTTCTCAGTAAGCCCTTATCCACATTTCGCTTGATGATATGACGAATACTGTCCAAAGCCTTGAGGTTTAGAATAACCAATTCCTTGAGAGCTGCCAGATAATCAGCCTCGGTCTTGTTTTCAAGAGCCAGTCTTGCCAGATTGATCGTGCTGACCTTTACAGAACCAACTTTCAGAGCAGTACCGCCGATGGAGTTGAAATAACCCAAATCCTCAATATTGCTCTTCAGACGGCAGCAGTTAGACAGACTGGTAACAGAATCATCAATAAACAGATTACTATCATTCCACTTCATATTGTGCTGACAAGCGTAACGAGCGAAATCTTCATCGACAAACTTGCCATTAACACGGAGCAGAGAAATAGAATTAACAGGGAAAGTCATCATGTTCTTAGAACGAATCTTTGCCATTGTTTCAAGGAATACTTTTTGGAACTCCATAATTCCGTCAATTTCGTCAATCATGAAAGAACCATCGGGGAACTCAGAGCCACCAAACAGAGCCTCAAGATAAGGTCTATCAAAGATGCTTGTATTGGTAAATGCAGACTGAATGCCGCCACGGAGGAAAGGCTGGTTCAGTGCATAAATCAAACGCTGAATCTGCTGACGAGCCGCACGATCATTATCGACATACAGATTCTCAGCACAATCCTTCTTCCAGAAATAATACATATAAGGAATCAGATTGGGCAGACCAACAGCACCAGAGCTTCGATTACAAGTCCAGCTTACAAATTCCTTTACGAAATCAACAAATGTTTCAAGATGCTGGGGAGGTTCGGCATTGAAGTTTTCAATAAAGAACAAGCCCTTTTCTGCCAAATCTTTCAGATCATAAGCAAAGCAGTAATGAACAAAGGTTGAAGTGTTTGCATCGTGCAGATACAGGTGTCCATCCCACTCATTACGCAGCCAATCATTTGCTACCTTAAAACCGTACTTCTTATTGATCTCGTAGTGAATTTTATTGAATGCCAACAGCTTTTGATGGGGCTTAGGCATCTCATTGATCAGAGTAACAATGTCTTTCTGACCGACATTGGCATTGCCATCGACAGAGGCATCAGCAACAGTATCAGAATCAATGAAATTATCAATGAAGTCTGTGTAGCTTAATTGACCAGCAGAAAAGCCATTGATACTTGCTATTTCCTCTCCATATTCGTTTTGCATCTTATTGTATGCGTTGATAAAATTCTTTTTCAGTTCGATATTAATATTCACTGCACATTCTCCTGTTCGTTGATCCAATTATTAGCTGCCGCAAAATCCATCTGCTTACCATCTACATCAAGAACAGGTACACGAACAAAATTCATGCTTCTCATTAATTCCTGATCAGTGTTTTCCTCGAACTGAATACCCTTTGCAGTCAGCTTCTTTTTCAGAACATTACATGATGGGCATCCAGTCGAATAAAGAATTATCTTGCTCAAAATACTTCCCTCCTTAATCTAAAATAATGGAGCGGATTTCTTTCCACTCTGATACACGGATCACACCAGCCGCTTGAGCATCGAATGACTGGTTATGTGGGCGGCTAAACAAGATACCTTGATAATCGCCGCCAGTTACATTGTGAACTCCGTCATCAATTAGATAATCTCCATGAACAAGCTGCTTGTGAGAAGTGATGATGAACTGTTTCCAATTCAAGAACGGATATAATTCCAAAATTCTCTCAATTTTCTTATCACAAGTGTTATAATGCGTTGCTGTAACAATACGCAGAATATGCTTGTCATTAATTTCTTTTAAGACCTCGAAGCAATCTGGAATGCGTTCCAAATTGCTCCAAATGTCGTTCTCCTTAATCGGATCAAATACTTGTTCTTTTGTGAGAGTCGGGAAAAATAAACTTACATCCCAATCTGTAACTTCTGATGGTTTTACCGTTGTTCCATATCTCTGATTAATTGCTGAAATCCAGCAATCAATCAGATTTTCGATTACATCATCTGCGTCACAGAGAATAATTTTCTTTTCTCGATCCATACCAAACACCTTTTACAAATACTTAGCGATTTCCTCTACTTTGTTAGATAAGTCCTGTAATGAACCATTGTTGATCACAAACATATCAACAAAAGGATAATTGTCCATTGCCGTTTCCGAAGGATGATTTGCTTGTTCTGGTGTTAAATCTGATGCAAAATCAGGACGATTAATACGGATCAGCATTGTATCCATATTGTTTTCACGGAAACACTCAACCTCATTGGGAAAACGACAATCTGGAATCAGAACATAATCCCATTCATTAGGAAACAGTTGTAGAACACTTACGATAAAGTCAGTCCAATAACTTGGACGCTGAGTACGAACAACATCTGTGCTGACATACTGAAGCAATGTTCTGCCCTTTTCATCTTTTGCTCCATCCCATGCAAAGAATTTCTCGCAGATATACTTAACCAGATCGCCAAAGTGAGCAATCAGAACACGATGACCATTGGCTTTCAAATGTTCATCAAGCATTCCTGCAAGAGTATCTTTGCCGTGACGAGCCTTACCTGAAATACAAATTACTTTCATGCCGCCACCTCAATATCATCAAAGACATGAGGAATCAGTGTCTTGAAAGCCTTCAACAGCATAATGGCAATTTCACGCATCTGAGGATGTGCTGAAGGAGCGCAGCGCAGCTTAAAGAAATGCCTCCACTCTGCAAGATTCATAGTGATACAAATCTCAGTCTTAGTGGAATTATTTAGAACAGAACGAGCAATCTGAGGTGTTGCACCAAGTTCAATCATGCGGTTATAGTGACGCTCTGCATCAATACACGCCTGAACCCATTCATCATAAATCTGTTGCTGAATTTCAGCAGGAAGGTTATGAACCTTACTGTCATAGTCCATACCGCCCTTAATGTCGATATATGTAACCTCAGCACCGAACTTATCCTTTGCGTAATTGCAATATCTGGTGCTTTCCTGTGCAAAACTTGCCACACGATGACGGACTTCCTCGTGAGAAACGCCACGATCATTGGTTAAGCGAACTGTCATGTCGATATGAGTAAGTTGCTCTGTACCCTCTTGCAGTTCGTAAATGGTCAGGGGCTTAAACAAATCATTAGGATCGACATTTACATCCATTCCAATATCCTTAAATTCAGGAAAAAACACTTCATTCCCATGAATGAATTCCCATACAAATTCAGGAATCACTACATCGTTATCCAAACAAGCCTTGAAGAAATCTCTCCATGCACGAACATTGGCAGATACAACATGACGATTGGCAGATGTAAAGCGAATAAAACTGTTGAATCCACAGCGTTCCAGCAGAAGAATTGAACCTCTCAACTTTGTATAACTGGTATTGCTTAATTCAAAGATGAAAGAATGATGCTCAATAACTGCTTCATGCCCACGCTTGATAATGCCAGAAACAAAAGGCAGTGCTGACTCTTCAGTGATTTTATCTTCGCTCTTATAGCAAGTTCGACCAACATTCTCAATCAGCTTTAAGGCTTCATCTGCATCAATAGGTGTCAGAATTTCAAAACTTGGGCTTACTACTCTCATTGAAAACCTCCTATGATATACTTGTATTTCTTGTTATTTGTACTTAATCGTCATCCTGCATGGACTGGAAACAATAGTCACAAACATATGTCTTTACGCCATTGCGCTTGATCTTATGGAGTGTACTATTGCTGGAACCACAGTCAGCACAGCAAATCTTCGTGGGAGGATTTTTCATGCGCTGCTCATTGCGCTGCTTGCTTGACTCGGAGTTAGGATGCTCCATCCAGTTCTTGTAGTTCGGATAATAATTTCGCTTCATTGTTCTTTTCCTTTCATTTTGTTTTGATATGATTTAGTTGAATAACAAAAATAATGATCGCCAATTTTATCGTAAAGGTAATCATTATATTGCCTACGAGAAAAGAATACTACTCCACGATCCAATACCGTTTCTGTATCTGTAAGTACAATCTGAATCACTTCATACTGTTCATCTGTTGGAGTAGTGCTGGGAATTAAATGAGCAGGAGAAAACTGATTTTCCGCATACACAACATCATTAAGTGTGTTCGGAAATTCATCGCTCAGAAGCCTGTTAAATACGACCTCAATTACGGCTCTCTGTCCTTCAATTGACTGATTGCCAGCCTCCAAGAAAAGCAATCTGGCAAGCATTTCAATCTCGTCATCTGTGATTACATCAGCAATTTCTTGATAAGCCGCTGGTTCAGGTTCAGGTTCTGGAGTTTCTTCCTCTATGTAAATCGTTGTCGGCGGGGGGGCTTGCAGTACGGTAGAATCCATAGATTCATTTGTTGGATTAGGACTATAACACACCATAGTCATAGTAGTGCATATAGGATCATAATCTACATTTGTTTCTGTGTTATTCTGACTTGAAACTGTTGTTGTGATTAATAAGATCAAGATGATAATCACTACAACAACCAACACCAGTCTAATTGGATGTTTCATCGGTTTCCTCTTTCTTATTTTCGTATGGAATATTTAAATACTCCATGATTTCACGATAGCCAAGACCACCTTCGCTACGGTCTTTCATTGCGAAACGATATGTAGCTGGTTCTAATTCTGCAAGACGCTGAATTCGATTTGGTTCATGCTCTAAATGGCATCCGAAAAGACATAGTTTACATCCAGTATTGTGTTCTTTAGTGAATTCATATTTACCGTTTTCATGTAATACAATTTCACCGTATGGCGGCGCAATCGGAATATTAAATTCATAAAGATAACGGAGAACATCTTGTCTTGTCCAGAAACCCATCGGAGTGGATTTAGATCTTCCTGATGCTTTAAAGGCGTTACAGCCAGTTTTTAGATAAGCCTCTTTTCTGATCTGGCTATCTTCTGCAAGTGTTCCATAAATAGGATTTGTATTGACTTCTTTATCCACTAAGCGAATTGGCTGCTTTTTCAAATATGAGCAACATTTTTCACTTACATCAAAAGGTGCATCAATTAAGCATCTCCATTTCTTTGGAATACACCATGTTTTACAAAGTTCGTTTTTACTGGTATAACCAGATAAGTACAAAACTACTGAGTGCGGAAAGTTAAGAGAACGAAAATACTCTGCTGTTTCCATGCCTCGGTCTAAATAGTTTTCAATGTCACTATAATGAATGTCGTGTGCTTTAAAATAAGTTCTTACATCTCGAACCATTCTCGCAATTTTCTTGCTTGCCACAGGATAACCATCTGTGCGAACAACATCAAAATAAGTGACCTTTCCTCTTGCAATATGTAAATCAACTTGAATGTTATATTTCTGTTCGATATACTTGCAAAAGGATTTCACATGACTTGGCATTGACGCAAACTCATTACTTGTGTTTGCGTAGATAACAATCAAAGGACTGTCATGATGCTGATCACGGTGAATAGACCAATGCTTTGCAAACATATCAAACAAAACTGAACTGTCTGCCCCCCCGAAAATGAGAGAGAAACATTCCAATTCGTTTTTTGACAGAATTCAAGGAACTTTGCAGCAGAAACTTGAATTTTTGTTTCAAGTGTCCTTGCTTGCATTTTCATTAAATCCTGATTTGAATAAGTATATTTCTTCATTTATTCTCTTCTTTCTTGTTTACTCAAATCATTGAATATGGTACAATTATTATATCCATCTTAAAATAGGAGTGACTATTATGGCTGATACTGAAAAGCGTAAGATCGTGCGCCGCTCTGCTGAGGAACGGGTTGCTGAGATTGATGCTAAAATAGCAACCTGTAAAGCAACCATTGCAAAGCAAGAAGAAAAGATTGCCGCTCTCGAAGTTAAAAAGCAAGCTATTTTAAATCCTGTTCCTCGTGTTTCCAAAGCTGGTCAATTGAAAGAACTGCTTAATAAAGCAAAAGCATCTGGAATGACCAATGAAGAAATTGCAGAAAAACTCGGCATCACAATCGAATAAAAGATAAATAGGCTGTCTATGTCGGACAGCCTATTTTATTTAGGCTTACATTCCGATCATTGCCATAAATTCGGTTTCTGTCAGAACTGGAACGCCAAGTTCTTTTGCTTTTGTCAGCTTAGAACCAGCTTTTTTGCCAGCAATTACATAGTCTGTTTTCTTAGAAACAGAACTGCCAACCTTTGCTCCCAATTCTTCCAGCTTCTTTCCGATACCATCTCTGGTAAAGTTCTGTAAGCTGCCAGTAGCAACAACAGTTTTGCCATTGAAATGATTATCGGCAACAGGCGTTGTGATAGCTTTTTCAATCTGAATATTCAAATGCCCAACAATACAATGATACAATTTGAAATTATCGTCATCACTAAACCAGTCTTTCAGGCTTGCAGACATAACCTCACCAAAATCCTCAAGCTGCATCCAATTAAAATCATCGTTGATCAATTCAATTAACTTGTACGGATCACCAGCACAATAATTTGAAATTGCTTTTGATGCTGTCTTACCGATATACGGAATACCCAAAGAGATCAATAATCTTGTCAGTGTAGTAGATTTTGATGCTTCAATGGCGGTCATGAGTTTGTCATAGGAACGCTTACCAAAGCCTTCCATTCTCATGATTTCTTTATCGTATCTGTTAAGATGATAGAGATCGGTGAAATCAGTCAGCCATCCACTGTTGATGAATTTCTCCAAAGTTGCCTCTGATAGACCATCAATATTCATTGCTGGCTTACTGACATAATGAGAAAACTTACCCAGCTTTTTGCCGTTGCACTTCGGATTATCACAATAAACTGACTCTGTATCATTCACCTGTTCTACTCGAATGCTGCCGCCGCAAACAGGACAAACATCTGGATACTGAACGCCATGTTTTGTACCACGCTCTGTTGCAGAAATATTCTCAAGAATCTGAGGGATAATCATATTGGCTTTATAGACTTTTAGCTTATCGCCAATATTCAAATCATAGTCCTTAATGTAACTCAGGTTATGAACGCTGGCTCTCGTGACAATCGTTCCATCCAATTCAATTGGATCGAAAATCGCAACAGGAGTAAGCTGACCAGTTCTACCCATAGACCATTCAATTTCACGGAGTACAGTTTCAGCGGTTTCATCTTCAAACTTGAACGCAATACCATCATTATTGTGATGGGAAGTACCGCCCTTTTGCTTGGAATAGGAAATGCTGTCATACTTCATAACCATGCCATCAATAGGAATTCCTTTTTCAATTGCCTGATCTCTCATATGCTCGATTGCATCTTGAATAATAAAAGCAGAACTTTCCTGTTCAAAACGGCAAGCATATGGCAGTTCAAAACCCAACCTCTCGCAAGCAAAGAATTTTGTCATACGACTATCCGATGCAGGGAAAAGATCATCCAATGTCGGCAGATCATCTAAGCCTTCCAACACATCCCACAGCATAAAATGAATATTTCTCGTATCGCAAACCGCACTATCAAGCTGTCGTACAGAGCCAGCAGCAAGGTTTCTGGCATTTGCGTAAGGCTTTTCACCAGCAGGGAGATTATCATTAATTTTCTGGAAATCATGTTTATAAATAATTGCCTCGCCCACCACACGCAAGAAGCCATTATAAGGAATCGTCAGCGGGATATTCTTAAAAGTCTTTGCATTGTGAGTAATGTCCTCACCAGTGTATCCATCGCCACGAGTAGATGCTTGAATCAGCTTACCATTATTGTAAATTAATTCGACAGTCAGACCATCATACTTATACATCAGCAAGCATTTGTGATTTCCCATAAACTTTACAAGTTCATCAGCATCCTTTGTCTTATCCAAAGAGAGCAAAGGAATATCATGAGAAACCTTTTCAAGTTTGCTCTTTACATCGTAACCAACAGTGCTGGTTGGTGAGTTCATCAGAACAACACCCGTGTCTGTTTCCAATGCTTTTAGCTCGTCAAATAGACGATCATATTCTGAATCCACTACAAGCGATTCTGCTCTGTTGTAATATGCGTCACGGTATTCATTGAGCTGCTTCACAAGTTCGTGAATTCGTTTCACTTTTTCGCCCATAGGCAACAATTCCTTTCTTGTATTTATTGTTATTCGGAGGAAGAATAGAGGCTTTCTATCCTGCCTCCTATATTATACTTGCATTTCTGGTTATTGTCAAGAGGTTTATCGCAGTTTATGTTTTAAATAATATGTGAACACGCCATACATAAACCATCCTGAGTAAGACGGATCAGGCATAAACATAAGTTGAAGTCCGTATCTCTGATTAAAGGTATGCAGACTGGCAAGATATGCTTTATTGGAAAACTTAGTATCATATTTCCCATCAACAACATCTTGATAATTTGCATTCTCTACCAACAGATATTTCAAGCCGCTGTATGTAGCCATCTCTTCTTCAAATCTTGCTCTCTGTTGAGAGAAATTACCGCTCAATTCCTCCAACGATCCTTTGCGCTCGATCATAATTTCATGATCAAAATAGAGATCACGGTCAATGTTCAAATCTGGATTTGCTGGGATGTAAAAACTGTAATCGCCATTGGACAAAGCCTTTGACTTATGAGGAATTTTCTTTTTGTCCAGCCATTCGATGATATGAGCATTTTGTTTTTCTCTTGTATCAATAAGAATTACGATAGACTTTACAAGCTGCTCAAGTTCTTTATCGGTGTATTTATATAGGGATAAAATCGTAATCACCTACTTTCTATTCAAGGAAAGATTAATCATTGTAATGTCTTTAATCTCTTCCCATCTATTTTTAAAATGATTTGGATGCTCTTCTGGCGGCATATTCTGCAAAATCTGAATTACACCAAGACAATGCGCAGGAACCATCTCCGAACTGAAATATGATTCTGGAACATCTGGAAAACTCAAATTTTTACAAAGGATGTTGAAATTTTCATCCATTCTTATTTGCAGATCAGTGATGCCGTTGTTGAAAGTAATACGATGATTTTCATTCATATAAAGATATTGTAGCATGATCCCAATATCACCAAGTAAAAACAATTCATCCTTTGTTCTCATAACAATCTCCAATTTATACCCGATAGGGAACATTTAACTCTTTTCACAAGTATTTTGTACCCTATCGGGGTTAATAATTATTTCTCTCGTGCAGCTTTCATTCGTTCTGCCATTTCTGCCCTTTGTTCGTCAGAGTATTGTCTTGGGAACGCAACCTTAATCCACTTCTTAGGCAAACTATATTCCGCAAAATCTTCGCCTCTGCGAATGAGTTTCATGTCTGACATTTCAGCCAATCTTTTGTCCAGTTTGCGGATTAACGACTTGTCGTATGTAAAGATGGAAGCAGTCTTTTCTTCGTTATTATAATTGATAATTGTTTCTTGTTCGTATTTCGTTAAATTCATACGCCCTCCTTAGAATGAAAAGGATCATATTCACTTGGATCAGCATTGTTTGCCCACTCAACCCATTTTGTTACCTTTTCACGCAATTCATCATCAAGCAAAAATGGTTCACACACCAATATCACAGAAGAATTATCTCTCATAATTTTGGCATTGCTCACGATTTCTTCATAATCAACAGGATAAAGTAGTATTTTTGAATATACTCTATCCCCACGATTTGAAATTCGTCTTGTGAAAGTTGCCTCTTTAAATTGAAAACGCTCAGTCAAATGTGGATTGAGTTTTAGATCATTCTCTCTTATGTATCCAATTTTCATTTTCATGTTATTCGTCCTCTTTTGCTTCATCTCTGACAAAGCTCCACTTTTTCAAGATGCTTTCCTTATCGGAATTATCCTGCTGCCAATCCCCATTGTTATCCTTTGACCATCGACCTTCCTCAGAACATTCAATAGTCTTAATAATATCACCGACATTAATTGGAGCCTCGTCATATTTCTTGCGTCTTACCTTAACAATCTCAGTGCTGCCGTCAGCAAGACGATACAAAGTCAATTTGGGATTCTTATATTTGCATTCATATTCCTGAACAAAAGCATAATCAGGGGACATATCAGGAACCAGTGTTTTGACATACCCAATGTTCTGCAATTCATATTTCAATCTCTCGTTGAAAGGAATATCAGTATCTTCAAGAGTTTCCCAAATTTCTGTCAGAGCTGCATCATAATCAAACTTACGATATTGCTTGTCAGTTTCCTCGGAATATTTTCTGATGATTGGCAGAAATTCAACAGGAGGATTGGACTTGCTAAACTGAGAACGGTCATAAAGCTGATCCAGAATATCAATGAATCGCTTAATCTTACCGATAGTGCCGAAGTCATCAAAGTAACCGATCTCAATCAGCGTGTTTACCTTACCGCTATTGAGATTCTTTTTCTTTTTCATGTCCTTCCACAATTCATAGAAATTCTCGTATTTCTTTTGTCCCATTGCATACAGGTCATTTGCACAACCTTGGCTCAATCCTTTAATAGACAGAAGTGACGGATAAATTGTCTGATTATCTGGATCGGCTTTGAATTTACGATTATCCAGACCAAATTTATATTCGCCCTCTTTAATACCAAATGCTTTGCTCATTTCCTGCTTGAGTTCTGCGACTTTATCCTTCTTACCCTTATCGGAGTATGTCTGAAGCAGAACCTCATAAAATTCATAAGGATAATGTGCTTTCAGATATGCGTTATACAAACTGTCCAATGCCATACAGTAAGCATGAGCGGAGTTAAATCCGTAACCACAAGAGTCAGAAATGATCTGCCATACTCGTGCGCTATCTTCCTCTGCTTTATCTGCTGGAATTCCATCATCCTGCATGATCTTATCTTTAAAACCAGTAATAAAACGCTCCTTCAAAGGTTTAACTTTTTCAGGATGTTTCTTTGCAATCGCCTTAATAATGCCATAACATTCATCAATTGGGAATCCAGCATAGTTCAGCGTGTTCATAGTCTGTTCCTGATACAGAATGAAACTCTGTGGAAGTTCTTCTGTCTGCAAAATCTTATCAAAAGCAGGGATGCCGTAAGAAAAATCCTCTCTATTTTCGAGTTTTGAATACATTGACTTAAACGCAGGACGAATAGCTGCGATAAATGCTGACAACTCAGACACATTTCGAGGTTTATACTTTATGGATTTTCTGGTAGTTGATGCCTTTTCAACCTGATTAACACCCATTGTATAGCCGTTTGCGTAAATATCCCAAACTGCCTGATCATTTTTAACCAGTTCCATCAACTCATTCACAGTGTGATGCTTCAGACCAATACGCTTATAAATAAGGTCAATCAGTAAGACAACATCAACCTTCAGAATATCGTTTTTCAGGAACTTGTAGTTTTCAGCGATTGCACCGTCAATTACGGCGGTCATATACTCTTTCTTAGTAGTTTTGCTCTTGCATTTGATCAGACCGATTTCCTCACGAATGCTACCATCATATAAAAGGTAAGCGCAAGGGGCTTTCTTTTTATCCATGATGATACCCTGATACTTTTTACTTGCATCAATGTAAGAATGATATTCTTCATCGACATAATCATAAATGTCGATTTCATCCTTTTCATCATCGTCCGCATACTTGAGAGCATCGTCATATTTTTCAATCTGACCAGAAATGGTATTTGCTAAATCAAAATCCATATTCTGTGATCTGGCGTACAGCTTAAATGCACTCTTTTTCTTACAAGTTCCGAATGCAATCATAGGATAAGCATGATCCTTGCCAAGAATTTCTTCCTGTGCCTCGGCTGCAATATCTGGCGTACCCCAGTTCAAGTCAATATCAGGGAGGCTCTTTGTTTCAAGAATGCGGCTCTTACTGATAAAACGCTCAGGATATAGTTTAATAGGACTTTGAAAACGATCAACTTTTGAGAATCCAAGCAGTGTATTTGTAAAATAACCAACAGAACTTCCACGCCCTGAGTCAGTTAGAACACCACCTTTTTCTAAAGCTCTCTTAACCATGTAATAGTCAATAAGGAAATAATCAGACATATTCGTATCCTTAATGACTTGAACTTCATTCTTAACACCATCAAAATATTCTTCATGCTGAGATTCGTCTACATCTTTGACATATGCCTTGAACAATTTAGAAATTAGCTTGCTATATTCCTTATTTCTTTGCTCCTGATCTAATTTAGGGAGTAAAACACCGTCAATTGTATGCTGACCGTCATAAAGAGAAGGCAACTTAATATCTTTAGAGAAAATGCGGTTGTCAATTGCATAATCCTCAAACTCCAAAAGCAAATCCGTATTATCCATTGCTCTCTGAATTTGATCTTTAGTAAATACACCTTGCTTCAAGAAACGATTCATAGTAGTTTCATCATCTGGATAGTCCATAAACCATCCATCTTCATCTTCATAATGAATGTTTTTTGCGGCAAGAATGTAATCTCGCTCTTTTGACTGTTCAGGATAGATATAATGACTGTCCATACCAACAATCATTTCAATGCCATACTTTTCAGATAAGGCAAGAATACGCTGGTTTAATTTTACCTGTGGTTCTGTATCGTGATACTGAATTTCAAGAAAGAGATTTTTCTTAAAATGGTTATGTAATTGCACCAGAATATCTTCAATATCATTATAGTGCCAGAATGCAATACAAGCAGTCGTGATCATTACATCATCGGCAGGAAGGCTCAACAACAATTCAACATCGACACGAGGACGGAAATAGTAGCCATCCTCATTGGCAGTAGAAAGAATGCTGTTAATTGCCCTGCGTCCATTTTCGTTCTTTGCCAGCATGATAATATGACCATTGGTACGGTCTTTTTCAAGTCGATTCTTTACCCAATAGGATTCTGCGCCAAAAATAAATTTGAGATCATATTTTTTTGCCAGTTCATAGGTTTCAAAATAGTAACCTTGCCATCCATGTTCCACACTGGAAATAACTTTATGACCAAGTTCTACTGCTCTTTTTGCATAATCTTCATTGACGGCAGCAGAATCGGCAACATAGATGTTACTGTATGATGTATGTCTATGATAATTCTGCATTGATACACCTCTTATTCGTTAATATTGCCTTGTATTTCTTGTTATTTTACTTAAAATAAGTTCGCATCTTCGTCCTTTTCATGTTTTGTAAGCATACGCTGCTCATTGAATCTCTTGATGTGAATACAGGTATTTCGGAAATTACAAAGGTTATTGCAGAAGAAAGTATCCTCTGATTCATTACCCTTGCCATTAATTCTGACAAATGAGCGTGGAGGCCACTGAGATTCATCATCGGGATCAAGTGCTTCAAATTTATCTGCCATATCATTCAGATAATTTACCGCTTCTGCTTTGAGTTCATCTGTCAAATCATATTTTCTTACATAAGGCTTAACCGTATATTTCTTTTGAATTTCTTCAGGCAGACTATCAAAAGAATTGTTGTCCAACGCAGTCTTGATCATGAACTCAATATCCAGTTCGTCATAACCCAATTCTGTTAAATCATATTCGATATGGTTACGAAGTTCGCTGATCAACTTACCACGGCTAATTACTTTTGTAATTTCAGACTTTTCTTTAGAGTTTGCTCGTTTCTTTCCCATGAAAGTTACTTCGCAATATTTCAACATGATCCAAGACACATCTCGAACCTTAAAACCATCATGTTCCTTTGCCAAAGCATAGAAAATTAACTGTCTGCCATGATAAAGCAAATCCGCAGCCTTAAAATCTGTCGATGTTTTCCAGTCATAAATAGAAATTGTTCCATCTGGATTCTCACGAATCAAGTCGATATAACCCTGAACATAACGATTTTCAGACAGAGGATAGATAACCAATTCCTCAGTTACAAACTTACCCTTGGGGGCTTTAAAGGTATTGCAAAAATGCTTCATATCAGCAACCCAATTATTTCGGATCGTATCATTTCCCTTAAAATCTTTAGGGAACTCAATACCAAGCATTTCTAAATCTAAAAGTTCCTGATTAAGAACATCTGGCAGCTCTGCTTCTGTGGAAGTACCTTCAATGATTTCCTGCAACTTATCATGAATCTTTGTACCAAGAACACCGTAAATTCCATTTGTGCCTTTCTTATGAAGAATATAGGTGTTATATGCCTCGAACAAACATTCCTCAATCGTATTACATTTGGAAATGCTATACACAGCTTTTCCAGACTTAAATAACTCTTGTAAGCGTGGGTCTTTATCTCGCTTCGCCATTATTGCTTCCTCCGTTATGACATTCTTTACAAAGAAATTCAGTTTGATGGATTAATGGAACATGACCAGAAGAACATGGCATCCAAAATGATGCTGGATTATCTATTTCCTTTCCGCATTTACAGCAAACAAATTTCATTGCAAGTAAACCTGTTTCTTTATCTTTGAGATACAACCGAATTCCCTTGAAAAATTCCATTTCATTCACCTTGTATTTCTTGTTCTTTCAACCAAACAATGTGGTTTTTCATCAATTCTAAGAATCCGTCTTTACCTAAATCGGATGGACTTGCTTTACTTCCTTTCGGTAAGATCAGATTATTCTTATCATAGATGTAACCGACTCTGTTTTTAAACACTGCATTATTTAATACCAGCTTTTCAGCTTGCATTCTTACATTGTCCTCTTCCAGACCTTCATCATAAGCAAGGACAATCTTTTTCGTCATGAGCGACTTTAAGTATTTAGCCTGAACATCGCTTATATCACAACCACAAGTTGCAAGTCCGATCCTGCTCCCCATTGAATGAAGCTGCTGAACAAACTTTTCTGATTCTCCTACAACAACAATATTCTTCTGTTGAATGAAATCATAATTGTGATGATAACCGTATAGTGTTAAGCTGCGAGAACAAGGAATGATCGGCAACCACCGTTCATCCTTGGAACATTTCGTATCATTCAATCTACCCATAACACCGCACAATTTACCATCCAAAGTATATTCAGGAACAGTAATTCGGCAGCTTTCCAAATCAAATCCTACTTTAAAAAACTCCTGCGTCTGAAAATTGATACCATCTTTGAAAAACATTGTGTTGTATTTGCCAAGATATTCATCAATTTCAGATTCGTCATAAGTTTTCATTGCGTATTCTGGTTCATTAATCTCTTTCATAAGACCTTTATAGAAACCAGAAAACGGATAGCGGATTTTACCACTAAACTGACTTTTCTCTAACCCCAATTGATTGGCAATATAATGTAGTGCTTTAGGAAACGACAGCTTTTGTGTTTGCATGACCAGAGAAAAGAGATTTCCATGAAGATTAATCGAAAACCCATCAAACTTCAAAGTATCTAATTTCAAACGCATTGCTGTTGGATTTAAACCTTCTTCTCGACTAAAACGCAACTCATTTTTTTGCTGTCGGTATGTGATCTGCGTATATTCCATGCTTTCAAGGAGGGAGATACACGCATCTACATTGTTTGATAAATAATTTGTCAATGATAACGCATTTACGATAAGTATCTCCCTCCGTTTCTATTTTTCATATATTATTCAAGCCATCTGTTATCTATATAATAAAACCCATATACGGCGAAACCAGTCAATGCAATCCAGAAAATCCAAAACAACACAAGCTGCCATTCTGTTTCCAAATACTCAATTGTTTCATCAATGGTTTTCTCACAATAAAACGATGTTTCTGCAATTGTATTATCTGCAAGGCTTGCATAAAGCGTTCCTTCATAAGACAACGCTGATCCATAATATACATTTCTCAAATGATACCCTACATCCAGTGTATCAATATAATGCTCAGGAAAATAATTAATCGTTCCATATGGAAATTCACTATCAAGAAATGTAATTGTGGAAACATGAACATGATCTCGATCAATTTCATCCCATGTCCAGTAAGTTTCTACTTCTGTATATGTCTGAGTTTTACCATTAACCGTTTTTGTTTTTGTTACTGATCTTGTATGTTTCGTGTATCGCTCAGTGACTTTTGTTGCAGAGGCATATTCTCCACCGATTTCTGGATATGTAACAGAATCAACAGCAGCTAATTCTCCATACACAAAAGCATTGCCGATATTTGTACGCATTCCATACTCGAACAGACTGGAATCATTGTTGATTTGCAATGCGGTATTGTATTCCTGATACTTGTTCATCAGGCTATCATTAATCTTTCCTGAAATCATAATGCCAAATACAAGCATCAGGCAAACAATAACCACACTGAAAATCACTTCTCTTTTCGTGATCCTCATACTATGTACCTATCAATCAAACAGGTTAGTAGGAGCATCAGAGGAAACATCATAATTCAAATACTCGTAATTAATAACCTCATAGCCAAGGAAACCAAGAATCTGCTTATTGGGGAACTTTCGGACATACTGGTTATAACTTTTAACCCAAGTGTTAAAGTTACTTCTATAATTAGAAATCAAATTCTCGGTTGTTGCCAGTTCGTTCATCAACTCACGATAATTTTCACTACTTTTCAGTTCTGGATATGCCTCTGCGACAGCCTGAATCATTGTTTGAATTTCCTGAACACTTTCATCCGTAGCACTGCCACGAGCATTGACAACATCCATCAAAGTCTGATATTCATGTTCATCATAGGCTTGCACACAATCAACCAGATTAGGAATCAGGTCTGCTCTGCGCTTTTCCTGCACCTTAATCTCAGACTGAGCGGTGCTAATCTGTTCCTCAAGGGAGATTGCTTTATTCTGCGTTCCCTGAAAAGAAAATACAGCCAATACAATAACGGCAATTACTGCCGCAGCTACAATCAAAATGGACTTCCAAACAATGATTTATATGTAAGTGCATGAATTGCTTCTTGCTCTACTTGAACATTATTATCTGGAATCACATCTGCAAAACTTGCAAATTGGTTATCTTGATCTGTCTGAATTGGAACATCAAATGAAAGTAATTTATCTTGTGGAATTGCTCTCTCATTCTGCTGTTTTCTCAATTCTTGTTTATACTCATTTAGCATGACAGTATAAGCCAAAGTTGAGAATTTCCCCTTTGTATTATTAAAAGCAATAGCTGCCTTACATAATCCAATTGCCAGAACATCATAATATTCATCCAGATTAATGCTCTTTTTATTTGCCAAGCTATAAATCAAGTTGTGATTTTCAGAAACAATCCTTTGCTGATCTAATGTTAATTGTTCCATTATTATCACTCACTTTATTTATGTTCATTGAATACTGAGCAGTAACCCTTTTCACGCCAGCGGTTATAGCGTCCATTAAATTCATAAAGAACCTGAATTTTATCATCGTCATTTCTTGTTTTATCTAAGAATGCGATGATATATTTTTTATCTCTATCGAGCTGCACAGACTCACGAACATTGGAATATTTTCCGCTGGAATCTTTCTTTAATTGATATGGCTTTACATCAAACTTTTCGCCGGGGAATTCATCATCCCAAAGAGGGCGGCAATACACCATCTCTGAGAAAACTTCCTTAATCTGCTTTGCGTTAGACAGACAACTTGCATCCAAATATCGCTTATTCAGAGTATGAAGTGCAAGCTGATAAGTACAGATCAGAGAAATGTTTTCACGGCTGGTAATCTGAAACAGTTTACGACTATGGATAAGCAACTGCTGCCACATAGCTTCGTCAATTTCATCCTCAGATTTCATAGTATCAAACATGATCGTCTGGTATCCCAACTTTGCCAGTTTCTTAATGATGCGCTTGACCTTATTCATGTCATTATCAAACATCTTGATAAACTGAATATTAGAATACTTCTCTCTGGAAATCTGCTTTGCTTTGCGCAAATATTCCCACTGTTCATCTGTAAACTTACCCATTTTCAGCTTTTTACGAGTCAGACCCCAATAGTCCAGATCATTCGTAAGAATGTGAACAAGCAAAAGCTGCTTAAAATCTTTTGATCTTTGCTCATTACTGATGACGGCGCATTTTACACCATCATCCGTCATAGGGATGATCATATTTTCAAACACGAAACTGGTTTTACCAACACCAGAATGTCCAGCAAACATATACATATCACCAAGCGGTGTACCAAGTGTCAGATAATTCAGGATAGGACAATTTTTACCATAGCTGATACCCTGTGCCGATCCATCATCGCATTCGCTGAGGAACTTATCATCAATTTCAAGTGTTTCAATATCAATGTCGTGAGTGTTCTTAATACTGACACTGTTCAGGATATAGTCATAGTAATCATAGACTTCCTGATTTGTCATTTTTGCAAAGCGATCTATGTTGGGAATTACATTAAAGCCCTTATCATACAAAGTCATTAATGTATTCATCTTTGCAATCTTGTCATAGTAAGCATCAATATTTTCGACATTTACCAAAGAACAAAGTTCGCTAACCGTTGGATAACCGCCAAGTTCATCGAAATGCTTTTTGACAGTGGGTTTGTTCTCTAAAAATGTGTAGATTGTCACATTATCAAAAGACTTAAATCCCTGATTGAACATTTGTCTGCCCAAAGAGAAATAGAAAATACCGTCCTCTGTTTTCAGAGTTTCATCATCTTGTGTGTTGACTCTTGCAAAGTCATCATACAATTCAGGCTGTTTCCAAAGGCAAAAAATGAATGTAGCCTCTGCGCTCTCTCGACCTTTGATTAAATCTTCAGGATACTCTTTCCAGTTCAAATTGTTACCTCCTTATAATTCATCATCAATGAGAAAACGACTAATATCCTTACCCTGCTTTTTTGAGCCGATAGCGGATAAATCGCTACATTCAATCGTGTTATTTTTCACTTGTTCGTTTGATGCAGCCATTCTCTTTTCTTTCTTGGCAACATCGGCAATATTACCTTTTACAATGGTAAACATATAAGAGATCATGCAATACTCATTAGAGAATTGTTTATGTTCCAACCAATAATGAATGTCGTTGGCACATTCTTTAAATGTTTCCAAGATCACCTCATTACTGTAAAAGGACAATTCTTTAATCTTTTTAGGGAGAATGGGAGGAAACGGTTGCCCGTTTCCATACCCCAAAAACTCTCTACAAATATAATCAATCAGTTCTTTGTAAGTTTGTTTCTTACGCTGATCTGCATCATATATTTCTTGGCTCTTATAATATTTGGAACCAATTTTTACAAAGGTATCAGTTGTGCCGACTTCGCCAGTAATTGCACATTTGCAACTTCTCGCCATAACTGATTTCCTCCAATGGTTTACTCCTGATTCAGCACCTTAACAATCTGCTCCAAAATAGCAGTAGGAATATCATCTGCATTCTTGAAATTAGGAATGTCATGTTCCTTCATGATTTCCTTAACAGACTTCTTGGTTGCGGCATCTGCATCGGGGAACTTGTTCTGAATAACCTGAAGCAGCTCGGCATTGCGATCCTCGTCAATCTTATTGGCGGCATCTGCCTTCTGCTTTTCGGCTAACTCCTTCTCCTGTTGCTTACGAGCCTCCTTGAGTTCCTTTTCAGACTGCTCAACAGACTTGCCGCCCTTGCTGTGTTCTGCCAGAATAGCGTCCTTCAGAGCCTTAATAAAGGCATCTGCATCCAAAGGAATTTCATCAACAATGTCTGCAAAGCGGGACTTGGAATCAACACTATAATTGTCATCACGGAAAGAGATGCGGCGGGATTCACTGAGAACTCTGCCCTTAACTTCCTCTTCCTTAGTTACAATGTTTTTCTTACCAGTCTTTTGCTTTACGATCTCACGGTCAATATAAGCAACGCCAAGGAAATGCAGTTTTGTCTTGAGCGCATTAAAGTAACGCTGGCTCATATTAGTAGTCAGAATGGAATAAGACTCGCCAGTAATGGGATCATCTACATCCTTTTTCTTAGTGTGACCGATTGCAATAAAAGAAACACCAACAGCTTTCAGTTCCCACAGCTTATCAAGGACAAGCTGAATTGCCTTATCCTCACCAGCCATAAATCCGCCAAAAGCTGCCTTAATAGAAGTGATCTTGGGTTTATCTGGATTTGCTCGATTGTGCATACGAATAACTTCAGGCTCAGTGATCTCAAGCAACTGGTCAAAAGTATCCAGAATGACAACACGCAAATCCTTATAGTCAGTCAGCTTATTTTCAATAACATCATCGCAGAATTCCTTGAAAGTTGCCCAATCAGGAATCTTAGCGGACACAATACCATTGATAGCGTCATGACCATCTTCCTTACCAATATCCAGAGCAATATAGCCGTCATCGCCAACCAGCTTTTCACAGACTTCCTTGATGACGGTGGACTTACCGATACCGCTCTCGCCAATCAGACCAATGTTATAAGCGAGAGGATCAATACAAATCTCACGCTTTTCACCAAATTTTCTTGCCATTATGTACTACCTCCTTAGAACAAATCCTCTTCGTCTACATCGTCCTTGTCCTCGTCCTTATCAAATGGAGGCTCGTCATCGTCATCCTCGTCCTTCTTGGACTTAGACTTTGCAGACTTGGAATTCTTCTTAGCTTCCTCCATCGTTTCATCTGTGGCAGGAACAAAAATCTTTTCCTCAAATTCGTCTGCGGTATCATCACATTCCAGAACGCCATCGGCATAATCGCCTTCCAACTTAGGCTCGAACAGACGGAACTCGTCAATGCGATCACCGTAAATGTTGCCTTTTGGACGGAAATCATCAACAGACTTAATACCAAGTTCGACCTGTTCACGCTGAGAATCTGTCAGCATAGACTCGTCAAACTCTGCTTCTTCAGCACCACGGAGCAGCACAATCTCCCAAGGAATATGTACCATATTTTTGTTCTTGACCTTGATGTACTTCATCTTGTAATCAAACAGCTTCTTGTGCTTTTCATTCTCAAGATCGTACTTTGCACCAGAGAACACAACCTGAATGGGAACATACTTTCTGCCCTCGTCCTTGTTGATATACTGCTCAATGTAGCAATCCAAGGTCATTTTCTTGTTCTCGTCAAAATCACTGTCATCAAGACTGCTCTTGTTGTAGAACAAATCCATAGTCAGAAGCAGACGATTCTTTTTCTCTTCAGGGGCAGCGAACACATTCTGAATGCGGAACTTACTGAAATAAGTCTTTTTCTTTGCATACCAGTCACGAGTAAACTGACCAGTAACAACAACACGACCATCATAATTGGGCAGATACTCACGCAGATGCTCAATCATATCGTAGGCGGTAATAAACTCCTGTCTGCCGCCGTGTTCATCACCAAGATCAACAATGTACTTGCGGTAGTTGGCAACCTTTTCGATAATGTCCTCGTCAAAACGGTCATCCCAATCTACATCCATCTTTTCATTGTCAACATCCATTGTCTTAATAACCTTTTGCTGGCTGTCAAAAGCCTCGACAAAAGCCATATTCATGTCGGTTTCCTTGATGCCGAAAGTCATAGACAGCATCTTCTTGGTTTCCTTGGTCTTTTCATCTTTCTTAGAAATTTCCTTGCAGAAAGGACGCTTAGTATCTGCCTTCTGCTTAGGAATTACAGGGGTTCCACAAAAACTAAATCTGGACTGATAACTCATATACACAAATCTCCTTAAACTTTGTCAAAATTCATTTCAAGAAACTTTCTACTTGCAAGATAATCACAGAGATGCACAAACTTCTGATACTTGTTCTTGGGCTTAGGCAGCTCAACCTTAGAATATCGTGCGGTATTCCACTGTCCCATGTGAGTAGCAATGCAGTCATATAAGAATTTCATCTGCTCGTCATTCAACAGACCAGTTTCTATATGACACTGCTTTACGAAGTCTGCTGCCAGCAGAGGATGATCAAAGACTGTATTACCCTCTCGCTTACCCTGCTTCTGTCCATCATGAAGGATAAGGGCAGTCAGAATCAAATCTCGTTCCTCTTCGGAAAACTGGAACATCTCAAGATTAAACAATTCGTTTGCGATCCAGAATGCGGCTTTTGTATGTCGCAGCAAGCCGCCATTACCAAGTGCATACTCAGGATGATATTTGCCGCTGGATGATGCGGCTACACGGAAGAAATAGTCTGGCAAATTGTCGATACAATACTCAAGAAATTTCTTGATATATTCGGTACGAATAAGTGACAATTCTTTCGCAAAGAAATCTCGCTTATTATCCATTAATTCTCCCCTTCTTGATTTTCAACCTTGTTCTCTGTTTCCGTTACTGCCTCTGCCTTGGGAGGCTCATTTACCTTTGCCAAACACTGATTGCACCACTTACGCAACTGCATGAGTTGCATCTGAGGATTCATTCTCTGGCTCTGGAACTCATTCATCTTGCTCAGAATGGAACCGCACATGGTTTTCATGCCAGTAGACAAACCATTCAGATATGCTCGGCGCATCATAGTTTCAAGCATCTGCTCCCATTCAGACTTGGGCTTTTCAGCAGCAGTGTTCTCATTTGGTGTGTTTCCAATTTCAACATTCTTGGTCTGATTTTCGCTTGACATTTCGCTATACTCCTTTACTTGTATTTATTGTTATTAAGCCTTTAAAAATATGCTTTATAACCTCTTTTGTCCAGCCGTTACCACAAAGAGAACGGCGTACATTGTCACTGTATCCTTCGGTAAAACCATCTGGCAGAGTTTGCAAACGCTCATATTCAACTGGTGTCAGCTTACGAATACGACCATTATCCCAAACTTTCTTTTCCTGATAGCCACCATTTACACAGGTCAATGTGGCACATTTGAAATCCGGATTATACACACGCTTGAGTAAATCATGTGTATTTACCTGTAATGTTGCAATCACTCGCTTATCATCACCGTGATAGATAAAAGGCTTATCATAATAATCCTTTGCAGGAACATAATCTACCATAATATCACGCAAAACCAATGTATTATGATCTGGTAACTCTGCGATTGGAATATTCGTCCAATACAACCGCTTTCTCTCTTGTGCTGAGAAATCAGCAGAGTTAATCATTAAAGGATTGCCCCCCCCAAGTTTAGCAGTGATGATATTTTCATCTGCCTTCTGCTTAGGAATGACATTCTCTAACAAATACCATTTCGGCTTGATTTCCTCAATCGCTCGTGCAAATTCATAGAAGATTGCAGATTTTCCTTTTAAACCAGAACATACATCTTTATTTTCTTGCCGAACAACCGATAGACTCTGACAGCAAGTGCCAGCCATAACCAAATCAAAACCTTTAAACTGTGAGAAATCTGCTCCAATTACATCTCCATGATGAACGATGTTCGGAAAATGCTTTTTGCTTAATTCAATAGCGGGAGCAAAAATCTCATATGTATGATATTCTTCAACTGGAATCCCAAGTTCCTGCAAAGCAAGGTATCCAGTTTCCAAACCTCCGCAAATAGACAATACTTTCATTCATTATTCCTCTTGATCTTCATATTCCAGAGGCGTATGCACCAAAGCATAAACTCGGTTATCACCTTGGAAAATTACATCTTTAAAAATATCTTTATCCTCTACCAGATAACAGTCATCGCCCATTAAACAAAATACTTGAATTCCTTTATTTAGAGCATACATGACTTCATCAAATACACCATGACCAATCACACCAGAAACAGTTGAGAATACCACTGTATCACACTGGTCAATCATGGCAAATGCCTGTTTCATGATCTCGCTTTCAGGAATATTCTGCGGCAGAGCATCTTTCGGATTAACGATTTCAAGCCCGTCCTCAAAATCAAATCTATTCTTGATCACAGACATTTCAAAAGTTTCAATTGGAGTTCCGTACTTCCAAATATGGTGTGCATAATAAATTTTCATAACAGCCTCACTTTTCTTCGTAACGGAATACAATCGGGATCATTGCAGTTGTTCTCTGCTGCATCCAAGGCTTTTCATCTGTTGCAAATCGCCTTCCATATTCATTCACCACTACAATGTCACCAATAGTATAGAAATAGTTGCAGTTGTTTGCATTCTTTGGCATACCAACACTTGCATCATGAGTCTGCAAAGACAAGATTTTCTTCAGACAAGCCTCGATCTTTTCATATACAAACAACATTGTTCCATCGTGTCTGGAAGAACTTGTGGTGAAATATTTGAAATCCGCATCAGGATCATATGTAACTTTTACACTAATATCGAGTTTGAGATTAGTATCATCGTTCTTCCATACCAAAGACAACTGATTGTTCTCGTTAAATTTGAGAAACTGCTTTGGAGAAACCTCAACAACATTATCGAATACAATATCAAGATTAGTATTCTGCTGCTCTAATACTCGCTGCTTAATATAGTCTAAACTCTTACCCATTATACTCTCCTAAATTAGATTTGGAACTGGATATGGACTTGGAGAACAACAAGTTAAAAGAGCCGCAAGAGCCAAAGTTGCTACAATTAGTACAGCCCATTTCCTGCTGATTTTACTTCTAACAATCATAAACACCATCTCCTCAAAATATCTCTAATATCACGTCCATCAATTTCATTACCGATACAATCCCATCCGTCTACTTTTTCTCTTGCAAACAATTCAATTCTTGGTACATCTCCACATAGTTCAACAATTCGATCTCGAATTTCAGACGGCTTCTTACTATGTTTCATAACTCTCGCATCGCATATTTGATGAACCGATCTGCTAATTCTGGGGGGCAACCTCTTGTTGCAAGCAAACATAATTCACTGTTTGATCTTGTCCAGTAACCTAAACCCCAAAACCAACTATCAGACTTCTTGTTACGTTTTACCCAATTGAACCCACAAGTTTTATATTCAAATCCCCATCTGCGAATAGTTTCAAGCCCTTCTCGCAACAAAGGAAAAGTAACCCAAAGGAAAAGAACACAATTATCAGCAGCTAATTTACCAATTGGCAAATTATAAATATCATCAATTGTCATACATTGATAATGGCATTCTGCTGACTTCTTTTCCTTCCCTTTTTCTGAATATGTTTTAAAAGTCCACGGAGGATCGGCGTATATAATATTATATTTCTTCACACGCTTCTCCTTTTATTTCTTGTTATTTATCTAAAATAAATAAGTTCTCTGTAATATTTTGTCTGGATGCATTATCCAGTGTTCTCTTCACTGGTTGCGACCAAATAGACTTCCAATTTTCTGGTGCTTTCTGTTCTGAAACCAAAACAATATTTGTTTTTGACGCTTTCTCTGCCCATTTCCAAAATTGAGTATGATCAAAAGTATTTTCATATCCCGTGGTTCCCATATAAGGAATATCACAATAAATTACACCGCCAGTAAATTTACTCATGTCGATATTTTGATAATCAACTTCAGCAAACTCCACATCTTGTAAATTTGGAAGCTGCGCCAATATATTGCGCTTTGCCTCGTCATAATAATTCCGATAAGTATTAATTTTTGTTTTGACAATGCCAGCTCTACCACCAAAAAATTTACCATTGTAAGATGCTAAGAAACCAACCGCACCAATATACCAATCAGGATAAGTATTATCTTTAGTCTGCCATGACTTACGAACTCTATTATATTCCTCTGCGGTAATTTCAGTAGGCAAAGATACTATCTGATTCATATTCTTAAACAGTTCAATGAGATAATGATTTATGTCATAACCTAATTTCTTGTCACAAGAAATTTTATCAATAACATTTGCTCCCCCAACAAACGGTTCTAAATAAAAATTTGCGCTGGTATTATCTATGTAAGATTGAAGAATCGGAACAATATGTTTGGCAATGCGGCTTTTACTTCCGACATATTTTATATACATCACCTCAATCTTTTAGTTTAATCCATTTTCCCAAATCAGTTAGTGTATTAATCTGCTGGTCAAAATCTTTATTTGTAAAGACTACAACTTCGCTGGGAAACGGAGCTGCATCTTTCTGGTTAAACCGCAACCGTCCTTTGACAAAGCAAACATATTTTGCGTTTGGGAAAATAAAATCATGTTGTGCTTTTGTATCGGTTCGAGCAGGAATGAGCATTACAGCAGTAATACCATTTTCTCTGCTCTCACGACAACATTTCTCAATCCAATCTTCCTGACCACTTTTACCTTTTGTCCTACGAGAATATGGAGGATTACAAAAAACTGTTTGCCCCCCCAATTCTTCGCAAGTCCATTATCTTGTTCTGTATAATACAAATCACATTTATGATTCATATCATCTGCACAAGGATCAAGTGTAAAATGGAATACTGAATTTAACCTGTCAAAGAACGACTGAGGTGTAGACCAGTTGTTATTTCCAGTGCTGAACATAATTTCTGTATTCATACTATCCTCTTTTCGTCCTTGTATTTCTTGTTATGTATTGTTAATTACAGATGCAAAAAATAAATCTCTCAATTTAATAATATTAGTAGGATGATTTTCATCATTAGCAATTTCCTTGACAAAACCATAAAATCTATTTTCAAGAGGTGTAAGCAAAGACCCCATATAACGATACTGACCACTACGAAAAACGGAATGAGCAACAGAGCGCATATGTTTCCATAGCTTATAGTAATACAGTTTTAGCTTAATCATATAACCAATACTATCCTCTACTACAAATCCTTCAATTTCTTTACCATTATATAAATAATCCTCGGCAGTGACTTCCGTATACCAGTTATAGAAATCTGTCCAGTTATCAATCTGAATTGCTTTTTTCTTAATCTCAAATCCAAATTTCTCAAATTGAACCAGCTTAGAATAAGGCAGCTTTTCAAACTGCATCTTATTCTTTACTACATCCAGCAGGAACAGTCTGGACTTATCGTATTTGATGATGTGAGGATCGTTTTCCATATCAACACATTCAAACACGAATGTCACATCGTTGTTCTTCATATATTCCTTGAGTTCATCCAGATTTTCGCCAACCTGATAGAACATGGAGCGCATATAAGCAGAGAAATCACCCTGCGGATCAGACTTACTTGAAATAAAGAAATCATCCGTATCAGGATTATAGGACACCATACCAAGGAATCCATTCTCCTTCACATAAGCGGTTACAGGGAACTTTAACTTATGCTGAAGCATATCAAATTTGGTTTCGGGCATTTCGTTCACATTAAAGAACTTGTCATAGGAACGAGCAACGATTCTTCCATTCTCAGTATTGATGAACAATCCTCGTGCTTTGGTAGTCTGCTTATTCCACTTCTTATCGTAGAATGCCTCTCTGGTGAAATTGAAAGAGGAAATGCTGCCGTATTTCTTTTCAGTGATGTACTTATTCTTGCGCATCTGATCAACCATTTCCATCACATCAAGTTCCTGCTCAGTATAAGCAGTTACCTCAGTTTCTTCCTCGGTCTTAAACACGGTGTTCTTGACATATACAGGATGGAAACCATCTGCATCCAGCACGACCACTCGCAGATCACCACCAAACTCAACGCAGCCTTCCAAATTGAAACAACGCTCGGAAAGTTCGATAGGCAGATTACGAGTGTTTCTATGACCGAAAATCTGATAAGTGTCGGGAGCTGCCATACGATCAAAAGTCTGAGCCACATCGACATAATCACTATATCGACCAACACCACGAATCATCTGCTCTGTTGCCAGCGTAGTCATATTATCTGGAATAAAACTCAAACCAGCATGAGTTACAAGAACAGTCTTTTCATGATACTTGTAATAAGCACACTGACCAAACTTGCGATAGAGCATTCGAGCAACCTTAGTATCAAGCCCCCCCGCCTCAAGCTGACGGCGAGTTACCTTTTCAAACTCAGGGGACTTGCCAGTACCGCCATGTGACCAGTACCACAGCCAACGCTCGTGATTTCCTTCCAGCAGGATCACATTCTTGCGCTCCATGATGCTGTAAAGGAAGTTGATAACCTCAATATTTTCAATGCCACGATCAATGTAATCACCACAGAAAATATAGAGTTCGTCATCCTTCAAACCATCTTTCAAATATTCCTGAAGGACAGTATTACAACCATGAATGTCACCGATATGATGGATTCTCTTGTAGTTGGAAAAATCCATAGGCTTATACCAGATACGATCCAGTTCATCAGGACGCAACTTTGTAATGCCTGTCGGAATAGACTGTGTTGCAAAACGAGCATACATCTTTTCAATGGCTTCTTCTGGTACTTGCTTATAATCAGGACGAGTAAGATTTCTGCGCTTGCACTCTTCCATAGGAACATCAGTAAAATCAACACAATAAATACGATAGCGATAGGTCTGTGCCATCGTCTTATAGCGATTCATTTCAACGGTTTTAGAATTTGTTGCGTCAATGACAACAAACTCGCCACGCTGCATTCTGGCCTCCAAAATTTGAAACAGAAGTGACCAGACCTTCTTCTCATTATCCTGACTGATACCAAAAGTTCCACTGGTAGTCATCACAGGAGATTGACACAGCAAACGAATTTCATCAGCAGACAGAGCAAATTGTTCCAAATTGTTTTCCTTAATAAATGTAGTTTTGCCGACACCGGGCGCACCACGCATTAACAGTAATACTCTCATATTCTTACCTCTTGTATTTGGTTTACTTGGTAGGTTCATCCGTCACATCTCATTCTCGGCTTTCGCCTTGAATAGAGATGTTAGGATGAACAGATTAACTCAGTTACAGAAGGCCGGGGCGAACCCAAACGAAAGGTAAGCGAGGATGTAGTACGCACTCCCCGAAGCGTCGACAAGGCAGAAGGAGGACGAGGAGGCCGCAAGAACAGAGCGCAACCACTGCCATTCCTGTTTACCTTCAACATTCAACTTGAAATAGTTGATGTTTTCCTGAGCATAAAACTCATACCAGCGACCCTCACCACCATAAGACCAGAACTTGCGACCATACAATTCCTGCTCAGACTTGAGCCAGAATTCATCCGCAGTCTTTTGCATATTACCATTACGGTCTACGCTCTGCTTATAAACAGGTTTAACAATAGCTGCCAGATCATCAGAAACATTGTTCTTGAAATCTCCATTCAGGAAAGAACGAATATCAGAATCATCCCACCAGACAGAGTTTCCGTCCCTACGCATTGCAGATTCATCCTTGTAGAGATCGACCATATCCCAAGAGATAGGAGCCTTACCGCTGTTGTCAGCCAGATCATCATGGTCAAAACCAATAATCTGATATGTAGCAACGAAACCATTCTTCATGTAGTCCTTCTTCGTTGCGCCAAGTGCAAAGTATTCTCTGGCTTTACCAGACTTTGCGATTTCGTCCACTCTGCGCCAAGAAATATGATCCAGATTGGTCATCGGCAGCGTCATGGGAAACAAAAAATCAGAACTGTTTTCTCCATCAAACTTCACCGTAACAACATCATTCTCCTGAATGATGTGCAAGCTGGGAAATCTGTCCAAAACATTCTGATCAATACGAAGTTCCATGTTCAATTCTCCTTTTCTGAAAACCTTAAAAATTAATACAATACTTTTCGATGCGTTGCTTTTCCAGTTCATCGGGATAGGTATCCCATCTTACGACTTTGTACTCTTGTGTGACTTCTCCTGTAATGTCATAAAGCCGACCATCAATTTGCGTTACAAAGTGGTTTATTACTGGATCATACATCATTACTGCTTCAGGGAAACGATTGCACAAGATAAATGCAAACCAATAACAACATCCACAAGTAAAAGATGTGAGAACTTCACTCCACTTTCCACGCATAGTAAATCTGTCAATAAATTTCATTACTTCATTGTGCAATCTTTCACTCCCTTAAATTTTAAATTTTGATTTATATAACACACCAATTAAGGTGAATCATATCTCCATTTATAACCGCCAGCAGCTCTTACTCTGCCAACACAACAATTATGGATATTTGATCTATTAATTCCAGTCTGTTCAGAAGCAATTCTTACAGACGGAAACTTTTTTAACAGAATTTCACCAGAGTAATCAAATTGCGTTACACTTTTCGGCTGATGGTTTTTCGTAGGATCATATTGAATATTCTTTCGATTTCCATCGTATGACCAGAAGAAACCATTACAAGTTCTGTGTTCATTTTTACATGACACGCTAATGTTTTGTTTTGCAATTCCATTTGCACTGGCAGCGGCAGATAAAGAAACATATTCCCCAATCAGATTTCCGTCTAAATCATATTGGTAGACTCTCTTTTCTGTATTACGACCTTTCTTTTGCTTCTCAATCATTTCAGCAGGAAGTTGCTTACCATACCAAAAAGCATCTTCGCCAGTTCTGCCTTTAACGCAGCCGCCCTCTGCAATATTGTAATAATCTCTGCTCTTATCTGCTCCAAGGAACTTAATGATACTAATCTCTGCATCATCCAGCTCTTCTTTTGAATAAGCAATCGCTACAATATTTCTGGAAAAATTTTCTCTTCCATACTTTTTAATAGCTTCTCGCAGATGTTTGCCACTGCCAAGATAACCTTTCCAATAATCATCAAACTTTTTCTGTCCGATATACCGTTTGCCATCTATCAGATTTGTTGTTATATAGATAAATCCATAAGGATCTGTAATCGTCATAGTTTACTCCAAGTTTTGATATGTCACGATCTTTGGATTCGAACCAAAATCTCCGCATATTGCGGCGTTCTGCCATTAAACCATCTCGTGTTGTTCTTGTATTTCTTGTTATTTATGTAATGTTTAAGAGGCACAGCCCCTTAAACAAGTTCGGATTAATCCGAATATTTATAGCGTTTGAACTCCTGATACTCGTCAAACTTTTGAGAAAGATAATAACGCTGGCGTTGTTTAGTCAAGTCGATATGATCCATCTTAAACAAATCACGAAGCAACTCATAATCGTTACGGCTGATATTTCCATTCTGTTTTTCGTACTTATGTACTCTATAATATATACCAGAGTCATAAATACGCTCCCACTGGAAAATACGCCCTGTATCAGCAGCGGCTTTGATTGCATTACTGCTGGTATTGATCAGTTGCTTATCAGTCATATGCGCCGTCTTATAGGTACGGAACAAATACTGCGTTTGTTTATATGGAACGGTCATACCACCAAATTTTCCAGACGCAAATGTGTCCGCATCACGATAATGAAGCAAATAAGGAACAATACTTTGGGAAAGCTGCACTCTCTGTCCTGTTACTGGATTAAGCACTGAACCATCATTGTGCATATCAGACTTGAGAATATCTGGTAAATGTTTTACTGGAATACCATGCCATACAAGTAGAGCTGCGCAACGAAATGTAGAGAAATCACAGACCTCTTTGCCAAAGACGGTTTCCATCAAATCATTCAGATCATCCAGATTTTCAAAGTAATAAGTATCGTAGAAAGCTGTACGATCCACATTCTCAAAGAAAATCTCTCGAATTTCTTCCAGCGGTTTAATAGAACCATTACCTGTTTCATACATCCACCGCATGAAATCACTGATCTTGCTCTTATGAGATTGGAAAACATTCATCTTCATAATGGCAAGCTGCGAGTATATATCAAGCATATCCTGACGAGTCAAATCATCATAAGCAACATCAGTCAGATTAAAGAATCTATTGACGATATTGAAAGTTTCTTGCTTGTATTTGTTGTTATCAGGGTTATTTAAAAAAGTTTCCGAAACATACTTTTCGATCAAAGCCAGATCAAGCATTATCATCACCTCTCCCTAATATTCTACCAAAACAATTTGTTTTTGTCAAGACATTTATTGCATTTCTTGTTATTATGCTGTAACAGGAAGTCCAAGGCTAACAAGGATCGCCTGATTAATTTCATCCATTTTCTCAGCCGTGACGCTGCTAACAAAATTTTTCAGCCGATTTTTATCAATCGTTCTTACCTGTTCCAGCATGATCGTAGAATCTGAGGATAATTTGCATTCATTGACAGAGAGGTTAATATGTGTTGGCATCGGCTTCTTATTCTGAGAAGTGATTGCAACCACGATCACAGTAGGACAATGCTTATTACCAGTGTTATTCTGGATCACTATTACGGGTCGAATTCCACCCTGTTCACAGCCGACAACTGGACTTAGATCAGCATAGTATATATCTCCCCTCTTTATAATCTTTTTCATACCGCATTTCTCCTTGCAGACCTCTTTCTTGTATTTATGGTTATAGTATATCATGCTCAACGAAGATTGTCAAGCATATCCGCAAAGATTGTTACGAGAAATTTTCATAATAGAGCTGCTGGGCGAAATTCCAAAGGTTCGTATATTGCTGAGCCTCGTCATCAGACATAGACTGGCTGATACGACTATTATAAACCATAACACTGCTGACAGAAACAGAGTTTTCCAGATCATACATACCAGCATAAATGATATGATTTGCACTATGGATTTGACATTTGAAGCAAACGCTACGACACATCTGCATTGCAGCTCCATTGCCATGCAGACAAATATTAATGAGGCGTTTAATCTGAGATTCCTCTACGGCGGTCAGTTCGCCAAGCAAATCAGGATCAACCACCAAAACAAGTAAGTCCAATTCTTTGATATATTGGCACTTATCTTTATTGATATATTCGATGTCTGCAAAATCCAGAATGTTTTTCCAGTTCTTCTTTTTGCGAACAGGCAAATCATTCGACTTCTCATGCAAAGCACGAATATAGTATGTAAATTTTCCAATTCGACATTTGAACTCGGTGTTACTGAGAGCAGCTACGTTAATCAGTTCACCGTCAGAATAAACAGGCGTTGCAAATTTCCTCATAAACTTTAACACCCAGCCACAAGATCGTTCAATGCCAGTAGCAAAGAAAGTGGGATCGTCCTCCTTCTGGATACTAAAGTAATCATAGTTGCTCAAAAGAGCAAAGAAAGACAGCATCTTCCACTCTTCCATTTTGGTTTCATTAACAAGCATTTTTAGCAGCCTCCCCAATTTAATATTGACAGTTGAGATAATTTCCTCTATAATTGCTGTGTAGTAAGAATATTATCTAAGTCATACTATACCAGATAATTTTCTCATTGTCAATAGAAACTTAGATTACTTTCTCAAAAAGGAGTGTGTTCTATGGCTTCCATTCTATATTCAAGGATTGAAGAACTGTGCAACTCAAATAATGTATCTATTACCAGATTAGAAAAAGAGTGCGGTTTCTCCAATGCTACTATCAAAAAGTGGAAGGAAACAAGCATCCCCGGCATCGACAAGGTACAGAAGATTGCAAAATATTTTAATGTAACTACGGATTATCTGCTGGGTATTACCAACATTCCAACTCCTGCCGATGAACTACTTGGAGATAGCGATATTGTCACTTTGCAAAGAGCAAAATCCAAAATGTCCCCTGTTGATCGGGAACGCATGATGCAGATGCTCAAGATTGCTTTTGAGTATGCGTTTCGTGACGAACAATAAGTCCTGTTTATTGGACACCAACTATGATATATTCGCATTGAGGTGATCGCCCCCATGATTCGCTATGCCTATATTTGTAACCAGATTTTGCAGATTTACCGAAATATGAACAGCTTATCGTTCCCTATTGATCCTCGAAAGCCTTTTCAACTTATGAACAACTGCAAACTGATGACATATAAAACATTTTCCGAAATTAATCGTTGCTCACTGCAAGAGGTTTTCTTGCTGTGCGAAAGTCAAAGCGGTTGCACTCATTATGATGTTTCCAAAAACAGATACCTTGTTTTGTTTAATTCCTCCACCGCAAACAACAATGTGCTTGGCAGAATTCGTTGGACTCTGGCACATGAACTCGGTCATGTAGTGCTGAACCATCTGCCTTATATTGCAGAGCCGCTTATTGCAGAACACAATTTCAACAATCTTTCTAATCCTGAACTGGAAGCTGAAGCAGATTACTTTGCGGCAACTTTCCTTTGCCCTATGCCGTTATTTGATATGCTGGGCGTAAAATCTGCGAAAGATATTGAAACCACTTTTGGTCTTTCTCACGAGGCTTCTGAATGTCGTTGGAACGACTATGTAAAATGGAAACGCAATCATCGAAAAACTGCTTGGGAGAATGATCTGAAACGAATTTATCAACTCAAGCAGTAATCATGTCAATCCATATCCTACACTCTGACCTAAACCGAAGTTTGCCAGTAACCTCACCAAGACTTTTCCGTATGTCCATCCACGCCTCGGATATGAAATGCGCCGACACTTTATATGTTTAACGGTAGACGCATACCGTTTGTCAACCTCTACTTAGTCCCGCCAGTCTGGTTTACGATATGGTTGACTGCGCATGGCCTTGCGCTTCAAGTGCTTTATCTTGCAGCCTTTCTCTATTAAACTACAAGAACCACATCTTGTTTAGCCTATTTAACTACCTCTTACTGGCTCGATTTGCTTTTGTTGACGGAGTACCATCGCACTCTAAAGTGTTTGCTCGAATGTCCATTCTCTTCTCCGTATCGTAGTCGATAATCCAGCCATGATATATCATTTCACATGGACTTACTGGCGGCGGTAGTAGGATTCGAACCCACGGACGGCTCTTCACCGCCTACGGTTTTCAAGACCGCTGCTTTAAACCACTCAGCCATACCGCCACATCCTGAGCAGTTTCAGTCATGCTCAGGACTATGGAGGGGGAAATTAAATGGATCAAACAGTCATCAACAGATCATTCAGTTCATCGACTGCTTCTTTATGTTCAACCTTTGCATCGTTGTAATACCGCTTCATACGCTCGGCGTGTTTCTGCGCCGCAACAACAGCCTTTTCAGCTTCCACATACCGCAGGGCAGCTCTCTTGAGCCGCTTTGCGGTAATTTTATTGTTACACTTCAGGGCCGCCAGACGCTTACCAGTATCCAGAGAGAAAGTGTCATGAGGATCACACTTGGCAACGCCCTTAACAGTCTTTCCAGCAAAGGTAGAAACCGCAATTACCTGATTACCGCTGTGGTAATACTTATACTTATCAAACGGAAACCGCATCAGTCTTTTCCTCCTTGTTCTTCTTCACGGTAGGCCATACAACAACGGGGACAGTATCAATACCCATCATCTTGTAAACCAAATAAGAGGTATAGCCGTCAAAGAGATTACCACAATCATCCACATAAATCTCGGTTTCGAACTTCTTGTTCTTACGCCACTCGTCCAGACGCTTATTCAGCTTTTCATTACAGGGGATCGTGCTGGCAAAACTGTAAGGAACTCGAATGTCTGCAATGGGAACCTCTCTGCGTTCCAGATTGAGAATAAAACACTGCTTATCTGCATCGGCTCGATTGGTATAGAACTGATTCTCCATCATCTTGCGAACTGTACCCTTTTCATCAACCACAGAATACATGATTACAGGAGGAATATTTTCGCCGCCAATAGTAAACTGCATAGAAACGACCTTGCAAGTAAGGATTTCATACTTCTTCTGACCAGTTGCCTTAACACTGCCGCTGCCCTTACACTCAGGACAAGCATACTCACGCATAGTATTGTTTTCGATGCACTCAATGATCTGCTCTGCTACCTGCTGCATTGCCTGTTCCATTGTGTCAGCATTAAATGTTGCCGCCTTGCCAAGACGAATCTTTCCAGTGCCATTACAGATCGGGCAAGTAGTCTTTGTGATTTTCTTCAGAACAAATACCTGATCACCAATTCCGATTTTCGTTTCAATGTTCATTGTGAACGCTCCTTCTTTATACTTGTATTTCTTGTTATGTAGTTTATTGAAATGCCAGCACCTTTAACTGACACTTACATTATACTTGCATTTCTTGTTATTGTCAAGACCTAATTGCGATTTTTCTCAAAAAATTTTCCACCATGCTTTTTCACATCATCATATGTAGTTGTGCTGCCAAAACTATTTTCTACCCACACTTCTCCATTTTGAATATTCACCTTAACAGGAAATACAGCATCATCCAATACGACTGTAACCGTCTCTCCGTCCATCTTACGAAGCTGCGCCTTCGTCAAATCCTTTGGAGCATTCTCACATCGAGGAAACGGACACAACTCACAATCTGATGAATCACATTCTTCATAGTCATTTCGTGTAACCGCATAAATAAACGCTACAAATCCAAGCGCAATTATACATAGTTTAATGATCAGTTCCATAATCATTTTCCTTTCTCACTGTTTTGAAATACTCATTTGGCGTTTGCTTCGTTACTGTAATACTAATCACATTAGGATTTTTCAAAAGTTCAATCACCTGTTCGATAGCATCTTCTTCGCCACGCATATTGTAAATCGCACTTCCATTTGCAACTTGCATTTTAATTTTCATGACCTGAACCTCCTATGTAAATTAAAACAGTAGACTTACCGCATAAATGGGAAGTCCGATTGTAACAAAAAACAGCAACGCAAATACAGCGGCTCCAAAAATTCTGATAAAAATATTATCCGTTGGCTGACCATTGATCGTAATCTTAAACTTGGAAAAGAAAATCAGTACAATATATACCAGCACAGTTGCAGCAAGAATATACTTCATCATTTTATGTTTCCTCCATCAAATCATTAATTGAAATAATTTTCCCATACAACATTGTTGCCTTTTCATTGATCATTCGATTGGCATGAAAATGAGCAAATAACCAATGGTCATATTCCAAAACCTGTTCTACCTTTGACAACCATTCTTCCATAGATTTATCTACCGTAGACTGATCTAAGCCTCGTAAAAATAAATCAGTTGGTTGCCACTGTTCGGGACAAGTATGAGATACTACAAGATCGACTTTTTTGATTTTCTTGATACGATTAAAAATTTCATTGCGTTTCTCAGGAGAAATCTGTTCATCTGCGAACCACTGATAGCCGCTGGAAAGTCGATACCATTTATCAACGCTATATGCGCCACCTAAAACCAGCACTTTTCTATTATCCAAATTATAAATTTCTCCATCTTTGGCAAATAACAAATTCGGATAATTGTCCTCTACATAAAATGTTCCAAACTCATTTGATTTCTCATGATAGGTTTCAATGTTTTCTGGACGCATTTCATGATTTCCATGAATACAAAAATAGGTTCTGCCACTATCTTGCAGCTTTTGCTTATGGACACATTCATTTAAAGTTCTATTGTAATTTACGCCCACATCTCCCAGCAGAACAATAATTTAATCCGCAGTATGAGGAATCTTTTTATAGTCCAGTCTGCGCAACAGGTCATCTATCTGACCATGCACATCACCAGTAAAATAAATCATTGGACTTCTCCTTTCTCCACTTGGGGAATTAAATACTCAGCACCAATTCCATTTTGTAATTACCACGATCATGAGCTTCTACATCATAATTGCATAACTGAAAATCATCATCCGTTGCATCAGGATTATAAGGCATAGTATAGCCGACACGAAGCAAATGTCTGAGAACACGGCGAACAGTTGTGTTACGACTGCATCTCTCTTCAAAAGCAAACTGTCCAGAATCCAAATCCAGCAAAGTACAATAACCAGTTGTACTTCCGCTATACTTATTTTTATTATCACGGAATGAAACTACATAATAGATTGCATCAATGCTATCTCCATTGACCTTGTTTTTCAGCAAGACAACCGATCCGTTATGTAGATTAAGTTTGCGATTCAGATCAACATATTGCTTTTGACCTCTTACAATAACATTATTCATTGTTTGTATTCCTCCCTAATTCTTTGATGGAATATTCCAAGATGACTTTCCTCCGGGAATTGCGCTGGGAATAACCATAATTCCATGTTCACGCATAATGGACTTCATTCGTTCCAATTCTTTATGCAGATTATTGATTTCACGCTCCTGCTTTTCAACAATTCGCAAAGTCTTTTCACGCATTGTAGCTGCTCGGTTTACTTCGTCTTGTTCCAGTTCTTTCCCATCAAGCCACTTATCAACAGAGTGCATAATACCAATGATTGTATATTCTTTTTGACTCAGTTCTTCCGATGTGTTCCGCAATCCATTTTCGGCAATTTGACACTGTTGCTGCCAATATGATACGAGATTTACGCCTTCTCCATCGAATAGCTTTTCTTCTAATTCCTCAATTGCATATGCGGCTTCTCGTAAAGCAATATCTTTGGGAGAAATGCCGTTACGAGCATTTGCATGACATCTCGTTACCAGTTCTTCATACATGGGATTCCTCCTTATTAAACACAGAATCGTGCGCTTCCTGCGCTCCATCTATAAAGCTATCCAGAGGCTCTAAATCACCGTTTAAATGATAGTTGGCAACCTCATATCCTTGTCCATAACAGTCAGCAAAGTAATCTTTATAGGCTTTCAAAGCGGCATTCTCTTTCTCTAATTCTTTTATTTTTGATTTTGTTTCTGATAGCTCAAGAGCAAGTGAAAAGCTCTTTGCACTCTCACCAGACAAAACGACTGGTTGCATTTTACGAAGCATGGTTATCTCTGCGTGTTGACTTTCCAATAACTCTGCTATTTGCCCAGCTTCATAGGTACTGATTTCTCCAACGCCATGTTCTGCGTAATATTTCAAACTTTCTAATAATACCTCATACATAATCAGGACTCCTTCTTATCTGCTGGGGCAAAATGTTTAGCACAAGAATATTCCCACTGATTATTTCTATAAATCAAGAAATGTGGAAATCCGTTTTTATTATCACGAACAGCACAAACCATGTATTTCTTGTTATCTCGCTTGTCAATTACGAACATTTTCGTATTCTCCTTTGAATTTCAAATAGAGTTGATATTTCCTATCCAGCCGTGTTGTTGGAACAGAATCTTTATACAAAAGATCAAGTGCTTTAATAGCGTTTGTGCATCCATAATTAATTGTCTGAGATGCTTTTTGTATATTTGGTTTTCCTGTTGCGGTTCTCAAAACTACGCCGTTGTCATAAAAGAAATCTTTAATTTGTTCCAACATCTCATTTGATCCAGATGTGATTTCAACATGGACATATCCAGCAGATTTTGTTATACATCCATCACCATCAAAATATCCACGAATAAAATGACATTGCAACCCTTTAGGAATATTATTAGAAATGGATATATTAAAAGTCTTTCTTGGTTTGATCCCAAAGTTCTTTTTCAACACCTCTACATACCACTTACCATTAAACGACAAAACACAAGACTTTTTATTAATCTTAGGTGAACCAATGAATCCAGTTACAAATGCCAACTTTTCCAGATGCTCATAATCTTTAATAGACAAGTGAACAGCAACACAATCCCGATCAGACCTGACATAACCATCGGCTGCAATAAACCCTGCCCAATAGCAACTTTCTGGCGTGTATTGGTTAAAGAACTCGGTATTATAAAAATGATCAGGCGTACTTTTTCGCAACTTAATACCATTTCGTAACAGAATTCTTTGAACTGTTGCTCTATGTATTCCGTATTTAGCCGCAATTTCTCCAACTTTGAAATTGCTATTATAAAGATTGATTACAAATTGTTCTATTTCATCACTTACTCGCTTCGACATTTACACCTCCATTTCCACTGCTTTTTCAAAACAATTTTCTTTTCTGTTCCATCATGATAACAGACATAAATCGTTACATCTGGATTATCCAAATAGACATGAAATAAATACAACACATCATTATTATCTTGAGAGTCAACAAACACTTCATCTGAATCTGCAAGTCCTTTGTACTTTCCAGAAAATACAACACGATAACCTATTCTGCACTTAGATTTCCGAAGCCTCATAATTTGCCCTCCAAAACGATAATTCCGCAGTCAATTAACATATTGATTTTTTCTAAGAACATCTCTTGAATTCTCATATTTTTCTCACAATCAATATCCTTTTTATCAAAGAATTGATTAAAATTATAACCGCACATTCCATCATATGATGAAAAATAGAAGCGAAATTTTCCGGCATGGGCTTTTGCATCTTCGTCATAAATTCCAATCCAGAACTCATTCCCTGTCCCAAACCTACGGTCTGCTTCTGTTCCTGCAAAACCGCAAATACACCATGCTCCAATCACATCATTTCTCCAAAAGAACGGTAATCCAACATGAGTTCTATCTACAACTTTATATTTCTTGAGCTGCTTAATAGTCAAATTATACTTATTTTTGACCAAAGGTTTTCGCATTTTATAAGTCATATTTTACTCCCGATTATTAAGATAATCGTTATAATCTCTTTCACCAGTAAGGATTACTCTAAATATAGCATCTCCTTCGTATATTCTTGCATTTATTGTTATTAATTCAAAATATATGGCTGAGCATTATAATATGAAGGACACTCTCGTTTTTCTACTGGCGGCAAATTATTCTTTTTAACTCTGGATTGTCCGCAAACTGGACAAAATAAAAATTGCCGATATTCTGGAAACCGATAACTGCCGCCAGCATTAATAATTCGTGCGCCATATTTATCTACTTCCCACGATGATAATCCAAAATCATATTTTTCGCAAAAATCACACATAGTTTTTCCTCCAAACCTCAAATTCCTATCCAAATACTATAATCATCACAGATATTGTAGAAAATACGAAGATCATCATTAACGCATTCCAGTGCAGGATTATACCCATCAAAATTTTCATCCAGCAGACGATCCTCACGCTCAGATTCGTCCTCTATGCTGAGAATATCAATGTGCTGTCGAACAGTTCTGTATTCCTCACTGATTTCTTCCCAATCATCCTCTGACACTTTGGATTTAATCAGCTTATAACAGTTTTCCAAGGCTCGGAGCGTCTTGCGGCAAGATTCCAAATCCTCACCGCCCTCATTGATACACTGACGAAGTTCTTTGCCAAAACTTTTTAGATCATATTTCCATTTCACATCAGTTGCCCTCCATGTTTGCCTCAAACTCGTCAATAGCTACAACAATTTCGGCAAGAGAATCACGAACCTCTGCGATTGCTCCATCCTCATAATCTTTTACTGCCTGATTCAGTGCTTTGATAATGGCTGCATCATCCAGTTCGTTATTTTTCCAGAATTTCATTTCCATGTCATTCCCAGCCTTCCTCAGAGCGTTCTTTTATAAAAGTTCTCAATTTTTCCATGTAGTCATCCATATTGTCTTTGCATTGCAGAATAAATTCATCATCCACAGTGCCTTTTCCAATCTGAGATTTCCATTTCTCATATGTTGCATGATTGGAAAGAATTTCTCCAACATAAAATAATACAGTCTGATAATCCTCACACGCCTTTTTATAAGTCATTATATCAAAAACAACAGATGCAGGAGCAGGGATTGTTTTAATCAGTTTTGATAATTTTACATAAAACTCAGAGGTCTTTTTCATCGAGCAGTTCCCCCGCTTTCGCCAGCAGTTTTTCCTTGTCATTTTCAATTTTATCATCCATGACCATTTCAAGCAACTGATTTAAAGCGTTTCCAAGGGATTTTCCAGCAACAAAACCGATCTGCATCAGGTCATTTCCATTGACCGCTAAATCCTTCAGAGAAAAACAATCTTCATCCTGCTTAATCTCCTGCATCATGCGATAAAACTGGCTGACTCTTGTAATTTGTGCTGACCTCTGCCCAATATCAAGACGCTGGGCTGATTTATCCGCACACTGAAGAAAAACCAAGTTCATAAACTGATGTGTTCCAAACTTATTCAAGCAACGGCGAACAACATTCTTTTTCAGTTCCAGAACACGATCATGAGAGTCTACGAGCTGCACTACATCGGCAATCAGTTTTGATTCCAGACGGAGATTACGCAGGGATTTTTCCGCAAGTTCCGCACTGACAGCAGCATGACCATAGAAATGTCCAACACCGTTTTCATCTTCAGAATAGCACTGAGGTTTTCCAAGATCATGATATAGACAGGCAATTTTTACTACTGTATCCGCATGACATTCTCCAACGGCGTGAATGGTATGTGTCCACACATCCCATTCGTGATGGGGATTATTCTGGATAAAACCAATACAGGGCGTGATTTCAGGAATAATGACTTCAAACACATCCGTAAAGTTTTCCAGCAACCGATCACAACGACCAGACATGATTTGTAAAAACTCGCTTCCAATTCGTTCTGCGGCAATTTCTTTCAACAAATCTTTCTTTTGGTGCATAGCATTGGCAGTTTTCCGCTCAATTCTAAATTCATAACGAGCCGCAAAGCGCATGGCTCGAAGAATACGGAGTGCATCTTCTTCAAATCGCTGTTCAGGATCACCAACACACATAATATGACGATTCAACAAATCATATAAACCATCAAAGTAGTCAATAATTTCTCCGTTAATATTTGCCGCCATTGCATTGATCGTAAATTCACGGCGGCTCAAATCCTCTTTGAGATCATTGACAAATTCTACGCTATCAGGATGGCGGTGGTCAGAATAGTCCCCATCTTTACGATAAGTTGTGATTTCATATGAATTTTCCAGAACAACAGTTAATGTTCCATGTTTGAGTCCAGTATCCAGCACACGAAGGCCAGAAAATACTTCTTTCATCTGGTCTGGCAGAGCATTGGTACAAATGTCCCAATCATGCGGCGTTCTTCCAAGCAGACTATCACGGACGCAGCCGCCAACTGCATAGGCTTCATACCCTGCATCTATCAGCATCTTCAGCAGACGCTTCGGTTCCTCTGGAATTTGCACCAGCCGATCATAAAACCGCCAACTCTTTTCAGGTGCTTTCAACCACTGTTTTTCCATACTTATTCACCCACTATCACATAAAGGCGTTTCTTGCCCCACTTTACCCAAAGACAATCAGGCTTTTCCAAAGATATATTCAGGTCTGAACGATTTTTCCGCACTTCGCTTGTAGACTGAACCACGCCAGCCTCTTTCATAACGGCTGGAAGGTATCTGGTTTCCGTAAACAAGGTCTGCGGCTGCTCATTATTTTTCCAATCCAAATCATCCAGAGCCAATAGGGTTTTCGGATCAACCAAAGGTTTTCCGATAACTACATTTAAGAACATATTAAATCAACTCTCTATTCCTTGTTCGAGTTTCATCAGCTTGATATTCTCCAAAATATTTTTCCTCTGCCGCTTTTCTGCAAGTTGCGGCATCTTCAATTTTATCAAAATATCCAAGGTTAATATGTTTTCCATATGCGCAAATCATTGCACACCACTTTTCATTTTCCTTATTCCAATGAACTCCAACAATTCCACTTGTGTTATTACTTCTTATTCCTTTATTCATTCCATTCTCAGACGGATTTGCAATTCTAAAATTAGAATAACGATTATTCAATCTGTTTCCATCTTTATGATCACAATATTTTCTGTCAATGATTTTTCCAGTCAGTAATGTATGCAAATAACAATAGCCCATACCATCATAATTATTAGTTGCTACATATCCATCTGGACGCTGATACCATTTTGCTGGACGCACAATATCTACATTTTCCAAATCAATAATTGCACGAGCCTTTTCTTGATTGTGTTTGTCATAAAGAACAATTTCTGCGTGATCATCAAACAGAATGATTTCATTTTTGCTGAATTTATTTCGCATCATTTCTCCATGTTAATTGCCATCCAGTTTACTTCCATTGTAAAATCTTCAATTCTTTTATAATCTGGCTTTTCAGGCAATGAGGTATGTTTCTTTGCATAGTCCATACGCTTTTCAAATTCATCCACCATTTCAAAGAACTCAGGTCTGAATGTTCCATCATCCAACATATATTCTCCGTTACGGATTGACATGAGCAAAGACAAATCTGCACCTCGATAAGTATTAATCTCCTGCTTTTCCAGAATATCCAGACACATCAGATACAGACGAATTAAATGAAGGGCGTGTTTGTTCAAGTGTGCTTCGTCCTTTTTCTTATTACGCTGTGTGATTTTTCCATACTCCTTGACAATAGTATTCAGATCGCTCCAAATATTCTTATAGTCACGGAGAGGATAGTGCGTGAGATTTACATCCAAGAAGATCTCCGTATCCAAATCCTCACGCTGAGATTCATCCACATACAGATGAATTGCGCCGTTCTCAAACTCCTGATACCGATCATTGAAAGAAATCATAGAGGACTTGCAAGAGGAAAGAATCTGCTTTTCTTTTTCCGACTGGTCATAGCGGTCACGAGCCAGAGCTGCTTGCAGACGGCGAAGCTGCTGAGTGGCATAACCGCCGAAGGCATGAACGGCTTTCTGAGAGAGGAACATATCTCGCTGTTCTACCATCATTCTTCCAATGTCGTTAAAGAACACATACTGTTCAGGCTTACAGCCCAGCAACTCAATCGTGTTAGGATTGCAGTCCGACAACAGATGAATCAACTTATTAAAGCTGTAAATGGTGGTGTCTGTTGCGTTATCAATTACCTGTTCGAAATTGGTTCTTCCAAGAATATCGGTTCTGGAATTAAGCGCACAACCACGAACATCAATATCAGAATCAGGCGTGTTCGTACCGTATGCGTGACTTCCACCGAATGTTGCAAAAATCATCGACCCCCCAAGGTGAGGGTTTGTCTTGATAAAATCGTACTCAGGACGATTCAAAACCTCTCTAATATCCATATCAATCTTCCTCCCAAGAATGTTTCTTGCAGTACACTGTCTGCTGCTCCGCAACATATCCTTCTTCCACATCATAGTGCATGGAAAGTTCCAGCATATCCTCGACTTTATTTTTGATTTCCTGATCCGTCATAGAATCTTCCACGAAAAATTCAAAATCATAGCTGCCAAGCGGTCTGGTGCTGATATATCCTTTTACTCGTTTCATTTTATTACCTCTGTTTCTGAAAGCGTTCTTCCATCTTGCGGTTCATAAACTCTCTTGCCTCTGGAATGGTCATCACCTGACAAGGTATATAACCGTCCTGCCCGAAGGGAACGCCAATGGTCACTTTTCCATCGTAGAACAGGCTTCTAATCACCTGCGGTATTTCCTCGTAAATTGAAGGTCTGTAATAGTTCCTGCTGCGGTTACGATGGGCAATGTATTTTTCCACATCGGACAGCTTCAGGTACAAATCTGCATACTTGCCGCTCTCCGTAGGAACGATCTTACAATCAAAGCCGTCCAGTTTGCTTTTTTCTAAAGCCTGATCCGTAATGGGCAGTTCAAAAGTCAGTGAATAAGGGAAATATCCTTCTTCCAGTAAAGCCAGCTTTTCCAGTGCCTCTTGCCAATGAAAATCCTTGCCGCTGGCAAGCTGCTCTGTACCAAACAGAGTAAACATATCTTCCTGCCACTTACGGCTTTTAGCAAAAAACTCACGGCGCATGGTTTCCTGATCATTCATCATGGATTTTGCTTTTATAGATGCGGTTTTCCGCTCTGCACTTTCACTGCCAAGCGTAAAGGCAAGGAACAAGGCTTCAAAGATCATAAGGAACGCTCCTTTATTTCATCATATCTTCCACTTCAAAGATTTCTCCAACATGGACAGTCAGAACATTGTTGTAGTCCAGCATTTCAGCCAACTTTTCCATCAACTTGTTTCGATCCTCTGCACTGATCAGATAACCACGGCTTCTTCCACCAGTATAATAAACTACAACAGAATAAACACTCATATTCTCCATTTTGTTTTCTCCTTTTCCATTGTACTTGTATTTATGGTTATTGTCAAGCATTATTTTCGCATTCTTCCAATTCATCAGGAAATGCGTCTAATTCCTTGCCGCTATTCAGCTTGATTTCCCACATGGTTCCAATATCTTCATAATCATATTCATCCTCAGACTTGCGCTTTTTTACCGTACACTTTTCGCCGTCATGGATTTTCCACTCAGAATCCATACCATGTGTGTTGAAAACACAAATCTTGCCTTCCAGATTTCTTTCATCTCTAACCATAGTTCCTTCCTCCATTTACACGGTTTTTTCAACATGAGAATTGACATAATCTCTCGCTTCCACCAGAGAACAGTTATAACGGCTGCGGTACAGCATGACAGCCAAAACAGGACGAGATTTTGCCAGTTCTTCCACTTGCATATCGTACTCACGAACAACTTTCATGATCGTTTTTCCAAGCAGAGAATGCAACCACTTCAAAAATTCAGTTTCGTTCTTATGACGATAGTATCCATGCTGGATATAAAACGCTTCTTCCAGTTCACGCTTCTGAATATAACGACCATCTTTCATCTGGTAATACAGATTTTCCATATTAGCTTTCCTTTCTGGATTTCATAATCTGCCGCTGATTCCAGTATTCGTGCTGCTCATTTTTCCGAAGATGATGACACTGCTTGCCAAGACAGCCCTTCTTTTTCATTTCTTTTACGGTCAAGCTGCCATTATGTAATGCGCAATAAGCCACTGGATTCTTTGGCTTACCGCCGTAAATTGTCTTTTCCAAATCACTTTTCCCTCCATATTTTTGCATCTGATTGCATTTTTCCGTCCTAAACGGAGATTTTGTGCAATCCTCCGCACAAAGTTCTGTTTTGCGGAGATTTTCTTAAAGCGTATAAGCAATTCCCTGTGCATCCAGTTCCTTGCGCAGATTTTCCAGATTAACTACTCGGATCGGGCAAATGTCAATCTTATGTACGGCTGCTCCATTGGTTTCCTGATAATCAAATAGGGCAATGGTCTGCGTATTTTCATTGATACCAATTTCAGGCTCTTCCAGTCCACGATAAGTTCTTGCAAGGTTGATAATCTCATTGATCCAGTTCATATGATCCTCCATTACAGTTCTACACAAGCAATCGTTGCGTCATTGTCGGCAAAATACTCATTGATATATTTCACCATCAGTTTTTCCATATGTTCAGCCTTCGTTACATGGTCTGCCTGTTCATAATCACATTCCAGATTATAAACTTTCAAATCACCGCCGCCCCAATAACCGATTGCAAGGCAATTCGGGAGATAGCCATCAAAAAGCTGCATCAGCTTAATTCCAAACCAGTCTGTCGGCTCGTAACCGCTGGCGATGCTCTCTGCATCATCAAAAGTAAAGTCATAAGACTTCTTTTTTCCATAGGTCAGTTTATGTGCAAGTTCCTCAGCCGTAAGAAACACATATTTCTTGTTTCGTTTCATTGTTTTCCTCCGTCAGCGAAGATTATTGAAATAATCCAGCAAGTGTTTTACATCGTCCCTCTGGTCAACTGTGTACTGTCTGTTTGCTCTGATTGGCATTACCACACCATAGCAGTCAGCGCAAATCATGATAATAGGATCGGAATAAGATTTTCCACCAGTGATAAATGTAGGATCAAAAATCTCTGCATAAGCTGCGTCTGCCAGCTTGACGGAATATTCCTGATTTCGATCTCGGAACATAGTCAGCGTCTTTTTCTTTCCAGCGGAAGAGTCCCAATAAGGGAATTGGATACCTGTTGCGCTGTATGTAAACATATCTTCTGGCTTATACTTTCGCATGATCTGTTCCATCTGCTGTTTCAATCCAGCTTTTTCCGTCAGTTCAATGCCACGCTTTGCCATATCAGCCAGAACGGTCAAATCATCGGTCTGGATTCCAACATATCCACGCTTATCGCAGAGATAAACGGTTTCTCCATCCTGCTCATAGCAGACTTCCTTATGGGATACCTTCAGCAATTTTCCAAGGTCAAACGCTCTCTTTGCCATGATTTATTCCTCCAATTCAAAACCATAATGACAAAATCCTGTTACATCTGAAATATAATCGGAGATTTCGTCCTCATCATCCATTCCATCAGGAATGTCAATCTCTGTGGGAAGTTCCTTTAACAATTCCTGATCTCTGTCTGTATCCCACTGGATATTTACTGCTTTCATTTTTTCCATCCTCCTTAATGTTTATAATAATAGACAATTTCTGCTTTTGTGTTCATATTTATTGACATTATCAAACTGTCCGCTTGACTGTTCCGTATGGTCAAAAGTTTTACTTCCAGCTTAAAATCATATCGACTTTATTTTCTTCTGCTGTCTTTTTCAAACTGTTCATAATTCCATCCAACTTATTCTCATAAGCCTTCGGAATTTTTACTTCTATAATTGGAAATGTCCATGTATCTTTGTACCTTTCCATTACGCCGCCTCCGCATTGACTTTTGCAATCAATTCATTCATGCAATCAAAAAACTTCTGAGAACACTGTGCGCCTTTCGCTCTGTAATACTGAAGATGCTCACATTTTCCATCCTCAATCTTTACACTTACCAGCTTTTCATTGATCCAGCCCTGTGTTCTAATAGGAACATTCACACCATATTTCCGCATGAGATAATTGATAATAGAATAGCTACCATAATCATATCGGCTCTCATAAAAGGTAACAGTATCATTGTCCAGCTTGCCGCCATTTCTCAGGATTTCCATTGCCTTGTTTACGGTCTGTTCCGCTTTCGTATTCTGTTCTGTAATAAATGCCTGATCCTCCGCTTCACGCTGCGCCTTCTGTTCCATGCGTTTCTTATACTGATTTTCCGCATAAGTCTTTCTGGACTCCCACATCTGATTTTCCAGTTCTGGCGCAACGTGCTTGATAAACTCAATTTCTGTAAATCTGAAATGATCCTGCTTTTCAAGTCTGGTTTTAATAGCTGCCATGTAGTTTTCCAAACTGTCCATGCCCTTGCGTCTGATCTGTTCCATGACTTCTTCAATCAAATATTCCGTTCTCACGCTGCCGATCCAAATACCAACAGCGATTCCATCATAAATAGCGTAAACATCACAATGAGCATTATATTCTTCTTTGATGGTTTCTCCACGATAAATGCTGCCCGTGACAAGCTGCATAGGCTTGTTCTTATAAAGGGCTTTCGTCTGATCTGCATTATATGTAACGACTCTGAAGGTTTCAAAAGGTGTAGTCAGATTTTCCATTTTCATGTTTTCAAACATTTTAATTTCCCTGTCCTTTCTCCGATTTTCCAACCGATTTATTTATGCTGGATAAGCAGCAATCACTTTATCATTCTGAATATCATCGTAATAAAAATGGTTTTTCTTCATGCGGCTCTCCCTGATACCTTTCATCCGCTTCGGATAACTTGCAGTATTCCAATTTCCGTTCATGTACTGCTGAATATAATTGATCAATGCTTGCTTTGGATCAACACTGTACTCAGCTACCTTAGTGATTTTTCCGTTGCTGTCACACTCATAAATCATGCTTGCCATTTTAATTTTCCTTTCTTCAGTTCAGCATCTGATACAGATTTTCCATTCCCATTAAAACCTTGTCGCAATCCTCTTTGCATCGTTCATGACACATAATGAATTGCTCCATGTCCAGCTTTTCCAAAATGTCCATATATCCGTGATACTTGCCCATGTTGTGTGCTGAATTAATAAAATGTGTTATGTTTTTCCGCTTGTTTTCTCCAAGAGAATTGATTTCCTTTACAGCGGAATTAACGCATTCCATACACTTTATAACCAGTGTTCCAATCTGATTCTCTTTCATGTTTACATTCTCCTATTAAACATACTGTACATACCAGCCACAAGGAAGCTGCCAAATACTTTTTCCAATCTGCTCTTTACACTGTTCCTCTGTTAGTCCATCCGAACATTCATTCTCACTCTGCAATAGCTTTTCCCATGTCTGGAATGTAAAGAAACCCATATCGTACATCATAAGATAATCCGTTACATCATTTAATGGATTTTTTGATAAACTCACAAGCAAATTCATCAATTCTTCCGTTGCCTGTAAATTATTCCGATATATAATATTTGGCATACTCTGTGATACATCATAAATCAACTGCTTATCCATTTTATACCTCTCTTTCATTTCTTGTTATGCTCCTTCCTGAATCCTCTGTACGGCTCTCGAAAACTGTG